GGGACACACATTTCGAAACTCTGACGCTAGAGCATTGTGTCGTCCTCTTAGTGTTGCGTCAATCGTCTCCCAATCAGCAGGAAGACTCATGATTTCATCGTAGATACCATTCATAGAATTGTAATCCACGATGCGTCCTTTGGTAGCAATTTGCACGCCGAAATCCAGGATGCGGAATGAATGGAAGATGCTCTTCTTAGCGATGCGTTCGTTATAATCCGCTTCAATGATCAGCTTCTTCTTCGCCTTCACCCAAGAGTTTGAGGCAACACGTGAGAACTCCTCACGAAGCTTTGCTTTGTTGAGCGTAAAGCCGAATTTCATAGTGTTCATTCTATGGACCATATGCAGCGAATTATTGATTTGCTTATCCTTAGGAAGGTAAAAGCATTCCAACGCATACACTCGATGATCGTTCAAAGCATCCACCCATTGTGAATGGCTCCACACATGAAGATCAAGCCCAGTTGCGGCAAGTTCATTGCGCCAATCTTCTCGCTTAAAGTCTTTATCTGCGAGGATGATTTGAAAATCGTGATCGGAGTTTTCTGTTGTTGTACCGTAGACTCGGGACCCGTACGGATACAAGGTTGAGCCATTTGGCAGAGCATCAAGTAGTTGTTCAATCATCATAGTTTTGTAAAGGTGGCGATTGCGTCGAGGTTGACGATAAAGCTTTCTCCGGAAGTGCCATTATGTTCGATGATGCTTACCATATCAACGCCTTTTGCCAGGTATTCAAGTCGAAGCTTTTTATAATTCTTGGCTTGATCATCCCACTCCAACAGAGCATTTTCTCGTTCATAGATTGAGACCATGTTCGACAGAGTAAGGTCCTCTACAACTGCATCTTCTTTGAGCACTATTTCGTATACGTACTTTCCAATGCGCTCGGCAAAGTCGCGCATTGGAGTAACGTAATAGCCAACCACCGCTTTTGCTGCTACATCACTATCTTCTGTTGCTGACTGTATGACTTCAATCGATGGGAAATCGTAATCGGCATTACTGCCATGGTAGTACTTCATAGCTGCTGACGCGCCTTTCGATTTCCTCTAGTAGTTCCATCAACGTCTTGCGACCATAGATCACTTCGAAGTCGACGCTGTTGCATTCGTCCTCACTGATCAAATGATCTTGCAAAATGCTATACGCAATTTGGTGTGCCGATCGCTCACCTTTGCGCGGCTCATCATCTGTTGAGAACCATGACGGCTGGGGCAAGCTTTCACGTACCTTTGCAATGGTGTCTTGAACTTCCAAATCACCAGCAATGCCATCGCTTAGCACACCAAGCACTTCATGTACGTCATCGATCGTGTCTTGCGATATTTCAATCATATGCCCATCTCTCCGGCCAGTAGTTTCATTTGTTCGACGATCTTTGGATTGGCATCGAACTTCTCAGCCCAATAGCTGTAGTTGATCAATGACATCAATTCGTCTTTGTCGAGTGGCTCTAGCGCCGTCAGGAACGTTTTGAATCGTCTGGAGCAAAGCAATAGCCATGGGCTCAACAAACGTTGCCTGATGAGCTGCATCACTTCCCTGTGAGTAATCAGGCCAAACACGTCACCAACCGTCATCTCAGCAGCATCGGCCATCTTGTAAAGCGTATCGATAGTGATGGCTGCTTGGTCCAGCGGGTCGGACGTTCGGTCGATCCATTCCAGATACAGCGAGTAGCATTCATCGCGGCACCACAGCATAGGCGACAAGTTCCTCGACACCATCAGCTTGATGAAGTTCTCCATTGATGGTAGCTTAACCTTCCAGCACCATTCAACAAATTTGACCATCGTGTTGAAGTACCGCGAAGTCGAGAACGTTTCGATTGGTGGGACCTTACGGTTCATTGCCCGCATCCAAGATGCATAGGCAGCATAAGCTGCTTGGCCGGACGTGGTACCGATGTCTTCCGCACGCTTCATCTCGGCGCAACGGTGTTTCATGAAGGAGCCTTCGCGTACGAAGTTCTTCAAACAGAACTTGCATTCATATGCCATGGATTATTTTCTTTCGTTTGGCTGGTGACAGAAGATGCAGCAGTCGTCAGTCTCCCAATCACCTTCGTAGTCGGATGATAGGTAAGCAATGCCGCCATTGTTGAGTTTGACGATTGGCTCCATGCCGGGCGCACTTCGTTCCGAGTAGTAATGGCAAGCGTGATCTGGACTTACTGGACAGTGCCATCCGAAATCTTCACCGCAAATCTCACACCAAGCGGAGTATTCGACCTCATACGCGATTGCATGAGGACACTTCTCGAGTTCAGTGTCAAGCTGTTGCTGAAGAGCGCCGATTGCAGTTTGGATCGCAGCAATGCCCTTTTTGAACTGCCATTGGGTTTCATCCAACGGTGGAGTGACGACCTTACGCTTTGGAGGGCGATATTTCTTGACCATTACTTCAAATCCTTCTTGAGCTTAGCCAGTTCTTCTTTTTGGAAACCAAGCTCTTCAGCCATCGCGAGGATGTCTTCGCTGCCGAGAAGCGGCATCACCGACTTTGCTTCACGAACGCCATAGTCGCAGTATTGCATGACGATGTCTAGGCCTTTGTTCTTCTTATTGGCAGCAGTCTTGGCGGCCATCCAATTGTAGCGGCGTGGAGTGCCGGAGCTTGCGGCGCATTGAAGTTTGTACAGCAGTTCCTTGTGCTCGCCGATGTTGAACACGAAACGATTGACCAGCTCATTCAAGTAAATGATTTGGCGTTCATCGTTAGTGCCAGACATCCAACGCATGGACACAAGTGGACTGTATGCCTTGCGCTGTTCATCGGTAAGCTTGCTGTAGAACATCGTGTCCTTCTTGTCGATTTGGCCGAGCAAGTGGAAGATGTCTAGTGCGAATTCTTTAGCCATTGTTCTTCTTGTATTTGTCGTATTGTTCGATTGCCCACACGATTGCGTAGCAGTTCCAGATGTAGTGGAAGGTGTACCGCTTCATCCGGTACTCGAAGATGTCGGTGAATTCAAAGTCTTCGTAGTTGAAGTCGTAGAGGCCAGTCAAGGCACGGTGTTCATCACCGGCATCGATGTAGTCCAGGATTTCTCGCTTAATCTCACCCCAGATTTCGTTGCCTTCCATGTCCTCTTCTTTGGTGAGGCCATTCTCTTCGAGCCATTCATTGTAATACTGCTCGATGACTTCACGCGTTCGATCGCCGTCGAATTCTTCGTAACCTTCACGACCGGCCGACGTCAACTTCTCAGCCCAATAGCCAGGATTAATGAAGCCGCCTTCATGTCGGAAGAACTCGAACATATCAGTGAGACGATTGAATGAGTATGCACCCATATCGCCGCTGATGATCAGATTGCCTGGCCATGTGATGATGTCGAAGTAATAGTCGGATGAGCCTGGACGCGAGAGACGAATATGACGGTGAACATCATCATCACGAATGACAGTCAGTTGATGTTCAGCCACATCGCGAAGTACACGTTCATAGGTGCATTGTTCGCGTGACATAGATTACAGCTTCACCAGTTTGTAGCACAGCGCGGCGAAGTTGATCTCGGGATCAGCCATGACCGCATGGCGGTACAGATAGTCGGCGATCAGGACGATTGCTGCTTCGTTGCTGTCTGCATCGAAGCCTTTGCACTTGTGGATGTTTTCGTACATGAAGCGGTATACTTCTTCGTACTCTTCGCGACCAACGTTCTCGCAGACCAGCTTGCGAATGCCTCGGATGTCGCCGGCTTCCAGCATATCGAGAATTTGGAACTTGTAGTCAGAGCCGTTGACCGATTCTGGTTCAGTCAGCTTGCCGCCTTCCGAATTGTCTTGCACCGCATTGATCAGCGCGCGAATGTCTGGGTACGATGCGGCAATGTACTTCTCGAGCAGTTCAGGTTCAAAGTCGACGCCTTCGGTGACGAGGATCGTGGCGACCAGGACTGCGGTGTCTTCGAACGAAGGCGCTTTGAACTCGTAGTGAGTCATACGCGACTTCAGCGCGGGGATGATCTTGTTTGCGTAGTTGCAGGTGCCGATAAAGCGGACATAGTCCGAGTAGTCTTCCATGATCACGCGCAGTGCAGCTTGTGCAGCATGGGACAGGCCATCCATCTCTTCGAGCTGAACGACTTTGAACTTGCTTGTCGCGAAGGTCTGAACGAAGTTCGAAATCTTTTCACGCATGGTGTCGACGCTGTTTTCTTTCGAAGCGTTGATACGCATGACATCCATCTTTTCAATGTTGAAGTCATTGACCAACGCGTTCGAGATAGTCGATTTACCCGAACCTTGCACACCAGACAAAAGCAGATGCGGGAACTCACCATCGCTTAGGTACTTCATGAACTTGCGCTTTTGAGTTTCGTTTTGGAAGACGACTTCGGACAGCGATTTAGGAGCGTGCTTGCGCACCCACAATTGTTTGATCTTAGACATAGGTGTGTAAAGTAAGGAGTGAAAAGTGAGGGTGTTACTTGAGGGTGGAGAGGATGGTGTCGACGGTGGTTACCGTACGACCAATCAGCGTGACTGATTTGATTTGCATTTTACCGTTGTATCTGCCTTCCTTGGAGAATTCAACAGCACGGTCTTTGATGGCTTCCAGCATTTGCTGCGTTACTTCACAGTCAAAGAACATAGCAACATCGTTGTAGCCAGTGTTCTTGCCTAGGTTCCAGATCGAACATGGACGGTGGCAGCCACGATCATCCGGTTGTTGTGACAAGGCGTCTTCAAATAACGCTTGGATTTCTTCGGAAGTTTCTTCACGGAAGAGCTCGGCTTGGTCGTCGCCAACTCCGCATTCACCATAAGAGCCGGTGCAATACGCAGTCATATCGCGTTCAAAACTGCCTGCATACATGTTAGTGGATACGACCACAATGTATGGTACATCTACGTTAGTATTTGCCATTTGGATTATTATTTTTGTTTTGTAGAAGCGTAGCACAACTTCGAGTTGAAATTGTACTACGCCAGTTTGGAGGAATTACGATTTTGCAGCGTAGGTTTCCAGCACTGTCGGGTTGACAAATACTGGGCCTACGTATTGAACGCCTGAACCTTTGACGGAGTCTAGGTTTGGATTGTCCAGGGTGGACGGGGCGTATTGAACTTCAGGCTCGGTAGGAACGGCGTCAGGGACGTTTTCGGCGACTGGCTGATGATCTTCAGCTTCCTCGTCTTCTGGCTCGTCTGAGTGTTCCCTTTGAGGATCATTCGCAAAGATTCGATCTAATGCGCGATCAAGACGAATACGTTCTTCATCGGTCAGTGGACCTTCTTTGTCAGCAAGGATTTCACGAAGCACTTCTTCGAGATGTGGTTCTTCTTCCTTAGCAGCAAGTTCATTGCGAATTGGATCGAGAGCTTGCTTGAGTAGTTCCATTCCTTCTTCAAGCGGCATCGGAGTTGGTTCGCCAATGTGAAGAACTTCAACGTCTGTCGTGAAGGTCGGTTCTGGCTCTGTCTCATAAGGAGCAAGTGCAGCATCCAGTTCAGCGATCTTCTCTTCGGTCCATGGTTGATCCATGCCTTCGAATGGCGAGGTCAGAACGAGTGGTTCGCCATCTAGTGCTTTGGCTAGCTTCTCGGTGCTCTCATGAACTTCTTCCTCATAGCGTTCGGTTGGGCGTTCTTCAGTCGGTGCGACTAGCGGAAAAGGATACGGGGTCGTATCTTCCTCTTCGACTACCGGAACATATTCTGGAACGATGATCGGAGGTTCTTCGATTGCTGGCTCTTCAACAACAACTTCAGCATTGATCTTCTCCGCAACAGGCTCAACTATAGCAAGCGTCGATTTCGGCACTTGGGTCATGTCGATCGTGATGTTTGGAAGGCGCTTAACAGGATAGATGATCGTTGCTTGATCTTCTACCTCAGGAAGCTTTTCAAGAATCGAAGGAGCTGGCTCGGGTTCAGGTTCGTCTACGACTTCAGGATCAAGGACTTCATCCACGATGGGTTGATCGATCACGTCCTTCTCGTCGATGACGATTGGCTCTGGCTTCTTCTCCTCTTTCTCCTCTTTACGGAATCGTAGCAAGGTATTTGCTGTGATCAAGAAGACGATCGCCATAGGGTCGAACACGAAGATGATCATCACAATGATGATACCGACGGCTTGACCTGGAGTGATGCCAGCAATTTCAGCAAGGTACATGATGGCACCGACTTCGGTATGCGCTTGTACTTTGGTGGTTTGGAGTTTTGGTAGTTCAGCTTCGATTGCAATCAAGCGGGTATTGATGTGATCAGTTTCTGGTTTGAAGCTGGTCATCAAGCGTTGACGACTGCGAACTTGGTTTGGTGGTAGCTGCGAAATCTGAGTATCGATTTCCTTCTTGCGAGCAAGTAGGCGTTCTTGTTCAGATTTTAGGCTCACTAGCGCAATGTCATTGCCTTGAGTTGGTAGCATGGCCTTTTGGAACGAATTCGAAAGGTAACCAGCGACACCAGCCGAGGTGATGATTGAAAGGACTAGAGTGGAAGCAACAAGGTAGGTACGAACTGTTTTAGTCAGTCGAGGCCACGATTTTGCAAGGGTGTTTACTGAGATGATTTTGCAGAAGTCTAGAACTACGGCCATTGTCAGAATGATGGGATCGGCAGCGAATGTCGCTGCCAAGCCAATGACTGAAATGTAAGTTCCAATACCTTCTAGCGAGAGTGCTGCTAAGAAAAGTAAAAGAATTAAAGTCATGAAAAATCCAGGTTAGAAAGAAATGTCTGGCGCCTCTGAAGTAACAACCATCACTTTGTCCGAATCGGTCTTCCATGCTTTGACACCTTCGACTTCAAAGCCGGGCGTCCACATGAGGGGTTCGATTAGGATGTAATCACCAACTTTGATGTCGTTGGCAGGAACTTGAGGACCAGTGAGTAGAACCACGCCCCACTTTGGGGTACGGTTGTGGTCAAGGTTTTGTTGAGTCAGAATGATGGAACCGCCTGAGCTCGGGATAAAGCCGTCTTGAGTTACGCGGTCAAGAAATGCGAATAGAATGTTCTTGCCTAGTGGTTTAAGCTTCATTGATATTTCCTATGTATTATGGTTATGGATAGTCTCGGACGCTATGCCGAGACTATGGGTGGGATGGTGTTACTCGTCGAGGTTTGGGTTCTCGAACTCATCATCGCCGTCACCTTCGCCGGAGATGCTGATTGGATTTAGGATGGTGTCCTTCATTGGACGACCAGCTTCTTTGTTGTCGATGTATTCGCGACGAGCGGACACTTCAACTGGTGGTGGTGCGCTAGCTAGCTGCTGACGGATTGCGATTAGATCGAAGTCGACGATTTCGCCGCGAGCACTGCGTGCAATTTTACCCATACGTTTTTTCTCCTATTATTATTTTTGGAATTTGCTGACTGGCCGCCAACAAACAGATTATTTATAGTTGGCTTTCGATTTTACTTAAAAAACTCTTCCAGTGGGATGTCGTACTTCACCGGATCAACTGAATGAACCTCAAGGAGATAGAGGATGTAAGATGCACAGCTCGAACCTCGGCCTACGCCCCAGACGACATTATTCTTTTTGAAGGTGTCGACAACGTAGATCAGTACTCGCAGAACGTCCAGGAGCCCACGAGAGGTGTACTCATATAATTCTCTGGCTATCCTTTCAGTCCTAGCGTTTGTGTCCTTCTCGGACTTCCTAGGTTGTTTTTTCCAAAAGGCAGCCCAGACTCGTTCTTCAACGTTCAATGCCAAATATTCAGGTGGGATGTTCCAGTCGAAGGAAATCTTCTCAGCGTCGATTTCTTCTTTGGTGGTGATCTTGTCTTTAGCTAGCCGATTGTAGCGTACAAGGTCTGGAGTGAGTTCGGATACTGCGATGCGGGAGGGAGGGATGTTTTTGAGGAATAGACCCTCGATGTTCTGAGGGTCCACTTCAATCACACCGTCGAACCAAAGCGTATAATCGCTAAGGTCCGTCTTGAATTGTGACATTTAGATCATGCGGCTTTCTCGACCTGTTCGTTGTTGACTGCTACCGCCTTCTCGGTCGGGAGGATGGCGGACTTGGCGAGCATCGCGCTCGTGTCGACCGTACCTTCAGCTGCGCAGGCCAGGATAGCCAGCTTGTACATGATCATGTTCGGGATCGACTGGAACGGATGCTCCAGGGTGAAGCGCATGCTCCACTTGCCCGTATTCAGGAAGTCCACGTACGCCGTCCGGTGTTCCTTGTTGTTCGAATCGAACTGGACGGTTGGCGGCAGTTGCAGTACGGAAGCTTGAGTGCTCATGTATTGTTCCTATAAAAGTTATGATGGAGTAATGACATCATAACTATATTTCCACTAGTTGTAAACTGGAAATTTCACCGGAACGTGAGAGACTTCGACGCCAGAATTGCGGAGCAATTCTAGCCCATCAGTGATGCGGTATTCCTCGGCATACACGACTCGTGCGATTTCATGTTGAAGAATCATCTTCGCGCAATCAATACATGGCGACAAGGTTATGTACAGAGTCGCCCCAACGGAGGATGAAGTCGACTTACCGATCTTAGCTAGGAGATTTGATTCAGCGTGAAGTACGAGGGGATTGGTGTTGCCATCAGGAAGCTCACAAGTGTTTGGGTAACCTTTAGGCATTCCATTGTAGCCATCAGCGATAATCTGGCCATCTTTAACAGCCAGTGCACCGACTTTTTTGCGTACGCAGTGTGAGCGATCATGTGCCCACAAATGCGCCATACGAAGGTAGGTTTCGTCTAGGGAGAGGCGTTTGAATTCCATATTATTCTTCTTGGGCAGCGTGTACGTAATTATACCGCAGTCCAAGAAGAATCAGTTGAAATTACTCGAGGTAGTCTGCGAGGTTTTCTTGGATGTGTTCCTTGTACGCAGCTTCCACCGCGGTAAGGATACGCATGTCAGCGGCATCGCCTTTGCCGTTACGCTCTGGATCACAACTGACGCGTTGACCATTGACTTCCATACTGAAGTTCTTGATGGCGCCTTCGGATGAATAGCCCGTGCTATATTCCCAAGTCAGTTCGATGGTATCGTCATTATCGAGTTCGATGGTTAGGTCGCCGCCATCTACATCGTCAGTACCTTCGACGGACTTCGCTGAAAATTTTACTTCTTTCTTGACTTCAACTTTGCCAGCGAAATCTTTCTTCAGCATGTCGAGGACATGGTTCTCGTAGCCGAATTCTTCAGAGTCATCAGACTCTTTCAACTTGTCATTGCTATTCAGGATTGATGCTAGTTTCATGTTTATTCCTTATTTCGTGGTTGCCCAGATTTTGGTGAACTTCTCGTCGAACTCGGCTGTTACATGGATTATATCATGACCTAGTTCTTCAGCTAATTTGTCATACATGTCGCCATCGTCATCATCAAGGTCCTTCTCAGCTTGCTTGAGGATTGAGCGGGTAGCAACGATAGTCTCGCGGGTATGCTCATAGGTAAAGGTGACTTGGTGATGTGACTTAGAATCATTGATCGACTTCTCGTAGAGCTCATAATTCATAGTCAAGTCTGCGCCATTTGATAGCTTGACCGGTAGTGAGAATTTCTCAGGGAAACCTTCACCATGAACCTTATCGGCTAGTTGATTTAGCATTGCTTTGTCTTTAAGCATGCTAGCCTCAAATGCCTTTGATAGGGCAATCGTAGCTTCTTCGTTAATTTGTTTTTTTGCGAAAACGGTTAGTTTCATATTTACCTCTGTATGATTGTATCAACTATTTATTAGGCTTTAGTTAGCGTAAAGCGAATCGATTTGCCGCTATCGTTTGTTGAATATTTGTAGCTTGGGATATTGAAGCGTTTGATCATTCGTTCGTAGACTCTAGCACGATTGTCCTTGTCGCCTTCCTTATCAGCAGTGAAGTACATTTTCTCCGGTTGATAACGCTCAACAAATTCAAGCATTGAGTCTTTGACCATCGCGAGAACTTCTGGAGCTGCGCCACTGCCGGTTAGACCGTAAGCAGTCTTTGCGCCTTTCTTCTCACCAAAAGAAATCTCCCATTCGCCATCCATCTCTTCGATTGCAGCGAAGTCGATAATGCGACCGCCGATTTCTGCTTGTGTATGGAATACGCCGCCACGTGCTTTGACGACTTCATAGTCAACTTTGCTGTTCATTATTTCATTCAGTTTCATTAATCATCATCCTCTTCTTTTTCAATTACGAATAGTGTTGAGCCATCGTGGACTCCATCCACTCTTCTAAACGTATAGCCCGGAGCCTTGAATTTTTTCAGCAAGGCGTCATACACGCGGATGCGTGCTTGCTTATCTTTGCCACCATCTTGCTTAGCGTTGAAGTAAATCTGGTCTGGGCGATATTTGTCGATGAATTCCAGCAAGCTATCTTTGACCATTGAGAATACTTCTAGTTCACCACCAGACCCAGTAGTGTCATAGCTTCCGGAATCGTTTTCATCCTTTGCTTCAAGGAATGTGCAGCGCCATTCGGTTTTACGGAGGCCGCTATCCCGTTTGATACATGCAAAGTCGATGAGGCGACCATTGATCGTCGCTTTGGTTTGAAAAGCATTTTCATTTTCAACCGTGACTTTGTACTGGACCTTGCGATTTAGAATTTCATTCAGTTTCATCGTCGTAATAGTCCTTGTATCCGTTGCGAACCAATTTGAAATCCGCAGCCACTTTGCTATCCTGCTTGATCAGCTTGTAGCCGTCGATCTTGAAGCGGTTCAATAGGCGGGTGTAGAGGTCGGCACGATTTGACTTGCCTGTCTTTTTCGATGCGGTGAATGTGACTTGGTCTGGCTTATAACGACCAATGAATTCTTCCATTGATGCTTTGACCATTGAGAACACTTCGAGTTCATTGCCGGAACCAGATACGTCGAAGGTGCCTAGCTCGTCCTTCTCGCTGAACTCTTCAAATTGAACAGTCCACTGATTTTCGGCTTTGTCGTACGTTGCTTCGAATACGATGGTGCGGCCACCGATCTTTGCACCAGTCGCGAACTTGTAAAGCTCTTTCTCAACGACATGGTATTTGACCTTACGGTCTAGTAGCTCATTTAATTTCATTATGGTATCCTTAATGCAAAACAGCTCCCGAAGGAGCTGTTCGTTTGGGTCTGATTATTTATCAGTAGCCGCCTGCATATGAACCAATCATGCTGTTCTTCGAGTACGACACCGTATTGGTCTCGAAGAAGTTTTCGATCATGTTCGACGAGGTCACCCACTCCAACCATTCGAAAGGATTCTCGACGTTGAACTGTGGTTTGAAGCCCATCTGAGTCATGCGGTAGTCGCAAACTGCACGGACGTATTGCTTGACTTGATCTTTGGTGATCTGGTTCTCACCTTCACCGGACGATGCTTTCAACATGAACGCACGGTCGATGAACTTGTCTTCCATTGCGATCAAGACACGAGCCATTTCATAGGCTTCCTTCTTGAATTCGTCAGTGACGATGCGTGGATGTTCTTCAACGAACTGACGGAACAGAGTGGAGTTACCACGAACGTGGATCGACTCATCTTTGATCGACCAGAGGTTGATGTCGGACATACCCATCATCTTGCCGCTGCGGCTGAAGTTCAACAGCATCGCAAACATGCCGAATAGCGAGACGCCTTCCAATAGGCATTGCTTGACTAGTGATAGCGCCAGGTCATGGTAGCTCTTGTTCGACATTTGAAGCATGTAGTCATACTTCTCCTTCATTTCCTCGTATTCAAGGAACTCTTCATAGAAGCCTTCGCCAAAGCCAAGAGTGTCGGACAATAGTGCGTAAGCACGTTGGTGGACGCCTTCACGACCAGCGAATGACGTAAGCATGTTACGGGTTTCGTTGTTCTTGAATGCCGGGATGAAGATTTCGTGGTATTCACGAGCGACAGCAACGTCGGACTGAGTGAAGAAGCGAAGGATCGAGTTGATGAAGTACTTCTCATCGTCGGTGATGATGCCGGTCTTCCATTGTTCCACGTCTTGCTGGAGCTTTGCTTCACCTTCGTGCCAGTGAGCTTCTTCATGGATTTTGGTGATTTCGACGAACTCGGCGTATTTCGGTAGGTATGTTTTTGAGTATTCTACTAGTGACATTTATTATTTCCTATTGTGATCTTCGTAAGGGTCCGACCTCATGATCGGACCCATTATGCTTTAGCCTTCGCAGGATACGCAAGCAACTCCACCGTCTTCGGTTGGCGTCTCTTTCCAGTCGGCTAGCGACTTACGAATGACTGCCTTCACGGTATCAGCTTTGGTTGCGGCACCAGTACGGAAGTAGTACAGTGACTTTACCTTACGTTCACGCATCGCTTTCAGGTGGACTGAATTGATGTAAGCACGGTCGGTGCCTGGCATGAAGAATAGGTTGCACGATTGTGCTTGGCAAATGTACGGCTGACGATCACCGGCGTGTTGAACAATCCAGTGCTGGTCGATTTCCCATGCGGTACGGAACACGATCTTGGTTGCTTCATCTAGGAAATCTAGATGTTGAACCGAACCGTTGGTGTTCGTGATCGACTTCCACACTTCTTCCGTGTTCTTACCTAGTGCTTCCAGCTTGCGTTCTAGGTAACGGTTCTTCATCAAGAAGATACCAGCACGAGTTTTCTGTGGGTATGCATTCGAAGCGATCGGCTCCATCGCTGACGAAGTGTTGCAAAGGATCGAGCTGTTTGAGTTTGGAGCCAATGCAAACAGGTGTGAGTTACGACGACCAGTACCGACCATGTCTGGTGCTTCACCGCGTTCGGTGCCTAGACGTAGGGATTCAGCGATACCTTTTGCTTGCATGTCCGCGAAGATGCGGTGGTTCCATTGTACTGCAGAGTTGAAGCCACCTGATTCGAACGCGATATCTTTCGACATCAGGAAGTTGTGCCAACCCATTGCGCCGATACCGATAGCACGTTCACGCATCGCGGAGTACTTGGTACGTGACACTTCGTCGCTTGCCCAGTCGATGTACCACTGGATGACGTTGTCGATGAAACGAACTAGGTTTGCCACCAGATTGGTGTTCTTCCATTGCTCGTAGTACTCGAGGTTCACCGATGATAGAGCGCAAACTGCTGAACGGTTTTCGTCGGTAGCCAGAGTGATCTCGGAGCAGAGGTTTGAACCGCGATTGACCAGACCGAGTTTCTTCTGCGATTCAGGTAGCATGCGGTTTGCTACGTCGATGAAGTATAGGTAAGGTTCACCGGTTAGTTCGCGAACTTCTAGAAGTTGTTCCCATAGCACTCGTGCTTTCAGGGTTTCTTTGACTTCACCGGTGTGTGGGCATTTCAGTTCCCAATCAGCATCAGCATCGACTGCATCAGCAAATGCGTCGGTTAGGTTGACTGCGTTGTGAACGCCGGCACGGTTGTTGATCTTACGAGCCGGGTCACCACCAGACGTCTTACGCATATTGACAAACTCGACCACGTCTGGGTGGGAGATGTCCATGTAAATACCGCAAGAACCACGACGAGTTTTACCTTGGCGGTAGTAACCCATGATGCCGTCGACGGTCTTGAAATAAGGAATAGGGCCAGGAGCTTTGTCTGACACTGCACGGATGTTGTTGTGTAGCGAAGTACCACCACCAGCAACCGATAGACGTGAGATTTCGACTGATGCTGAAATCTGACCTTCAATGGTATCGGGCAGGAACGTCAGGAAGCACGCGATTGGCATGGCTTTAGGTTTCTTACCCTTCCATGCTTTACGACGCTGTTCGCCGTTCTCGGGCGCCCAGAATGCCTTGCTGTTGTAATCGACTGATGGGTCCCACGTACCAACTGGTGCGTTCGATAGGACAGGCGACGAGTAGAAGAACCAATGCTGTGATGCAGCATCGTAAATGTCTTGTGCTAGCTGTAGGTCGCCATATGAGAAGGTAATCGCAGCTTGTGCAATCGCCTTTTGTACTCCGTCTTTTCCGTTTGAGTAGTACTTTGACATTAGCTCTTTACCCGGCACGGAGAACATATCGTCTCTGCTTAGGTCGAGCTTGATGCCATTGTACTCTACAATGTTACTTGTATCAGTCATCAATATTCCTATATTATTCTTGTTGTCTTTTTGCAGAGTGCCCGAAGCCACGGGCACTACACATTCTAAATTTTTACTTTACGCCCAGAAACTTACGCATGTCGTCGTTACGAGCTTTCCAGCCTTTGGCGAAACGTGCTTGAGATGGGTCAGCTTTCACGATCGCGTTGTATCGTGCTTGCTTTAGGTCGAGGTATTTGGTGCACAGTTCGGAGATGTTTTTGGTTGAGATTGCAGCCAAGGTCTTAGGACCAATTGCGCCGTCTGCAACAACACCGAGTGCAGTTTGTAGAAGTTTCGCTGCTGCTCCGGGACCCATGTTAACTGCGGTATCGAAGTGTAGCAAACTCAGAGGTGAAGCTATTTTATCACACTTGGCTGCTAGCCAATAGCGATCGAAATAGATTTTTTGAGCTTGAGCTAGAGTCAAAGTGGCCACGCAAATATCCGGATTCGCCTTTTGAGCAATACCAAATTTTGTTTCTCCGCCTCGGTCTAGAGGGTCATTTACATAGCCGCATGCCAGCTTATTCGCTTTAGTCTTATAGACTCCATTTTGGACATTAACGTCGCTTGGATTAAACGACGGACCAACTTCGTATTTCATTGCGTGGTTAAAAGCTTTGACAAATTCGTCATACATAATCTTCTCCTGATTGATTCACTTCCGTCTTCTATTTATAGACGGAAGTGAACAGGAGTTGATTAGTACATCAATTCAGCAGCGCTCATGTCCTTAATGTATTTCGAATAAAGGTCGTGTGGACCAATCATTACGGTCAGAATATTTTCTACTTCATCGTGACGACTTTCTGGACCAATCGGGTGGCAGAGCATCGTGCCTTTTGCAACCATTGGATGGAAGCAAGAGAAGTTTGGGTGTAGATCGACAACACTGATTTCAGCATGTCGTACTTTAGAATCGTACGACGAGAATAGCAATGCGCGATGGCTACCGGTTGAACAGTTTGAAACCGGGACGGTATCAAGTACCATGGTCTCTTGATCGACAACAAGAATGTTCCATGAAGCGGGAACCACGAATTTGAAACCTTCGACCATGACTTCAATTGAAGGGCCACGTGTTTCTTCGATATACGGGATATTCGAGAGTTTGAAGTCCTTCATTGTCCCAGATAACACCCAGTGATGTCGAGTCACAAGAGGAGTATCAAGCGAGTCGATGATCAGTGGTTTGTTGTAATCTGTGAAAATTAGCATTTAGAATCCTAGGGTGCGTGCCAAATCTGCTGGCATGTCTTTAGTAACAACAGGTTTGCCGAAGCGGCGTTGTTGCATAAAGAAGTTGACTTCAACATCGACGTAGCTTTGTGAAGTAGGGTCAACGATCGCGGAGCCGACAAACAATACACCATCGATCGAAAAATGCATGGCGACAGTTAGTTTGCCGTACCGCACATCATTCAGAGGATTATTGGTGTCGTCGCATTGGCAATAGCCGTGATCGATATCGTGGTTGTAATTTAGGTACGCGCTGATTTCATTTTGGATGATAGCACGAGTCTTTGCATCGTTTGGGTGACCAAACATGTTCCGAATGAAGTCGCGAACATCCATTGCGACTTCTTCTAGAACGACTTCCATTCTTGCGGTTAGTTGAGTCGTCATAATCGTGTTAAACGCGTCGCAAGATTATCCGTAAAACTTAGGATCAATATTCTTGACAGCAACGAATTCGATGCCAGTGGTGTCAACTGCACGACCACGATTCTCGAAGTGATACTGTGCGCGAAGCGCCAGGTCGAGTTTGCTCGCATCCTTAGCTTCGGTTGCATCCTTGATTTGATTGATAATTGCTTGCGACATGTTCAGTTCCTTTTATTGTGTATGGAATTTAGTACGTGATTTTCTTAGGCTTGGAACGCGGATAACCAGCTTCATCGTACCATTTGATGCGTTCTTTGCAATGCTTTTTGGAGTACTTCATGGATGATGAAACGTCCTTAACGTAGACCTTATTCTTGTCATCAGCACGACGTAGGCCGCGACCGATACTTTGAATAGCTTTGATGAAGGATTTACCAGAGTCGATCAAGTATAAGCAGAAGATACGGTCAATCGAAATGCCAGTGGATGCGATACCGCTTGAGGCGATAACGATCACATCGTCGCGATGTTCGTATTCTTTGTAGTTTTCCTGACGTAGATCATTCTCGCTTTCGCCTGAAAGGAAGACGGCGCCTTCAATCAGTTTAGCGAGTTTGCGTCCGAATGGAATGCTGTTAACGAGAACAAGGGTGTTCCCGAATAGTTGCATGTCCTGCTTGATACGCCACGCAAGGTGGTCTAGTCGATCTTCAGCGCGGGCAAGATATGCCTTCTCAGCGGAGTAATCCGGCAAGTCAACATCTTCTTGTGTCTCGAGGATTTCAATCTCGACTTCGGCAAGGTAGCCGTTGTCAATCAGCCATTTGGAGGTGATGGTCTTGAGGATTGGACCGATGGTCGTAATCAAGTTCATCTTGTCGATTTCAGGCTTAGGGAATGTTCCCGTGACACCGAATCGAAATGCGATATGTCCTCCATGATCGCTGATAAGAGATTTTATCACATCAGCTTTCGCTCCGTGGGCTTCGTCAATCACAACCACCTGGAACATTTTCATCACTTGTGGCGCGTTCTGCAAACTTTGCCATGTCGCGACTACGTGTTGTGCATGTAGCTCTTTGAAATCACCGGAGTATCGACCGACATCCATGCCACACATGGTGAAGGCATCGAACGTTTGTGATACGAGGTCGCCTGAGGGCACAATGGTGATCGTGCGATAACCAGATCGGCCGTACACCTCGCATAGCCCTGCAGTGATCAGGGACTTCCCTGCGCCAGTTCCTGCGATGACGAAGCCAGAACCTTCTTCGACCAGAGCATTGATTGCTTCGACCTGATAAGGACGAACTTCGAGAGGCTTGCCACGATAGCCCATGATGTGACCGAACATATCAGATGATGCTCGTGAATCTGGACGTTTGACTTGAACACGTTTGTCTTCAATTTCGACTTCATATTCCCATTCCAGGAGGAATGGAACGATACGGTCTAGTAGACGATTGTAGGTTTTACCTGTTGGTTCGAAGAACCGGACAAAGCCATCCCAGCGCCCAAGCTTGACTGCGGGGTGAAACACCGCGCCTTCAATTCGAACACCAAAGGTGTCCCATAATTTCTTTTGGTGGGGACTTGCTAAACCGGTAACGAAACAGTAAACCTCATCTTTGATGGAGATTTTTGCTGTTGCCATTAAACATATTATTTTTGTTATTGTTTTTCATAGCAAAAAGGGACCTCGTTGGGTCCCTTTTGAATGATGCAAAGATTGCTTAGAAGCTTTGGTCTGGCCTGATGTGATGGTTCCTCGGCTTCACCGTTCCGTCAAGATCGACTTCAAAGGTTTGTTCGGGGATATACGTCAGTCGGACTTTGCGAAGCACTCCGCGTATCTCGTATACGATGTCGTACACTTGAAAGTGGAGCTGCCCTTTCAGGCAAATCTTACCAGGAGGATTTAGCGAATAGTACTGCTCGCAGCTCTCGCCAAGGGGTATGAAGAGCTGCTCAACGCTTTTACGCTTCGCCTGCTCATAAGCATGAACCAGCGACGAAGCTAACACCAACACAGTGAATAGAACCTTCTTCATGAGACGACTCACATGAGGGTTGATCATGTGAGCATTGTATCACGCTTTAAGGAAAAATGTCGATTGTTACAAAACAACATCTTGAAGTTCGTTAATGCGAAGGTCAGTCACATACTTGATCTGCCATCCCATATCCTTCAGCGCCTCATAGATCGATTCCAACTGTCGCTTGGTGTAGTTTACCTCAAGCTGCAGTTCAAGCATCTCCGTGTACTCGGGTTCACCGGCAATGTATGCCTGAATGTCCCTTGCACTTAGAGCACGAGCGTAGTTCTCGTTATACTTCTTCCAGTACTTCGATTCAATCGCTGCAAGTTTCGCTTTGAAGAATTCATCGATGGCCTTCATCTCGTTCAGATGTTTACTCACGCGGTAAATGTTCTTAGCATGATCCTTACAGATTTGCTCGAGATTCTTGTCATCGAAGTTCAGGTCCTTTTCAGCAGTATCAATGTAATCGTTCGCTGCTTCAATTCGAGGAATGACCGAAGTGATATTCTTCGTTGCATCTGCGATTACTGTACCCATGATCAGTCCTTATAGAATGCGTCGATGCGATTGCCAATCAGAGTTAGGACTGCTTCTTTCGTAGCACAGACGGTGAGGTCCATGGTGACAGAACCGCCGTTGCCGACAACTGGTGCTTCGACTAGGAAGCCATTCTCGGCGCCGGTGATGTGGATGTCAAAACGGAAGTTGGATACGTGTTGATGTTTTTTCATGTTGGTGTCTTGTTGAAAATGGGAGACCGAAGTCTCCCATTGAGTTTATTCAGATTCCGCAGCTTCGGAGTCAGCGATGACGGTTTCAGCGAACACAGTTGCCTCTGCAGCTTCTTCGTCTTCGAAGTCTTTTTCCATCTTCAGGATGATCGGGTGTTTGAGTAGCTTGTCCACGATTTCTTGTGTGCAATTCTTCTCTTGGAATTTGATTTCCTCACCGTCAACAGTGGTCACCCAGCTGTAGCCCACCTTGGTTAGGATACCGTCCAGCTCCATCAGTTCGAACATACCGTTGAATGGCGACATACCAGTGGTATATGGTACTTCAACTTCAGTCTTGGTCTTCGGCTTAGCGAAGCGTGACTTGTATGATTCAACTCGCATCTTGATACCGATGAATTCCTTGTCGGTGTCCTTCAAGTTCAACTTGGTGATCAGAGCAATCTGGGAGGTGGAGTATTTCACGCCGTTGGTGATAGCCCATGGGCCGTCGCCAAGCATGATGTCTTGTGGATACACTTGATCGGTGAAGATCATTGGAATGTCAAGACGAGCGAAACGTGAAACTAGGGTACGAAGCATGTGCTTCTTCAACTTTGCCGATTGACCTTGGTCACCGGTTTGTACGCCCTTCTCGAACTTCTCGTCTTCACCGTCGGTAAGCAGGTTACCTAGGGAGTCGAGAACAATCACAACATCAGGAGCTTCTTTGTTGTAACGACCGTATTCTTTTTCGTAGCCTTTTAGGAAGCTCGATAGAACAGCGGTGCAGTCCTGGATGGTGACGACTTGAACGTACATCAGTTTGCTTGGGTCCACGTCCACGCCGATTTTCTTCATGAAGACTGGATCGAGTGCGTTTTCTGAGTCAAGGACTAGAATGAATGCACCTTCCTTTTGAGCTTCACGAATCGCGTTACAGGTTAGGAACGATTTACCGGATGCGGATGGACCAGCAACACAGGTTAGACGGCCAGCGGGATAGCCACGAATATACGAGCCAGAGAGGACTCGGTTGATTGCGTAGTTACCAGTTGAGAACCATTTTTTTGGTGGGGTGAACGTGGTCGACACGTTCGTCATTGAGTCGACTTTCTTACGAAAGTCTTTTAGGAAGCCTAGACCGGCCATATGGGGAATCTCCTCAGTATTGTTTTTGTTTTAGGAGAAACGCAAGGTCATCGAGGACCTTGCGTTTAATGCTTAACTAATTAAGCGCCTGCAGCTTTAGCAGCGGCACGAGCACGAATTTGTGCTAGCACGTCGTTGACTTTGTTTGCAGCAGGTTCTGCCGATTCAACTTCTTCAGCAACCGGAGCAGGAGCAGCGGTTGGAGCAGCAGTTGCAGGAGTGGTCACAGCTTGTGCTGCAGCCTTCGAGACGAAGTTGAGGCCATCGTCGTCGCTTTCCTGTTCCTTGGTTGGCAGTGCTAGTGGTTGACCGGTTTGGTCAGCGATCAGCATTGCTTCCATGGTGGCGCGATCGGTCTTACGATTGCGAAGGGTGTTCAGGTCGTATGGGTTCAGACCAGCGATAACGTCGTCAGCCACGTCGGTTTGCTTTGGAGCGAACTTCGACAGGGTGTAGTTAGCGTTGGTACCTTGCATCGACTTGGTGATACGGAAGTCGTAACCACCTTTCAGTTCGTAAGGCACTTCATCCAGGTCGCCTGAGGAGAACGCGGCTTGGATTAGTTTGAAGATTTGTGGACCGATTGCGATCGGCATTTCGTTATCGTGGCCTTCATTCTTCTCGTACTCGATCGGGCTGGACTGCACGATGACCTGACCGATATGCTCTTTCTTGCGGTAGTACTTCTTACCGAGAGCCATCAGAGGACCAGGATTTTCCTTGGTCTCGCCAGCAGCACGAGCTTGGTCGTAATAGTCACGGGAGAGTTGGCAGATCGGGCATTCCTCGCCGTGCATTTCCAAGCAAGCGACGACGCGCTTCTTGCCATTGACGGTTAGGGAGTGGGTGAGATTGTCGACAACGAACTGACGAGGATTGTCAGGGTTGGCGTCTTTGATGAAGCGAACGATAGCAGTTTCGCCGGCTTCCATTTTCCAGAAGTTGAAGAACTTCGTGAACGAGAACTCTTTCTTCTCTTTTGGTGCGAATGCTGCTTTTAGTGCGTCTAGTTTGGATGACATATGAAAACTCCGTAAAGTAAATTGGAAAAGTGATTTTTGAAAATCAGATAAAATTGTCAGTCGGCACCATGCCTATGACAGAAGTATTTATAAGGAATTTCAGGGGTGTTAGACAAAACAAGGAGATTTGTTTTGTCTAAGAAGTGAGGGCGTTATAACTAGGAGATGTATAACTTTTGGAAGTCGAGACACACATTGTTGTGCATGTCTCGATGTGAAGCATTGTACTACACGCGGTTTATTTCCTGCTGTTTTTGCTTTCGATTTAACTCTGCGAAGTAAGCGAACTTATTTGCACGAGCATCATACAAAGCATGGTGTTCCGCAAGACCTTCTTGGTCCATCCACATCTTCGCGATCTTCTTCGAAAAGTGGTTAGGACCAATGTGTTGAGCGTGCACATATGACGGCAAACGATTGTCGGTCGCTTCAACGAAGAGCCTCAAATCAGTGATGTAGTCATACATGATTTCGATGTCCTCGTCGCCGCGTCGAATCGATTCCAACCACGCAAGGATTCGATCAGCAATCTCAAGCGAAGTGACAGTCACATCGGGAGTGTGCCACAACAATGGCCACACAACAGCTTTGACAAAGTCACTGCACTCGTTTTGAGGGAACGTGGTTTCGAGGTAGAGTTCAGCACCAGTCTCGGAGACGAGGCCAATGCTGATCAACTGCGAATTTTTGAAGTCGGTGAACTCGGTATCGATGAACACGCGGTGCTTGGGTTCGGTCTTAATCAGAGCCATCGACGTTCCCCATCGACACATCGATACGATGGCATTCACTCCCAATCCAAGGCATCTCGATGCGCTTGTACTGGTCGAGAACAGCAACAATCGGAACCGTCTTGTCCTTACGAGCTTTCTGGCGTTTCAACAGTTCCGACTTGGTGATCGGGAACAGTGCACAGACGATTTCGTAGCCATGATTCCTAGCAGCACCGATATAGTCGTAGCGAGCTTTGCGGCTCACGTTGGTATTGTCGATGATGATGTTTTCTTTGGCGTCGAGCAAGTCGTCGAACTGGCGAGTAGCGTATTGACGGAACGGACCACGATGCTTGTCACAGTATGCAAATGCGCGAGCGTAAACATCAATTGGGTTGCTGCCTTTCACACCATTTTCTTTCGCATACTTGATACGCGAAGCGTCGAGCGAGAAGTACTCGTAACCTTCCTTCTCCAGCTTGGACGAGTACGTAGACTTACCCGAACCAGAAGCTCCGACCATCAGAACCAACTTAGGCATATTAGGATTGTTCCTACGCTCTTCGACGACATACCGGTCAGTAGTCGTATGAGGCGTAGACGTTTTGATCCCCAGGATGAATTCCTGGACCTCAGCCATGTTCTTCTCTTGGTTGTCCGAAATACGGCCAGCTTGATCAGAGATGATTTGGTCGAAGTAGACGGTAGCAAGTTCACCGTACTCGAATGGTTCCGAGTTCAGCATATTTGCCAGGTTTTGCAGGTCACGTTCATTGTCGAGACGATGTGGCAAATGGTTTTCGATGATCCACGAAATCAAGTAGATGTCGGTGTCCTTCAGCTCGAACGTTGACTTGAGTTGCTTCCACTTGTTCCAGTTCTCAACCGCGTAGTCCTCCCACAAACGTGCCGAGACATGTTCATGGCCACCAAAGCTTTGGTAGTGTCCACGCTCTTCAGTGTGTTTGGATTTCTTAGCGACTGGTTTTCCAGTGTCATGGAACAGGATCGACAGAAGAGTCAGAGCCTGTTGGCGCGGCGTACGTTGTGATGCGAAGTTGGCCAGATAATGATCAATGATCATTTGTGTGTGGACTGCAACGTTCGCTTCACGATGCCACGGTGAGTTTTCACACGTGGCTTCCATGTTCGTCCAAAGCTTGGTGGCCTTGAATTCCTCATGGAACTTAGCAAATTTTGATAGCATCTGAACATATTATTTTTGTTATTGCGTCCGCAAGTAAGCGTCGCATTCAGCGCAATTAGTAGTCGTGGGAGATTACTTCTTGGCAATAACCATTGCGGTTATTTGTAGAGAACGGGAGCGAATGCTCCCGTGTTGTAGGATTGATATTGTACTACGAATGTAATACAACGCGGCTTGATTATTTCTTACAGAATCGGTTTCACGATTGGTGATACTCGAGCACGTTCATACTCAAACGGACCGAAGTACCAACGCTTCACACCAGGTTTCGCTGGTGGTTCAACACAATCGACTCGCCACCGCTTTGGACGAACAGCGAGGAGATGCCAACCTTTCTGATGGATCACGGAGACGAATACACCATCTCCTCTCCAGTAGTCATGAAATTTGCTTGCTTTGAGTCTCATTAGAACACCATTGGGGCTGCTTCGCTTCCGAACGGATCATCTTCATCCATCATGTCGTCGTCTTGCGAATACATCATGTCAAACACCTCTGGCTCATAGTCAGTTGCCTTCTTCAAGACAGTCATGACAACAAGCATTGCCGAGATCAAGTCATCCGTTGCACCTTGCTTAGCGTGGTACGTTGTCTTGCCGTTAGAGATGTAGTTCTTCAATTCGTCGAGCAAAGTCTGTGAATTGATTTGGATACCATTTGTCGTCTTCTCGATCAGGCGTTTTAGCTCTAGGCAAGCGAGTAGCTTAGACTTGGAACTAGTGACAACACCGATGCGGTCCTTGTCGTTCATCAGGATTGCGTCAGGGAACTTATCCTCATTCTGGTATAGTGCAACGATCGAAGCACCTACGCCGTTATTCTCGAAGCTCCAGTACACTTCAGGCGTCTTTCCGTTTGGACCTGTGCCAGCAGCAGGCGTCTTCAGGTAGGTAAGAATCCATTTCACTCGAGCGTAGAGTTGTTGAGGACTGATCGTGTTCGAACGGAACTCAGCAAACTGCTTCATCGAAGGAAACTCTAGGACTTCAACAGTCGAGTAGTCGCCACTGATGCCGACCGAGATATCGACGCCAACGTAGTACGAAGACTTAGGATCAGGAGCTTCACCCCAGAACTTAAAGCCACGATCTTCAAAAAGAGGTTCAGTTGCCTTGAGTTGCTGAAGCTTCATCGAGTTGATCAGCAAAGGATCAGACGAGATGAATTGGTTCTCGAATTCCTGGTTCCACTTCATGATGCCGATCTTGCCGATCATCATTTGACGGAATGATTCGTCACGATCCGGATGGCGATCCCAGTTAACTTCACACCACGCAAAGCCATTAGTACCTAGCTTAGCACCGCGCCATAGGGTCGCATATAGTTCGTTGTCGCCATTAGGAGTCGACGAGATAATCATATCACCACCTGTGGACAGGGTTGGTGCAATGGACGCCCATAGTTCATCTTGAATTGAAGGGCGTACGAACGCCAATTCGTCAATGAACATTTTGGAAAGTGACTTACCACGACCGGTATCGCCAGTGGTAGCTTGGGAGAAGAAACGTGAACCGTTATCGAACTCCATCGAGGTCTTGTTGAACTCAGACACACCTGGCTTCAACCAGTGTGGAAGTTCTTCATACGCGTACTGGACGCGCTGCATAATCTCTAGTGCGTTAGAGAACTTGTTGGATGCAACAAGAACAGTCTTGTCATCATGGAACATTGCGAACCACAGTAGGTAGATCGCAATCGTGATCGTCTTACCAACCTGACGCGATGCCAGGACGATTGAGTGGCGATTGTTGTGGATGCAATCAACCATCTCTTCCTGGTAGTCATACAGGTCGAATGGGACGCGCCCATGCTTTGGGTGCTGCACGAAGATGTAGTTGCGCATGAAGTATACAGGGTCTTTGCTGCACTTCGCCAACTCTTGAATCATTTGTGGAGAGTATTCAGACTCCGCATTGGGTGCTTTGAGATAATCATTGCCGCCGGCCATATCATATTCCTTATAGAAAAGAAATATTTATAGCCTCAGGAAGCGGTCATTTCAAGAAAGGATACGCGTACCAGAATGGATACACGGAAGCTCGAACTTCTGGCTTGACCATGTGGTATTCGTAGAGGTAGAGTTTGCTGACCGTCATGCCACGGCCGAAGTTCTGTGTGATGGCTTTGAAGATGATACGGGCGCCATTGTCGAACTGAATACCATCCTTCTCAGCACGAACGATCTTGGCTCGCATATGTTCGGGTAATGCAGCGTAGATTTCCTTGAGGCGACGACAAGCATCTACCGTCATCACGTAGGTTGGTGTGCCGACAAGGATGGTTTGATTTTGATTGTACATCGCATGCCATAGCAAATACGGAAGTGTGGAGTCTCGGTCGCCATTCTCGATCTTGTTGTTGCTTAGGTCGATGTTTGGATTGGTGCGGTGTTCGAGGAAGGTACGGAAGAAGGAGTAACTGTCGCGAGCCTTTATGATTTGCTCGACATGTTTTCTAGTGTAGATCATATTTGTTATTGTTTTTCTTTATTTATGGAAGTTTCGGGCGAATCCCGGACTCTTCTCTTCACCTATAATAAAAAGAAAATAATAGGAAGAAGAAAATTCAGAAGCTTGGGAGAAGCATTCTGCAACGACATTCGTTCGCAATGGGGCGTGTAATGAATCGTCGTTAAGCGTACGACCGTACCTCCAGTTACCGAAGCTGGAATATTGGCCGCAAATTATCAGCAGTGGAACAGAACCACAATGAATACTCTTGCGAGAAGGATTAATGAGTTTTGCTGTTTATTTCCTATGCGCTTACATAGGTGTGCCCCGAGTCCGGATGTTCCCAGTTGGTATGGAAACGAAAGGGCCGCCATGATTTACCCTCACGGGTTATCTAAGGCCTGTAGATAATGTCGCTTTTCTTCCGAGCCGCCGCGACACTAGGCGCACTGACTTACGGTGCGGAGTACCGTGGGGTTTATTCGTTTGGAGAGTTTTTGATGTAGCCGATGATTGCAAGACCGTAGGAAACGGTGCCATCTGCTGCTACGTGGTAGCGGGTGATGTTATGCTCGTCACGAAGGTATTTCGTAAGATCGTCCATGTCGTCAAACCAAAAACCAGGTCTGATCGAGCTATGTCCTACGATGTTTCCATTCGCGTCATATTGATGCACCCAATTGAAGTGGGCGGTAGAGGGTTCGTAATACTTCATGTATTATTCTTATTAGAGTTATGCCGACTATTGTATCACTCTAGATGCCAAAAAGGCCGAGATCGCTCTCAGCCTTTTTGAATACCGGAATCGGTATTTACTTGGTCAATTCGGCGACCTTAGCACGCAGCTCGCGTACTTCTGCCTGTGCGATCAAAAGACTAGCTTGATGATGTGCAGCGGAGATGAGCGCTTCCATATCCTTCAAAACCTGGATCGACCCATCGCTCATCAAATATTCGCTGTGGTCTTTCTTTTTCAGCTTGTGGATTTTGACGACACAGATTGGAATGTTTTTCATACGCTCCAGTAGGTCAGCGATCACCTTCGAATGCCTCACATATCCTTCTTGTGCCAACACAGCTGAAGCTTCGTTCAGCAAAGTCAGTTCTTCATCGCGTGTCATTTCTTCTCCAACGGTGGATGACCACATGCGGTCATGTATTCATCGCATTGTGCAATGGTAATTTCACCGCCGCCTTGATTCAGCGTATCGATGATTGCGTCGCAGTCGACATCCGAATAGTGGACACCATACCGTTCGACGAACATCTCGCCCACCTCTTGCTGCAGCTTCGTGAATTTCTCAGCAGCATTGGCCGTCTGCGTCAGCTTACGCTGAAAGATGGTGTTAGTAGTCATCAGTCCACCAGATCGTCAAGGGCAAACCACTCATCGTACGACAGCGGCTCAATGTTGCTGCGTTTGCATTCCATCTCGTATGCCTGATAAGCTTGGTACATAAATCACTCCTAAAGTCGATGATGTAATCATATCACAAACTTTAAAGAAAGGTGCATTATTTTTTCGCACGTCGAATCATTGTCTCGGTTGTGTTAGGATTTCTATACATTCCCTTATTTTCCACGAAGCCAAAGCGTTTATAGAATTGTACCAAGCGAGTTTTGGTCCCGCCAAAATCGTTTGTTGGCGTAAGCGCTAGTGGCATGCCACGCTTATCGGCATACTCGGTAATCAACTCCATTGCTTTGGTACCTGTGCCTTGATTGCGAGCATCTTTCTTGACGACGATCTTTGAAATAATGATAACGCCTTTACGCTCAGTGATGAACGTATCTACGCCTAACTTTTCTAGATTTTCATAGAGGGCAAAGAGGCCATTGTCCGCGAAGTCTTCGCATAGGATTTCTAACACTCTCATATCAGGCCCTCTTCTTTCGCAAAAAGAAATTCGCTGAGTGTTCATCAGTGATTTCACTAAACTCAAACCCAGGCGGCGTCCAGCGCTTTAGCAATCGACGATACACTTGGTCGCGCACTCCGTTGCCAGCTGATTTGTCAGCCTCAAACGAAATGGTGTTCGTACCTTTTTCCTTGATTGCCCACTCTAGGATTTGCTTGCAGGCCGCAAAGATTTTTAGTTCATCACCATTACCAGTAAGCTTATAACCACCTTTGATGTCCTTAAAGTAAAAGTCGCCAACCGAATGGTTGGACCCAAACCAGCGCATTTCAAAAAGAATTGAAGACTTGCTTGTTTTAAGAACCCATTGAGTCATTTTGCTATTATCTTCAATTTGCTCTAGGTCAACTTTTGAATCTAGGGTTTCGTATATTGAACCATATTCTCTGCCTCTATCAGCGAGAAGTTTTTGAATTTTGACATTTAGGTCTGTAATTTTCTTCAACGCTGCTGGTGTTCTAAGTGCACGGTATTCTCCCGTGGCATCGACCATCTGCGCATTAAGGTCTTCCATCTCCCTCGCTGCTGCAACAGGATCGCACAATTCTTGTATTTTCATATTTGTTCCGAGTTCATAAAAAAATACCTCCGTATGTGATTACGGAGGTATTTATTAGAGTGATTTATCACTCAGTCGATTTGTGATTATGCGTATTTTACAAGTGATACCCAGTTAGGATCACCCGAACGTACAATATCCAGTCCTTTGATAAATTCTCGCATCGTCACGGCTTCTAGTTCACCACTGCCATTTAGACGTAGCAACTCTTGGATCAGAGTTTCTTTGTCGTCAACTGAAACGTCGGTACCACCTAGTGAAGGTAGAATTGAACGCATACGCTTCAAAGTCTCTTGCGGAGTTAGTGACATATCGATCTTAGCCGAACGCGATAGGATCGCGGTATCGAACTCTGACTTGACTAGGTTCGAGATGAACACGACACGACCTTTGAATTCGAAGGTTGAAGGGAACTTCATCTTCTCTTTCTTGGCCTTCTTTTTCTTGCCGCCTTCTTCGTCCTCGTCGCCTTCGTCCTCTTCCTCTTCGACATTTTCACCTTCTAGGTATTTGTCGAATAGTTCGTTGTACTCTTCGCGTTCCTTGTCGGACATCTTCGAGACGTTCTTCATCTGATTCGACAGAGATGAAATCTCGCGAACTGGTGAAGTGTCTAGCGCTGCCTTTAGGTAGTTCGAAGCGTCCTTGTCTTTCCACATGGAGTCCAAGTCATCGAATAGAACTAGACCGCCTTTACGGAACATGAACAGAGTCTTGTAAATCTCGATAGGTGATGCTTTACCAGATAGCTTGACGTAGTCCTTACCTTTGGTTAGGCCGGCTTCTTTGATTGCCTGCATAATGGTGAAAGTCTTACCAGTACCTGGGCCACCATAGATTAGTAGGGAACGTAGTGAGCCTTTGCAAGCCATAGTCACTAGACGATACAAGTCACCGTATAGCGAATCCACGTCACGCATCTCTTCTTCGCTTGGCTTAGCATTAGGGCTTAGCGATGCTTGAATCTGCTTGTAAAGAGCTTGAGCTTGTTTGTTATCCGCCGTCGGGATGAACTTCTTGGTGTCTGGGTCCTGAGCGGTGACCTTGATGTACATGATCGGATCAGCTTTCTTAGGAGCAGCAGCAGCGGTAGAACCACCACCTGAAGCAGCAGCTTCTCCACCAGCGCCCGGGACTAGAGTCCACTTACCGCGACCGATCTTTTGACCATCAAGCCATTTCTTGTTTGGCACTGCGACGTTGTTGTCCTTAGCAGTGCGGACGATCTGATCCCAAGTCACAGAGTTGACATCTAGGCCAGCGTCTTGTGCGAGCTTCAGGAACGCTTCAGCGCTCACGCCTTTAGCTTCGTATAGTGCTTCATCAACTTCGAATGAAACGCTCTCTGCGACGGTGCTGATCTCGATAGTGCCGGTCTTTGGAGTCTTGATGATTTGAGCGATCTTCTTTAGTTCGCCTGCGACTTGAGCGACGGTTAGGTCCTTAGTGTCAACGGTGAAATCTGGACGACCATTTAGGGTGTACTGTTTCCAGATGTCAAATGCTTCGATATGGTTCTTACGAACGCGAACACGGAAAGCCTTGCCTTTAGCGAAGAAGAATAGGTAGCCTTTGGCGCCACCACTTAGTTCTTCGATGCCATCCTTACCACCGAAACGATAGATTTTGGTGTTAAGCAATTGTGGCATACGCTTCTGGATTAGAAGAATGATGCGATTGATATCGGACGCGCGGTCTTCCGCTTCGACGATAAAGTGTTTGAATGTTTCTGTCATGGTGATATGGAGATAGTTATGTTGCTGTTGTTATTTATTTATCGGCGGCGAAATCATTCGTCTTTCTTCGCGCCGCTACCAGTGAGTTTGAAGATCGTTAGACCAATCATGCTCTTAACTTTTTCTTTTTGAATCAATCGAACCATTTCGGAGAATGTGGCTCCGGACGATAGCACATCGTCGATAAGCATAACATTCTTATCATGCAACATTTCTGATAGGTCTTTGACGATTTCTAAGAAGTCTTTCACAAACTTCGCTTGACCCTTGTAAATGTCCTTCATTGAAATAGTATTGCCCTTGCCATTTTCGGCATTGGCTTTGATACTTGTTTCGATTTGCTTCTCCAACGCTTTAATCGTGGCTGGCTTCAAAGTATTGAACTTAGGATTCTCGAAGTCGATCAATTCAGAGAAGTCTTTCTTTTCGACACTAACGGCATCGATCTGCTTCTTGATGATTGCTTCATCCATCACCGTGACATTCGCGTTACCAAGTTCTTGCTTGATATAGCCAACAAATTCTTTTAGGAATGGCGAGCTTGACTTTGGAAAAATGATAGTGTCAATTTTCTTTTGGCGGACTAGAGCAGCAGTGCGCTGCGCAGTAGCCTTAAGAAGTTTTTGACGAGTTGAGTCGGCGACAGTATATGGTCCATCACCCTTCAATGAATGAAGGATGTTAGTTACCATTTTGCTGTGCTTGTAAAGATAGGCGCTATAGACGTCAATGCCACCAGTTTTGGAAGCGCTGTGCTCGTTGTACCACGGAGCTTTGTCGTAGGTGTCAATTTCTGTTTTTGACGAGCCGAACTTGGTGGATTGCATTGTGTAGACGACATTGTCTTTGCCGTCTACTTTCAACACCTCATTCAGATTCACGTTGTGAAAATCTTTGAATGTAATCTTCATGATATACGATTATGTTATGGAGTAATCGTATTTATCGTTCATCAAAGTTTTGTAATTGCCTGTAGCACTTGCTGAAGGGTTTCACCATGCGCACGAATATCATCCATCGTCTTCAGCGACTTATTCACCTCACGCGAATTCAACTCATGGTATTTTGAACCCAAGAACTTCTTCAATGGAACAATAGCTTTGTCGACCTTAGAATCACCGAAGGCGCGCAGCTCTTTGATGCCGTCAATGCGGAACTCAGTAATCTTCCCAAGCTCTTCATGGTCCATCAACTTCTTGACAACTTCATCCAGTCTCTTGAGCACAACATTAATTCGTTTATCAAACACTGCTTTCATTTTTGGAGAACACTTGTCATAAAGCTTTTCATCCAACGGCAATGAGCAATCCAATTCAAGACGGAATGTGGACTTTTTGAAGTAGTTTGCTGACACTTCGAAAGTAATGCACTTAGCCTTCAACTCTTCGATAGGCAACGTTAGGAAACGGTGTGCGGCGTATTCAGCAATGACGTCAACTTCTTCTGGCTCCAACTGATCAAACCAAGAACGAACCACGTAATCAGCAAGCTTTGAAGTTTCGCTGTTATGGCTCTTTGCATTTTTGATTTGCTTAAGCAGCTTAGCTACCTTTTCTTTACTGTCGTATTTACGCTTATACGGCTCAACTAATTCCTCAACAGCCACCTTGTATTTACCAGGAGGCAAGAGCACTTCAGACTCTTTAGCAAACTCTGATTCGTTTACATCGCATCCAACATTCTTCTTTACCTTAGTGGTGATAACGATGCCGCCGTAGCCAGTCATATGGTCGCCGCGAGTATTGCGATCACGTTCAGCCTTCATAATTTCTGGAGTTGGGAAATACGTCTTCTTGGTACGAGCAAAATCTTGCGCAGTGGATTTGTTTGGAGTCCAAGAAGAAGTGCCAGCAAAGTTTACATCTCCAGCTTCGATCTTTTCTAGAAGTTCATCGTGCTGTTCTTGTGAATCGAAGTGAAGGCCGCGGTATAGAACACCGCCCTTGAATGGATAACGTTCTTGTAATTCGTCAATTACATCATCTAAGAATGTAAAACCATCTGCGGTGTATTTGTAAAGCTGTTTGTCAGCATCGTCGAGACTATTGTATTTTTCTTTGTTGACCAAAGAGCCATAGTTCATCTCAGTAAGGAAGGATTTGAATGTTGGTTTCATTTTGATAAATCTGATTTTAGTGATTGAACGAAGTGAACGTTACCGATCATCTTCTTGAATGTGTCGAAATGTTCAGCGATTTTCTGAACCGGGATAGCGTAGTAATATTTACAATCAATCATTACATCATGTCCCTTGTCCGCACACTTCTTCAACTCTTCGTTATACTTAAATTCTTTCTTGGTGAGGAACTCTTTGACAACTTTGTCTTCAGTATCTTCGTCTTCCGCGTCATGGATGTCGAAGTATAGACCTTCGCCCTCAGCAATGTCTTCCTCATGCCCCATGCCATGGACAAGGTCTTTGATCTTATATGACCACAGGTAATCGAATCGTCCGATAGGGAAGATCACGTGCTTCACTCCACGCTTTTCAGCAACATCTGGATTGCCCGTTGCAATGAAAGAATCAGAGCGAAACTCTTTGCCGTACTCTTTATCCATCACGCGATCGAAGCTATCAAGGATGCGTTTTGGCGTTGGCACCGGCGCTTTGTTCTTACGAACTTGAGTCTCACCTAATGGCCACTTCTCTGAAGGCAAACCAGCGTACAACAAATAGAACTTACCATCACTGGCCATTTTGCGGAGGTACTGTTGGCAATCTTCATTGACTAGATTGAGCGCGTCGACGAGCTGAAGACGATCTAACTCGTCCTTATTCTCTTCGCTGATGAATTGCTTGAATGATTTCATTCTTTGGTATCCGCTAGCATTTTCAAAATGGAGTTACGATCGGCAACGATGAGATTATTGTTCACCGTATTAGGCGTGCCGCCATCGACTTTCAACTTCAACTTCTCATGACGAATCTTCGCACGAGTCTCAACCGAGTCAAGAGCAATTTTCAAATACTGTGCAGCAACTTCAGCATTTCGTGCAGCAAACTTAGGGTCAACTTCCTGGACCATCTGTGTTTGCTGTTCGAACGCATCGATTGCGTAACCATAAATGGTTGAAAGCTGTGATGCGACTGCTTGATCTTCTTCATTGATCAGCGACGAAGTATCATTGTCTTCAGTGGTGACGATCTGTGTATTTTGTGGCTGCACTGGAGAGATGGTCGTGCCTGGCTCGATGCCAAAAATATCCTCCAAGTGATGCGTGGTTAGAGCTTGATCCATTATTTTTTTCCTGTTCTAAAGAGGCTTTTTTCGGTGAGGATGCGGAACCCCATTCCATGCTTTGCACAGAACTGTTTAGCTGCCTCCCATTTAGCTTCATTGATCGCAATCGCGACCTTATCGTATGTGCTTGACTTCTTAGTCAACGCAACTTCTTTTGACGGCTTAATCTCGATGACTTCTTTAACCATTTTCCCACTCGCATCTTGGTACAAGATGAAGAAGTCTGGGTAGTAATGGTGAATCTTTTTCGTGGTTGGTTTGATGTAAGGGATACGAATCTCTTCACTACCCCACTTCGTAATCATCATGTTGTTATCACAGAACTCCATGAACTTACGTTCCCATGAGCTTCGGTACACGATGTTGTTTACATCGCCAACATACTTGTCCGGAAACTTTGGAAAGAATAATCCTTTTGCTGCCATATTTACTCCTTATGCCATTGGGTCTTTTGGAAGGTTCGGAAGATCAATTATGTTCTTCAAATCCACCTTCGGTTTAAGAGCTTCCAATTGCTGCGCAACACTTGGCTTAAACAAACCGGCTGTCGCTTGATTGATTGCTGGTACCACTGATCCGATCGTCGCTTTCGTTAGCTTATCGATTTCGGATGTCGCTGATGAAACAATACCTTTGACTGATTTCTGCACGTCGCCAAACGCCGAGGTGATAGCACTGATCGGCTTGCCAAGAGCATCAGCAAAACCACTTAACGCGCCAGTTGGTGCACGCTTACCAATCACGTCTTCGCCCATTGTCTGATTGCCGAACTGATTGCGAGTTCCATTCTCTTTGTTGCCGAGAATATCAGCAGCACCCCACGCTGGAGCCGGAGTACCGTTGGTCACATCGTCATACACGTACAATGCATCATATGCGAAACTGACTTGTAGTGAATTGCCTTCAGATGATTCCATCGATAGGTTGTCAAAGTCAAATGATTCGATCTTCGGGTTGGTGAAGATGAACACGTTTTGCTTCGTACCATGTGCATACACTTGGATGACTTCGATGTGGCTTAATACATTCTTGTTACCGCCAGCAAGGAGACCCATTGATGCAGAGCTGATGCCACCAGTGCCTGGCTCGTAGAAGTCCATACCAGAATTTTCAAACATTGCTTTCTGGTTATATGTCAACGACGAAATCGGTGAGTACGCTAGGCGGTATGCATTGAAGAAGTCAAGCACCTTGTTTTGGATGTCATCGTGGAATGTCATGTTCAACGCTTCGTGCTTGATCGACTTAAGCACTTTGGTTTTGAAGTTGTACATATTCACTTCTTCATATTCCCAGTGAACTGTAGGCTTATCAACTTCCTTGACCAAGTACATGAATTCGCGATTGATCATCGTGGAATACGGTTCGTTGAAAATGAACTTGACCTTGAAAATGAAGCGATGCTTAGGCGCATATTGCACCAAGTCGGCAGCGTACTTCGGCGATTGCCATTCATGCTTGTTGCCAAGCATATTGTCTAGATTGTTGACACCTAATACCGATGCCAAACCACCAAGCGTCTTGACCGTTAGGCCTTTGTTATTGATCGACTGCTGTGCAATGTCAGCAAGTGGACCCAAGCCAGCTTGTTTAGCGTAATCGCCAACAGCTGCACCAAACTGATTCAGCGCTTTTGATTCGAGCTGAACACCATAACCTTTAAGAATTTTTGTAGCGTCGGACATAGTAGGTACCTTTATGATTAACTTATTTATTTGAAACAAAAAAGGCTACCTCGAGGGTAGCCTTGTTATTTGGTACTTGGTGGTTTATCTGATGCCGATCACCATCAATCGGTCATACACTTCACATGGAAGAATGCCTTCAAATCGAATCTCGGTGAGGTTCAAATCCTTTTTGAATTGCTGAATCGCTACTTCGGTTGAGTTGTAATCCCCAGTATGGATCATTTGCGCAGCAATCAATTTGCCTTCCGGAATCAATTTACTCCATTCTTCGATGTTGTGAAGCTGCTCACAATGCGGAGCCAGAAGAATGTTATAGTCGATATGCAAACGTAGACGACCTTCGTCGGTATCGATGCCGCCTTCGATGTTCGTATAGTCGATCATCATTGGATCACCAGTGACAGCCTTAAAACGCCACTCGTTGATCACCTGATCGATATTCAAAGCATCGGCAACTGGTTCACACTTCCATCGAATATCAGTGCTCAGGACGCGTTCTACCTTATCCTTGCTGTACTGAAGAAGGAAGTTGCCAAGCGTACCAAAGCCGCCTTCAACGATCAATGCTCTCAAGTCAGTATTGAGGCCGAGGTTGTTGACCTCATCCACCATCCAGAATTTGCTGAGAAGTTCGTTTGAGCTTAGTAGGTCTCGAACCTCTTCCAACTTCAAATCCAGTTCAGGACGATACAGCGCATTCGTCATATTGATCAGCGTCATCACGTCGATCTTACGGAACCGATCATGCAGCAATTCTTGTTTCTTGTTATTCATTTTGTATTCTCTAAAGATTTGATACAGCTTGTCGAATTTATTAATCGCCTGAAGCTTGCCAATGTCATCCGCGTATTTGGCTCCATACTCCTTACCTAGATTTGCACCACCAAGGACGGCATCAGCATATTGGCCATTGCCAACCGTAGTCCATACATTCAAACGCTCTAAGGTCTCGGTATTATCTTGGTTCTTAATGACGCCACTCGATAGCTTAGTACATTCACGAAACGCACCTCGAAACGCATGGAACTCGTCGGAGTTGAATCGGGTTACAGTAGCAACTTCATCGATCAACTTCACACCTTCACCGAGCAACGTTGACATATCGACAATCGCTTCGTCGAAATTATCAAACATCGCTTTGTGGAACATCTTCACACCGCCATAGCCGTACTCCAATCCATTGACAGGATTCAAGCACTTCCAAATGTGGACATAGTGAAGCTTGTCATACGCTGATGAATCAATTTTGAAATCAAACGTTGGAAGGATTTCTGAGTCGCCGTCAACTACGAAAAAGCTTGATGACTCTGCAATCTCTGCTGCCTTTTTATGCGCGTTGAGGATGCCTTCGACCTTATGAACTCGCTTCGCTCTAGGGAAACGACTCTTCAGCAAACGCCAATTTTCTTCTGCATTCGGTTCATCATACGAGAGGAAGATGATCGAATCTTGCTCCATGTCGTAGTATGAAGCCGCGAAGTCCATTAGCTTAACATCGGGACCAAAGCTGTACTCATAGTCTTGTTCGGTGAATGTGCTACGGTTTAGTAGCGCAATACCGCCATGACGACGATTGAAATCTTCATCTAAACAAGTCCATACATGAACATACTTGGCATCAAAATCGTGTGGGCGGAAATTGAATGGGAAGATCGTAGGAATGAAACGTGCGTCAACTACATAGTAGTTCTCGGTCTCAGCAACCTCGTTTGCTTTGGCAAAAGCTTCGGTATGTGTCGAACCGTAAACCACTTTACATTCAGCGAAGCGCTCAATAGATTTCCTAGTGTTGCTAAAGCCCGCGCCATTGACTGAAGCGATGATCACATCAAGAGGAGCAACACGAGAAATCGTTTCGTCATGGTATTTGACGCCATCGCCTAACTTATCTAAAGAGTCAGCATCCGAACGAAGCATTGCTTTGTTGAATAGAAAAACACCACCATGCCATGGGTCGACGGTTATTCGAGGGTTGTCAGTATTGTCGTAGTACCCCCAAACATGAACGTAGTTCTTGTCAAACTGCTCTGGGATGTATTCGAATTTGAATTCGTCGTAGACTATGAAGTCATGATCGACGATGTAGAAGTTTGAAGTGTTAGCGACTTTGCTAGCCGCTTTATAGGCTTGTATTCCGGTAAGTTGCGTTACGAACTTCCTAGCATATGGGATATTCTCCTTTTGCTTATTGAAGTACGCAACGCTTCTTGCGGAACCATCCAATAGAAAAATTACATCTAATGCCATTGGGTTCTCTTATTATGGTGTGGACGTATTATACTATCTATCCACGCAAAATCAGAAGACCTTCACACCGTAGTGTTTGCCGAACGCTTCCGCATCAGACCAAGTATTTACCAATGGCTGGCCTTTGATGTTCAAGCTAGTGTTGAGGATGATCGGGCAACCAGTCTTTTCATAAAATGCTTCGAGCAAAGCATAGAACGTCGGGTTCTGCTCACGCGTCAAGGTCTGCACTCGTGACGTATTGTCGTAGTGACAAATCGCCGGGAACAAATCAGGACGTTTGCACTTTGCGGTGAACTGCATATATGGAGCAGCATCAACCGGCATTTCGAAATACTCGTGAGCCAAATGCTCCATGATCACTGGGGCGAATGGGCGGAACATCTCGCGCTTCTTCACCGTGTTCACACGATCCTTAACATCAGGACCTCGTGGGTCAGCGATCAAGCTACGATTGCCAAGTGCGCGTGGGCCAAACTCTGCGCGACCATTTGCGATACCAACCACCTCACCATTCGCAAGACATTCAACAACCGCATTGATGTCTAGCTCACGCTCGATGTTGAAGCCTAGGTATGGCGATTCCCAGTTGATGCGCTCTTTAGTGAAAGCAGCAACAGCGCCAATCGAAGAACCGGCATCGCCTGGGTTAGGCATGATCCAGATGTTCTCAAATAGATTGAGCTTAGCGATTTCAGTATTGGCTTTGCAGTTCAATGCCACACCACCGGATAGGATCAAGTTCTTAGACGGAAGATTGGAGCGAATCCAAGCCGCAGTATTCGTTAGATAGTCCTCAGTGACTTTCTGCATTGAGGCAGCAATATCATATAGGTCTTGCTCTGAAGTGAGCTCTGGCTTCCACCAGCGGATGCCGCGATGGACATTATGCACAAGCTCGAAGTGTGGAGCACCCTTGTCATCGTAGATGAAGTCATTATAGATGTCTTGTACATACTTAGGGGTACCGAGTGCAGCCATACCCATCATGATGTATTCCTCTTCGTTCGGCTTCTTGCCGACGCGCTGTGTCATAGCGGAGTATAGGAGACCAAGACTGTTTGGATAATTCTGACTGAACACTTGCTTCATGTTCTCACCTTCGGCTTGCCAAATGCTGATGCAAGTCCATTCGCCAATCGCGTCACAGACTAGGATCGAAGCATCTTGGAATTTTGAGGTGTAATAGCCAGCGGCGGCATGACTTTCGTGGTGGCCAACTTTATGGAGCGGAAGCTTGTCAAGACCTAGGCCTTTGAGATGCTTTTTCACCGATTGTGTTTTTAAGCCAGACCACTGACCGGAAACGAGTTGGCGCGAAAGCTTGAGCATTGGGCGCTCATACCAGACAATTTGATCTGGGCTGCCATAGCGATACATATCGCCGAGTAAAGCAAGGTTCAGGTCACCGTCGTTCTTTACTCGGCTGTAGCGCTCAGCATGTCCAGCGAAAAGGATTTCTCCATCTTCGATTAGGGCCAATGATGCGTCATGGCCAAGGGATACGATGCCGAGTGTTTTCATTGCGAGAAGTCGATGTCGCCACCGGAACGGATCACAGTAGCTTCTTTATTTTTCTTAAGCTTGATTTCCACTGATGATGGAATTAGGTTGACGCGCTTACGCTTGACCTTTGGTTTCGAGTCGATGTCGTACACGAAGATTTTACCGATCATACGGGACACGTGGTCGATGTTGAAGGTGCGAAGGATTGGCGACACTTTGTTCTTGACGCCAAGTTTAGCAAACTCAAACGACAATGGATATTTTTCACTTGACTTGTAGTACCAGATATTTGCAACGCTTAGGAACCAAGCGGTATCGATGTTCTCTGCCTCAGCGTAATCAAGAACGAAGGCAGAGATGTCACTGCCGGAAATGTTGTCGATAATCGTGAGGTACTTTTCTTTCTTGTACTCGATCAGTGTCAAGTATAGGTAATTTGCACGACCTTGAATCTCTTCTAGGATCAGTGGCGGGGCGTTCTTTTTGGACACGGAAGATTCCTCTAGGATATGAGTATGTTGTGAAGGTATTTATCGACGAAAAATTTAGTAATTTATTGCGGATAGCTATGTACAATTCAAGAACACGTGAATAGAATAGCATCCAACGACAACAAACTTGCAGGAGAATAATATGTGTCAGTGCTTCCAGATCGGTGGTCCTTTCATCAGCGAAGACCCAGATTGCCCGCTTCACGGTGTTGAAGCACAAGCTCGCGAACATGAACAGACCAATCGCTGGGAAGCTCCATTCGTCGCCGAAACCAACCTGATGAATCTGATTACCCAGATCGTCACGGCGAAAACCCTCGGCCAGGAACGTGAAGTCAGCCGCCTGATGCGTGAAGCGACCCTCTTCCACATGAATCGTGCTTGCGAAGACGACTACGATTTCGCGGAACAGCAAATCCAAAACATCGTCTTGTTCTTCGCAAAATAAATTGTACAAGTTCAAGAAACTTGGTTAAAATAGCTTCAACATCAACAAACACGGAGAATAATATGAACCGCACTCAAACGATCGCTCACATGATGCACCGCAACGAAGTTCGTGGTCGTGTCCTGGGTTCGATGTCGATCGGTGTCATGGAAAATGTCCGTCGTTTGGAAGCTATGACCGACGAAGCCTTCGACACGGAACGTAAAGCACGTGCCTTCGAAGCTCGCCTGGTGAACGTTCGCGTCGATTATCACCTGCCTCAGGAAATGCCGCGTAGCGTGAAGATTGCCCTGATGGACGAGATGTGGGAAGACGAAACCGAAATCTGCTTCCACTACCTGGCACAAGCGATGACCAAGTTCGATCGTGAAGGTCCGTACTGCTATGCCAAGCGTCTCGGTCTGCTGAAAAACAACTCGGCTGAAGATTTCTCGATCGAGTTCATGACCTACGCCAACTCGGTTTATCCGTTCACCTACTAATCAAGGAGTTAACGTGGAAGAAACCCAAGAACAAAAACTGGCTCGCTTGAAGGTGGCTCGCAATGTTGCAATGCGAGAAGCGGAGAAAGCAGCACACGAATATGCTCGTGAATGCGACCTCGGCAACGAACGTAACAAAGCATTCGAGATTTACGATAACATCCGCCTTGCCGGTCGTGTGTACAACTCCTAACAAGGAAACAGAATGTCATTCAGCAATACGCAACTGTTCATCACTCGTGTAGTCACGACGATCGCAATCGTGTACTTCGTCATCGCTGCATACGGTAGTGCTTCGGCAAACGAGACCCCGATGATGTTCTTCAATATCATCATCGCGATCATCCTGTTCGAGGTCCGTGCTACCTTGATGAAGATGCACAAATAAGAATTCTGCTCAATCGAGTTGAATAACCCGAGCAATAATGCTCAAAACCTTAATGGGAGAAATTTCATGAACAAATCCGCAGCCTCGATCCTCGCCAACGGCCCTCTGGGTGCCCTCCTCTGCGCAGCACTGATCGGTCGCCGTGGTGGCGAGAAGCCGACCACTCCTGCTGAATGGCGCGAAGCCAAGATGAAGCAGCTGCAGAATGAAATCGAAGTCCGCAAGATCGGCCTGAAACTCCTGGAACAAGGTTCCCGCGAAGGCAAGTCGCTCGTCGACATCCAGACCGGCGCCGTCACGATCAAGGGTGAAACCAGCTTCCACACGATCGCGACCTATGCGGACGAAGGCCTGGTCGAGGTGTCCGTCGTCTACACCGACAGCCGCAAGTCCGGTACCGAAAAGGTCTACAACGCCCACGGCCTGCATGCCGCAACGGCAATCGCCGAGTCCATCGAAGAATCGGTGACCGAAGAAGCCATGGCCGCAGCTGAAGAAGAAGCCGCCGAAAAGGAAGCCAAGGAAAAGGCTACCACGACGCCGGCTGCTGAAGGCACCGAAGGCACCGCGCAGTAATATCACTGCTTGAACACAAACGGTCCTTCGGGACCGTTCTTCAGAAAAGAGAATAATCATGAGTGCTCAACTGAAATCCCTGGTCAAGGACATCGAACTTGCCCTGAAGCGCGACCTGAAAGAAGGCGAAAAGCTTCGCCACATCTCACTCGGTCCAGTGGTCTTCAGCGATCACTGCGCTGAACTCGAACGTCGCGTCGGCCACGATTGCACTTCGGTTCATGTCGAACACGAAGGCGATTGCAAGGAAGTTTCGCTGGCGATGATCGTTCGCACTTTGCCGGATGGGCGTGAAATCCGGCTGCAAGAAGAAACGCCGGAACTCCTGGAAACCTTGGAACGCGCCAAGGAACTACTGTCCCGCGAGGACGTGGTCATTTCCGCGGTACCGATGATCAACGCCCTCGAGGACAAAACCCGCAAGCTGTACGCAGCATAAAATTCGTTGTACATTTCTTGAAGTGCGGAGTATAATGACTCTATTGAAACGCACTTTGAGAAATGCACGATGACCATGAATCAAAACGTCCGAACTGGTACCCCAACCGAACTCGTTGACCGTGTTGTTCACCAAGCCATTCGGTCGATGGCTCGCTGGTTCGAAATGAAAACCGGCCACATCTTCTTTCCAAACGTCCGCGTCGACTTCTCTCCAAAACGTCGTGCCTCCCGCGGTGGTATTCGCCGCGATGAAGCATTCGTTACCATGGCGGTTGCCAAAGTAACTGAGGCACTGCGTAACAATAAGCCCTACACTCATCACGAATACGCGCACTACAAGAATGATCCCACCATCGGTGAATTCACTGGCCCATGGGACAAATGCATATACGCTGATTGTGCACACGAAATCACCCATGCGATCGTATGGGCCTTTGATGACAGTCCACGTGTCCGCAACGCTTTCAAAATCACCGCAGCATTCGAAACTAGCCACGGCGAATATTTCCAACAGCTGTACCGCGCCTTGCGCGAACAGTTCGTGAACAACGTCGACTTCAACCAGTCCACCATCGTACTTGAAGAAGAAGTCAAGGTCAATCCTCGTGCCCCGAAGCCGATGGAGAAAAAGCGCTCGGTCAACGGCGTGAAGATGGTTCTGTCGAAAGGCAACAACGGCTGGTTCATTCATAAGTACTACGATGCTGATGGCAAACTCCTCGGCACGATGGCTTCGAAACCTCGCTATACAAGCCAAGGACTTGTCAACGGTAAATGGCAGGATGTTATCAATCCGAAAACCAAAGATTCGTTCCGCAATCACACGGAAGCGAAGAAGTTCTTCCTTGGGATGTAATTTCTCGTAGGACTTATTCCACCATTGAGTTAGAATTCTCTAATCACTCACAACAAGGATAATAGATGTTCCAATCATTCGTTCATGCTCTCAAGACCGCCGAGAGTGCCAGCGGTACCGGAAGCGATGCCGTCAAGCAAGAAGCCATTGCTCTGCTTGACAATGATGGCAAACGCCTGATGCTCGAGATGTTCAGCAACTGGCGTGTGTTCGGTGTCAAGAAATACGATCCGCCACAGCAGTATGCGAAGACCGATGCCGATTCGGAAGTGTTCTTCAAACTGCTCGACGACCTGCACACCCGCACCCTGACCGGCAATGCAGCCAAGAACACCGTGACCCACGTCCTCAGTCAATACACTGAAGAGACGGCACGTTACCTGGCTCGTGTCATCGACAAAGATGCCAAGGCCGGCTTCAGCGAATCGACAGTGAACAAGGTGTTCCCTGGCTTGGTCCCGGTTTTCAAGGCAATGAAAGGCCAAAAGGTCGAAGACAAGAAGAAAAAAGGCAAAGACGGTCGCATTACCATCACGCCATTCGACTTCCAAAAGAACGTCGGTCTTCCGGCTCGCATCGAAATCAAGCACGACGGCCTGCGCTCCATCGTGTTCTCGCCAATCCGGCCTGGCGATCCAGTCCTGTACTTCTCGTACGAAGGTCGTCTGCAAGAACAATGGCAAGGCCTGTTCGATGACGAGATCATCATGCTGGCTGCACTGCACGGTGGCCCAATCGTTCTCGACACCGAGATCGAAGGCGAGAACTTCGCTGAAACGATCCGTGCCAAGAAAGCCGGTAATGACCTGGGCAAGGAAAACTTGCGCCTCAAGGCATTCGACCTGCTGGATCGCGAAGAGTGGGATACCGAGACCTGCCATCGCAACCAGCAAGAACGCTCGGACTACATGGCCGACCTGCTGCAACGCTACTGGAACACCAAGTTCGGCGATGCGGTCCAGTCGAAGATCGTCATGACCGAGTACGAAATCTGCGAGACCATCGAACAGCTCCGTGCTTTCCATGCTCGTGCGGTTGAACTCGGCTACGAAGGCACCATGCTGAAACGTGTCGACGGTTACTACGAGTGGAAACGCTCGAGCAACTGGTGGAAATGGAAGCCAGTCATCACCATCGACCTGACGATCGACGACTTCTACGAAGGCGAAAAAGGTACCAAGAACGAAGGCCTGCTCGGCGGCTTCATCCTGAGCGGTGTCGACGAGAACGGTAACAAGGTCCGCACCCGTTGTGGTGGCTTCAAGATTCGTGGCGGTAAGCTGGACGATTTCATGGAATCGATCGGCATCAACCTGAAGACCACGAACGATGCGATCACTGTGGTTCGCGACTACATCTGGCAGAACAAGGACAAGTTCCGCGGCAAGATCGCCGAAATCGAAGGTCAAGAACTGACGCTGGCTGAAGACGAAACCGAATGGTACTCGGTCCGCTTCCCACAGCTGCTGACGTTCCGCACCGACAAGGACGAGGCAAAGAAATGATCGGCTACACCATCATCGCCATTTTCATCCTCACCATCGCCTTTTTGGCGAAGCGTGAATGGGACTGGCGCAAGAAACTGGAAGTCGACTATGGAAACTTCCTGATCAAGAACTGGGAAGCCACCAGCGACCCGGTGACGGACACGGTTCGGAACACCCTTCGCCGCTACGCTAAGTCTGCAGTCAAAGACAAGGCGTACGAAATCCAGGAAATCATGCGTAAGGCCAACTACAAGGCCGAGCCATCGAACATGGCAACGCTATGACGGATCGCTATGCGACAGAGGAAGACTTCTTGCGGAAACGCAAGTTCGTCTCCTTCTTCATCGAGATCACGCCGACGTCGCTGGAAGTTCGTGACTTTGGCGACAGCCTGATCCAGAAGTGTGAGCGGAACGGTGAGCTGCGTATCTTCGGCATTGGTACAATCCAGAGTCGACCAATCGGTCAACTGGCTCCGCAATCGTCGTCGATGGGGAGTTACACAGGCTACTACATTGATTACGCGGATGATCGTGAAGCTGCTAAGATTGAAGCGATGCGTTTGGCGCGGCAGCAACACGTGAAGATAATGACCCAAATCGATAAGATGCTGGCAGGAATGCAAGCAACAGAACTGACGTTCATCCCAAGACCGCCTAAGTGTAAGTGCTGCTGATCCCCAAGATGTGGGTGCTGGAATAGTATTTATTCTAGCACTCACATTTTTCTAGTATTTCCCTCAGAAAACAATATTCGTGTTAAATACTAATGCTTCGAATGTGGAGCATCTAGGAGATTAACATGAGTATCAGCCCTGACCATAACACTATAAAAACAGAGAACGATAACCTACTATCGTTCATGGTCGACCTCTACACCGACACCGAGAACATCGGCGTAAATATTCGTTTACTCAGCGAATGCTTGCTGGAGTGGAAGAATAACGACTCCATAATTCAAAATGAAAACAATCAAATACCTCCGAGAGATGTCGGACTTGCACCTGGAATTTGGACCCTTCCATATCCCGGAGCACCATACTGATACCGAAACTGTCCTGCTGCTCCCTGGAGACATCCATGTGGGCATCAGGGCAACAAAGAACGATTGGCTGAAGAATCTTAGCCAACGCTTCGCATACGTCCTATACGTCCCAGGAAACCACGAGCACTATAAGTCTTCGCTGGACCTTACCGGACAGAAAATCAAGGACGCCATTCAGGCTCAAGGCCTCGACAATGTCTTCGTTCTCCTAGACGAAGTCTTCCACATTCCCAATACCAACTGGAAAGTTTTCGGCGGCACCTGCTGGACCGACTTCAACAGCGGAAACCCGGTTACAATGTACAACGCGTCGCAGGTGTTGTATGACTATAAGAAGATTCGAATCCACAACTACAATGCGCGCCTGAAGCCGGAACATGTTCTGGGACGACATATCGCCTACAAGAATGCCTTGCTCGAAGAGCTGGCTAAGGACGATGGTAAGAACGTGATTGTGATGAGCCACCATGCTCCGCATTCGCTAAGTCTTAGCCCAATGTATCGCTTCAGTCAAAAAGACTATCACACCAACTTCGCGTACCACTCGGACCTGAGTAACCTGATCCTTGATCATCCGCAGATCAAGTTCTGGTTCCATGGCCACACGCATAACAATTCACGCTACAATATCGGTGACGACTGCGAAGTCATTGCGAATCCTCGTGGCTACTACGGGCATGAGCTAAATGACGACTTCGATCCCGACCTTGTCATTCCACTATGTCCTATGATGAACTAGAAGAACAATACTTTCTTCTGTCGCAACGTGTTGTTGAACTTGAACGAGTCGAAACGTCTCTAAGAGTTCGCAACACGGAACTCGAGGCAGAGAACATCATCCTCGAGAACGACACCAAGAAAGCAGAACTAAAAGCCGAAGCGATGGCCAAGGCATATCAGGATGAAACGTTTAAGACTATTAACCTGAAAGTCAAGATAGACAAACTTGAGGACACCAATCGGAACCTTGAGCATAAAGTGAAGTATGAGTATGATGAATCAAAGCTTGCCCTGGTTCGATCTGCGATCCACAATGATCCGATCATTCTTCAGCAATATGCAAATCTTCGCGATATAGATTCTTTCACCGGTCTACCTCAATACTCAATTCATCGTCCGATGAATCTTGTCGATGTCCCATCCCGCACCCACACTATTGCCCTTCACGCAACCGATCGATTCGGCTTCATGCGTGAGGCGGCCAATAGCTACAACTTTGATCCAGTGCTTCACGCCTACGCCAAGCTAGACGATCAAGTCATTCGGTACAGTACATCGGAATCGATTCTTGGCATGAAACGCCGAGAAGACTTTGCCGTAACACTGAAACAACTCACGCAAGGCCTACAAGAAGCGATCATCAATGAGTACTCAAAGCGACACGACTTTTATTGAGCATCAATTTAAACTTGGTGAGACGATTAATGCGGCAATCCGGTTTCACAATCATCCGAAGCTTACCGATGATGAGATGGACGAGCTGCAACGACGCTACAACGAACTCAATGACAACAAGGTTCCGAGACCATTTCAGGTTGTCAAAATCCCAATCTTAGGAGACATATGCTAGCTATCATTGCAGCAAAAACAAAGAATAACGTCATTGGCTTCGAAGGCAAAATGCCTTGGAAACAACGCAACGACCTTCAACGCTTCAAGGCCTTGACTTATGGCCACACCGTCATCATGGGTCGAAAGACTTATGCATCTATGGGTGGCAAAGCTTTGCCAGATCGCCAGAACATTGTGCTGACTTCGAACGTTGTTCAGTTCTGTGAAATCTATAACCGGCCCGGTCAAGGCCTTGGTTGTACAGTGATGTCTGACTTCGAACAAGCATGTCGACCATTCCATAAGCATGATTTCCCTTATCACATGCATTTGGAAACCGGCTTCATCATTGGCGGCGAACGTCTATTCACTGATGGCATGAAGATTGCGAATGTCATGTACATCACCGAGCTTGATTGCGAACTTAAAGGTGATGCGTTCTTCCCGCCAATCGATCCAACTGTCTGGAAGCAAATTGCTATTGAACGCTATAAGGCAGACGAGCACAACACGTATGACTACTCGTTCATCACTTACGCTAGAATTCCTGAGCCTGATCCTAAGGGTCCGGGCTGGAATATTTCTTAAAAAGAAATTTAGCAAAACAGTGTACAAAGTTTAAGGCAGACATTATAATTTCTTCATCGGTGTTCGATAAACAACCATTGGAGAAAGCCATGCGTAAAAATAATGTCGCCCTGAACCTGCTGCCACTCGCCACCCTGACCGATGCTGCCAGCCAGTTCCGCGCCATCCACGTTCGCCCCGAGCCGTGCAACTGCCATCAGCACATTGCGCACCATCCACTGATCCAGCGCCTCAGCGCCATGGGCTTGCCGGTCCCGGACTTCGATACCGCACAGCATCCGAAGTTCGAGCGCGACGGCGGCGTCACCATCGGCTACATCATCGACGAGGCCAAGAACGTCGTCAATGTCGGCTTCTCCAAGTGCCGCGACGACGAGCCGTACAGCAAGAAATTCGGCGTGAACAGCGTCAAGGCTCGCATGCTGGAATTCGATGCGAAGTTCACGTTCTCGATCGGCCTCGACAACCTGACCGAGTTCGCAGTCAGCCGCATGGAAGAGCTGAAAGGCTTGCAACCTTCCTTCGTCGACTCGATCGTTTTCGCCAATCTGACGCAAGATGCAGTAGAATATGCCATCGGCCAGGGCGTCGCCCTCCGTCTGCTCCAGATCAAGGAAGCAGCAGACGCCAAGCTCGCCGAAATCAAGCAAGAACAGCAAAAGCGCCATGCCGCGAAACGTCACCTGAAAGAAGTTGCCAAAGGTGACCTGACGGCCGCCGTCCTCTCCGCCCACGACCAGACGCCTCCGATCCAGTAATACTGGCGGCAGTGCATCACGAATGGGGCCAATGGCCCCATTTTCTTTTACAAGAATAATAAATGAATTTTATCGATTACTTTAAACGATTCAAACTCACCCCACGTAATGAACAAGCTGAGGTGCTCGGTAAGCTGGAGCATGCATGGAACGGCTACAAGTACTTTGCAATCAGCGCACCTCCTGGTGTTGGTAAGACTCACCTCGCTCTGGCAATCGCCGAAGCTCTCTCCCGTACATACATTCTCACTGGTACCAAATACCTACAAGAACAGTACGAACGCACCAGCGCCAAACTAGTCGACATCAAAGGTCGCAGCAACTATGTCTGCAACATCAATCCGGTGTTCAATGCTGACGAAGCTCCATGCATCGCCAACAAAGACTTGAAACGTACCTGCATTCAGCAATCGGTCTGCGACTACTACAACCAGAAGACCAAAGCTCTGAATTCGCAGATGATGATCACGAACTATGCGTACTTCTTGACCGTCACCGCAAACGCGGATGAAGACACGGAATGGACCACTCGCAATGCCATCGTGATGGACGAAGCCCACGACCTGGAAAAACACCTGATCTCGGTTGCTGAACTGAAAATCTCGTTGAGCGACCTGTGGAACAACTTCGGCGTCGGCAACGAAGAATGGCGCTTCACTGAAGACATGAATGACAACCGCAAGCTACTGGACTTGATCATGCAAATGATGCTCCAGAAGATTGCGGAGATGGATGACAAGATCGCTGCGATCTTCGAAGAAGGTACGTTCATGCAGAAAGGCAAAGTCAAGGACATGCCTAAGTCAACCGGCGACAAAATCCGGAAGATCAATTCCAAGAAATCAGTGCTTCAATCGTATGTCTCGAAAATCCAGGTGTATGAAGCAACTCGCGAATTCACGGATAGCCCATGGGTCGAGACTCCAAACTTCGAAGATAACTCGATCATCCTGTCACCGCTGACCTCGAAATATCTGTTCAGTATGTGCATGGATGCCTTCGCAGAGAAGTTCGTGTTCATGTCGGCAACCTTGCCTCCGAAAGAAGTGCTGTGCAAGGAGATGGGCATCAACCCTGCCGAGATGTGCTACATCGAAGTAGGTACTCCATTCCCACCCGAGAAGTCGCCTATTGTCGTCTTGCCTGTCGCGAAGATGAATTACAAAGAGCTCGACAAAAGTATCCCTGTGATCGTCCAGGCGGTTGAGGCAATTCTCGAAGCACACCCAAATGAGAAGGGTCTGATTCACACCGGCAACTACAAGATCGCAAGTGAAATCCTGCAACGCGTCGACAAAGGTACCCGTAAGCGCTTGATTGCTCGTGACATGAATCAAACGAAGTTGCATAACAACGAACTGCTGAAACTGCACTCGTCTAATGACGATCCAACGGTTCTGCTTTCGCCAAGTATGACAACTGGTATCGACTTGTACGATGACCTGGCTCGCTTCCAAATTATCGTGAAGCTTCCATTCCCATCGTTGGCTGATCCTCGGATCAAGAAGAAGTCGCAGGTGTTCAACGACTGGTACAGCATGCAGATGTGGATGGAAGTCTTGCAAGCAAGCTGCCGTGCTACTCGAAGCATGGATGACCACTCAACTACCTACATTCTTGATGCTTCATTCGAACACTTCTTAGGCAACGCATACAGCAAATTGCCTGGCTGGTTCAAAGATCGAGTCCAGATGTAAACATGAAAGGGAGCCATTGGCTCCCTTTTTCGTTTAAGCACGATGTACTTAGCGAAGTCGCCATGGTATAATGGTTCCATTATCGACGCGACCAAATAACATGATCGAGCAAAACGAAAACTCCTTCCAGATCGAGACCCCGCACCTGCCAAAAGGTGACCAGCCAACGGCGATTGCCAAACTGGTTGAAGGTCTGGAAGATGGCCTAGCTTTCCAAACTTTGCTCGGTGCTACCGGTACCGGCAAAACCTACACTATGGCCCAGACCATTGCCAAGACAAATCGTCCGGCTCTGATCTTGGCGCCTAACAAAACGTTGTGCGCACAGTTGTACTCGGAAATGAAAGCATTCTTCCCAAATGCTGCGGTCGAGTACTTTGTCTCGTACTTCGACTACTACCAACCCGAGACCTATTTGCCGGCTCAGGACAAGTACATTGACAAAGATTCGATGGTCAATGCTTATCTTGAAATGCTACGGCTTTCGGCAACCAAGGCAATTCTGACACGTAACGACACCATCATCGTTGCCACTGTGTCCGCGATCTATGGCCTTGGTGAAACGTACCAGATTACAAGTCACTCCATTAACTTGAAAGTGACTCGCCAAATCACGATGGAAGAAATTGTCAAGCAGCTGGTCAAGGCTCGCTACGACAACATCGACAAGGACCGCTTGATCAAATCCGGCGAGTTCAAGAAAATCGGTGATACTCTGATCATCCATCCAGCCGAAACCGAGGAGTTCGCGCTCCGTGTATCGTTCTTCGACGACATCATCGAAGACATCAAGAAAATCGATCCGATCACAGGTGCCGTCAAGGAAACGATCCATGCCTTCACGTTGTTCCCAGCAACCCACTATGTGGTCGAGGAACAAAAGCTGAATCCGGCAGTCGATGCGATCCAAAAGGAAATGGAAGACCGCATCGCGTTCTTTGAGTCTAAAGGCAAGCACATCGAAGCTCAGCGCATTCGTGAAAAGGTGTGCTTCGACCTGGAAATGCTTGACGAAATCGGCTACTGCAAAGGCATCGAAAATTATTCCAGGCACTTCACTGGTCGTTCGATCGGCCAACCGCCTCCGACACTGCTCGATTACCTTCCGGAAAAGGCAATTGTCTTCATCGACGAAAGCCATACTACGGTACCCCAACTCGGTGCAATGTATGCAGGCGACAAGTCCCGCAAGGAGGTTCTGATCGACCATGGCTTCCGTCTGCCATCCGCATACGATGCACGACCGTTGAACTTCGACGAAGTGCTGGCTCGCTTGAAGCAAACCATCTTTGTCTCGGCAACTCCAGGCGAATTCGAGCTTCAGCGGTCCGGTACCGACATTGCTGAGCAAATCATTCGTCCGACCGGCATCGTTGATCCGGAAGTCGAGGTGCGTCCTATCGCATCGCAAGTCGAGGACCTCATGTCCGAAGTTACCGAGCGTGCCAAGAAAAACGAACGTGTTCTGGTCACAGTGCTTACCAAGCACATGGCACAACAGTTGGCGGAGTACTATGTCGAGCACGGCATCAAGGCTCGCTACTTGCATGGTGATGTCGAAGCCGTCGAGCGTGTCGAAATTATCCGGGACCTGCGCCATGGCAAGTTCGATGTGCTGATCGGTATTAACCTTCTCAGGGAAGGCCTGGACCTACCTGAAGTATCTCTTGTGGCAGTGATGGATGCGGACAAGGAAGGGTTCCTACGCAATGCTAGGAGTCTGATCCAAACCATCGGTCGTGCTGCACGTAATGTCAACGGTCACGCGATCCTGTATGCCGACAAGGTAACTGGCTCGATGGAGGCTGCAATTAATGAAACCAATCGCCGTCGTGCAAAGCAACTCGCTTTCAATGAGGCGAATGGAATCACGCCGGTGAACATCCAGAATCGCATCCGTGCTTTGCTGGACCAGCCTGATCCGGTGATCGAGGAAATTGCGTTCGATGAAAAGACCGCAACGATGTCGATCAAAAAACTTGAGCGCGCTATGAAGGAAGCCGCTAAGAATCTGGAGTTCGAAAAAGCCGCAAAGCTTCGTGATCAAATCACTCGACTCCATCGCCAATCTATCGGACACGAATAATATTCAAGGAGTACCATGGGTAATAAACGAGAACGCCATCAAGCGAAGGTGGCGAAGCGAGCTGTTGCAAAGACGTCGAATGATGCAGCAAACTTCATGCCTAAGCCATTGATTGGCTCTGCTCTGATTCCAGCAAGGCAGCCAGCAGCAAGGGTTGAGAATGAAATTCCATCGGAAAGCCATGTTCGGTTCTACGGTGCCCTGTCTGCACTGAAAAATCGGAGCGGCAATGGCGAGTCCTTCTGCTTGCTGTACAGTCGCTTGGCTTTCGGTCGTTTCGCTGCGATGCGCTACTTCAACGATGAAGCAGCTGAAGACATTCACTACGCGATCGGCAACATGATCATCAAGATGGATAGTCAACCGGAAGGTCAGGCCATGTTCCTCGATCCGGAACGTTGCATCGAAATCCATCAGTGTCTTGAAAATATCGAAGACATGGCATTCTTGATGAGCAACGCCGAATACGACACGATCGCCGCGGAAACTCTGAATCTTCTTAACAATGTGCCGATGTCTGCCGGTGAGTACAATCTCGTAGACTGGGACGAGTTCAAAGCCCGTGAATCCAGCAAGAATCAGGTGGCCGCGTTGGTTGCGGATCGTCGGTATAAATAGTCTCATACCGTATAGGAGAGAGATTATGAAAGTTTTAGAAATTCTGTCAGAAGCAACAAAGGAAGTTCCTGCGATTCTGGCAAACCTGAAAGGCAAGAAACTCGGTTACGAAGAAGCTCGTGAATACCTGCAAGGGTATGCTGACGTCGTTGATCAGCCCCATGAGAATAAGGAAATCTTCCGTTTCAAAAAGGACACTGCTGGCTTCACCTTCGCACGCTTGGTAAGTGCTTTGGAAAAAGGTACTGACGGCACCGTACGTGTTTACAAGCATCGCGCAAATGAAGTCGCCATCGGATGGAACTACAACACCCCAGCAAAAGCCAAAGTGCTGTACGATCAGACCGATGATAAGGATGTCATCGAGAAGAACCTAAAGCAAGCCAAGTCCCGTTCCACTGGCAAAGGCATCAGCAAAGGTTACTTCGTGAAGACAACCGTAACGCCTACAAGCTCCCTGCTTGTAGGACAATTCCTAGAAGGTCCTCATAAAGGTGACACTTTCGCGGTGAACTGGCTTCCGAGACGTGGCCCGGCCAACCTTAAGAAAGGCGCGACGATTAACGTGAAGTTTGAGTCCACATACGGAACGGTTGAGGTTGTAGCATAATAGATTTTTGTGTACATTCCCAGGAGACTTTGGTATTATGTCTCTATCGTAACGCACTGGAGAATGACATGAATTTGATCGGCAAAATCCCTGAATCCTGGCTCACCCACGTCTTCCGCTGGAATGACAAGGAATGCCTGGTCGGTAAGTTCGATCCAGAAACCGAAGTCAAGCTCGACAACAAAGAGTTCTCGCAACTCGGCACCGAGTTGATGCAGCAGATTTCCGATTCGAAAGTGTTCACGCAAGAAGAGCTGGAGAACATCGCCTTCCTGCCAAGCGAAACCTTCCTGAGCCTGATTCACGACCAGTAATACTTCGTACTCCGAAATGGCCTGAGATTGGAAACAGTCTCAGGCCATTTTTGTTTCTAAAAAGTAACACTTAATTTATTTTCACTTTACCAAAGATTTCAGTATACTTTCCTTGGGACTCTGGTTAATATAGCTACATCATCGGAATACTTCCGTAATCAACCAGGAGAAGAAACATGGCACACGGCATCGACACTGTTAACGGTAAAGCAACCTTCGCCTTCGTCGGCGGCGACGCATGGCATGGTCTGGGTCAGCGCTTGACCAAAGGTGCTCCGATGGAAGTCTGGGCTGAAGAAGCTGGCATGAACTACGACATCATCGGTGTCCCGGTCAAGTTCGACATCCCGGTGATGAACGGCAAAGGTGAAAAGCCTGCAGGCATCGACCTCGGCAACATCACCAAGCAGTTCGACGGCAAGCGCGTCCTGTACCGCAACGACTCCGGTAACGGCCTGAGCGTCGTGTCCGACTCCTACAAAATCGTCCAGCCGAAAGACGTGCTGAACTTCTTCGAAGAACTGGTCGCAGTCGGCGACATGCACCTGGAAACTGCCGGTGTCCTGTTCGGCGGAACCCGCTACTGGGCAATGGCCAACACCAACTTCGAAGACGACGTCATCGGCGGTGATCGCATCAAAGGTCGCCTGCTCCTGACCACCAGCTGCGACGGCACCCTCGCTACCACGGCCAAGTTCGTCTCCGAACGTGTCGTCTGCAACAACACCCTCAAGATCGCCCTGGGCGAGACCGACGAGGAGAAGAAACCTCAGGTCCGCGTCACCCACGGTGCAGTGTTCAATCCCGAGAAAATCAAGGAAGCCCTCGGTCTCCTGGATCACGGTTGGCACCAGTTCATGACGAACATCCGCACGATGTCGAAGACTAAGATGTCCGACGCTGCTGCCAAGAAGTTCATCGCCGACATCATGCTGAACCCCGAGCAGCTGAAGCTCCTGGAAGAGCAGAACGAAGTCCACAAGCGTGTCCAGGCCAAGCTCGACGAAATCTTCGCCATGTACAAAGGTACTGGCATGGGCGCCACTGAGGTCACCGGCACCGTGTGGGGAGCGCTGAACTCCATCACCGAATACGCCGACCACCGCATCGGTCAGAAAGCCGACAACAAGCTCTGGAACTCCTGGTTCGGTTACAGCGAGAACCTGAAGAACTCGGCCTTCGAACTCGCAATGGAAATGATCTAATCAAGATCGAGAGGTGCTGGAAACAGCACCTCAACTTTTCTGGAGAATTGAATGTCCTTCGAACCTTGCTCTTCCTGTGTTTCACCGATGGCATGTCGTGATGTCGCCACTTGCAACCAAGCACGTCTGCCGACTCCACCTCGCGCCGCCAGGCCTACCGCTTCGAATCCTGATGTGGTGTATGCCAAGAACATCGGCGAACTCCAGGAGCAACTCAAGAACCTCCCTAAAGCTGGTTCCTGGCTCGTCGACCGCGGCGACTTCGGTCATGCGACCATCATGGTCTACGATGCGGATGGTGCCAAGATTCGCGAAATCCGAAACAAGTAATAGGAGATAGGAATGGCTGCTCACCTCTACATCCAAATCGCGACCAACCGTCGCATCAAGACTCGCGCTCGGTCCTATGCTCGCTACATGCGCCAAGTCGACCATCGCCGCCGTACGAAAATCAGCGAACGCGAACGCTTCGACTTCCTCGAAGAAATCTTCGCACCGCGGATCGAACTCGGTTCGTCGATCGAGCAAGACTACCCGAGCAGCTGGATCAATCCGATGAACGACCTGTTCCGCAAGAAGGTCCTTACGATGATCAACGACAAGCTGATTGAAGAAGTTCGTCCGATCCTCATGAAGTGCGCTAAGCAAAACGAGTACGTCATCGACGAAGCCGAACGCATCCTGAAGTTCCTGACTGCCCACAAGGGCCAACGTTGCTATGTCAAATGGTGGTAACATGAATATCGTCGCAGGCGGCCTCTCCCGCCAACAAATCATCGATTGCTTCACGAAAGCTGGTGTCTGGCTTGGCACCAACGAAGACGAGATCAATCGCCAAGTCGAAGCGGTAAAGCTCGCGATCCTGGAAAGCCAGAAGCCGAACGGCCGCCTGCTTCCAGTGAAGCCATATGAAGAACGTTTTGCTGCAAAGTATCCTACCGAAAAGATCGAGTTCGCCGAGGGTACGGAGGCACTGCGTGGTGTCATGCGTGAAGAACTTGCCGACTATCGCGCACTGTTCACCTGCAACGAAGTCGACTTCGTTAACCTCGCAGGAACGATGACCAACTTCCAGCGCCAGCACCTGCAAGCCCTGGCTTTCAACATGCAACCTTTCGGTCGCGAAGGTCTTGACCAGATCATTCGCGCCGCCTCGGTCACGGGCTACACCAATGCCAATCGTGACTTTAAAAATCCGTAATTCATTTTAAGGAGAAGCTCATGGCTCGCCCAACGCAAGAACAAATCACCGAACAAATCGAGGCCCTTCCTGCGCTCAAGGAGACCGTTCCGAAAGCCGGGATGTTGGGCAACAACCACCTCGCGATCGATGCCGCTGCGGAGGTCTTGGCGCGCAGCATGTCCCACGACGACATCTACGACAAGTGGGGTCAGGAGGCATGTGAAGAACATGGCGAAGACTTCGACCAGACTGTGCTCGACGGCGCCATCGCTGCGTACGAATGGATGCGCGGCACCACGACCGTTCTGCCAACCTTCGCGCTTTCGGAGTAATCCATGTTCTTCAAAGGCAAAGAGGACGGCATCCCTGACGACGTCAATGAAATCTTCTTCTCCGGAAATTTCTGGTATGCTGCATCGGAAGAGCGTGATGGCCTGAACAAGCCAAAAGCCTGCGGTGTCGGGAATACCGAGGAGGAAGCGATCGCCGACATGCGTGACCTGGTCTCCCGCTATGTCCCGACAGCGGAACGTGAAAAGCCATGGGTGAGGCACCAGAAGTATAGCTCGAAGCCAGGCGAATACCGGAATCCTGTGTTGTTCATCGACCAGCGGGTTAAACTCGGCGATGGTCGCGAAGCAATCATCATGGATAAAGCAGCTCATCGCAAATCCAGGACAATGCAGGTCGAAGGCGAAACGGCGCTGAAAGTAATCAAGAACAAGGAAATCTCCGCGTTCCTCGACGTGACGGTCGGTTGGGTCAACTGCGTTTGGAATTAAAGTTTCTTTGCCAAAAAGCATACCACGTTCCCTAGGAACGTGGTATAATGCTTTTACTTTAATGCAACACATAAGGAAAATCATGGCAAAGCTCATCGCAGGTTTCACCGGTACCCAGAAAGGCATGACGCCGAAACAAGCGTCCAAGCTCAAGGAACTTCTTACCCAAGAAGGTATCACTGAACTGCACCACGGCGATTGCATCGGTGCTGACGCTCGTGCCGACTCGATTGCTCATGAGCTCGGAATCGATGTCGTGATTCATCCGCCGACCAAGGCGGACAAGCGCGCCTATTGTGAAGGTGCCATCAAGGTTCACGAGACCAAAGAGTACCTGGTTCGTAACAAGGACATCGTGAATGATTCGCGATTCCTGTTCGCAACGCCTGGTGAAGCCAGCCAAGTTCTCCGCAGCGGTACCTGGTCCACAGTTCGCTTTGGTATCAAGTCCAAGCGTAAGGTGTTCGTGATCAAGCCAGACGGTGAAGTCGACATCTACAACTAAGCGTGACTGAGATTTACGACCCAAAGAACGCAAAGAGCGTGCCATGTCCTACGTGTCACGCTCTTCCAGGGCAACCATGTAAAAGCAAAATCGGAATCGTACAAGCATCTGTGCACCGGAAACGTCTTCAAGAATACAACAAGATTGCGCTGGGTCCGCAGCAGAGTTAACGCAAAGAAATTTCCAAAGACTCCTAAAAAAGAGTGTACATCTCCTGAGAATCTCAGTAAAATAGCTTCTGTGGTACAGGACTTAAAACTTAAATAATAAGGAAGCGAAATGAACATGATGCAACAACCTACCGGTCACGCAGCAACCCTTCGTATGAACCTTGCCGTCGGCAAATGGGAAGCAGAATTCCAAGGTACCATTCTCGCTTCCTCGCCAGACAAGAACTACATCAAGAACACCATCGCGAAGGGCCTGAACAAGACGGCCAACGCATGTGGCGTCACCCACGTCATCGAACTGAATGAAGCCAGCCAAGGCGAATTGATGACTCCCGCTGGTATTTTCACCCGCATGGAACCGAAGTACACCTTCTCGATCACCGAGCGTTTCGACTTCTACGACGAAACCATCCAGATGGTTATCGACGGTGATCGTATCGGTGCCCTGGTCACTGGTGATGGTGGTCTCGGTAAATCGCACACCTGCTTCGAAGTCGTCGAGCGCAACGGTCTCGATTACACCTACCAGTACGAGCCGCCGGCCGAAGTCAAGAAGTCGAAGAAGGACAAGGATGCCGAAACCGAGTCCGAGGATGAAGACGAAGAAGAAGTTGTCTGGATCAACCCGGGCAAGGTCCACCTCGTCAAAGGTTACTCGTCGGCCAAAGGTCTGTATCGCACCCTGTTCGAGAACAACGGCAAGATCATCATCTTCGACGATTGCGACTCGATCCAGAAAGACCCGAACGCAGTGAACCTGCTGAAAGGTGCACTCGATACCGGCAAGGATCGCATCGTGTCCTGGAATGCTGAACTGGGTCGCGGTAGCAACAAGCTGCCGATGTCGTTCATCTTCACCGGCCGCATCATCTTCATCTCGAACCTCGACATGCGGATGTGCAACGATGCGCTGAAGACCCGCTGCTCGAAGATCGACCTGGGAATGACCGCGGAAGAGAAGATCGAGCGCATGAGCTACATCATCACCCGCCCTGGCTACCTGCCGAACATCAGCATGGAAGTCAAGCAAGATGCACTGGCCTTCCTGGACAAGTACAAGGAAGACACCACCGATCTGAGCCTCCGCTCGCTGGAAGAAGTTGCCAAGTACCGTAACCGCGGTAACGATAACTGGGAACGTCACGCTCTGTACGCTCTCGTCACCGGTTAATTCTAGATGGGATGGTCAAAAGACCATCCCATTCTTTTAAGGATAATCATGAATACATTTTTCTGGGTAGTCGGCACCGCACTCGTCGTGTTCGTTATCATGGAACACGTCAGCAAGATCAAGGTCGATAAGATCGAAATCAAGACCCACGCCCAAATCTTTAGGTTGGCCACCGTTCTCGGCTTCAACGGCGATCCACTCAACGATCAAGCGGAGCTCATTCGCTTCCTTGAACAGAACGGGTTCCACAATCCAACCGAACGTGATGGAACTCCGCACTTCAAGGTCAACGATCCAGACCTCGACCTTCTCATGAATCTTGGCGGTGACATGCTCGTCGGACCGGCCAACATGGATACCGCCATCTGGTTCATGCAAGCATTGGATAAAGTGCTTGACCGTCTCAGGCCTCACGAGGCGCCATTCCATGATGGGTTGAGTACTATCATCAAAGAGCCAGACTCGAACGTCTCCTAACGTTTCCTGCACATACTACAAAGGGACCCATTGGGTCCCTTTTCTGTTATGCCTTCTTGGTTGCCACCAACTTCAAGAACGATGGTCGGATAGTTCCTTTGTAAGCAACGGAGCTGTTCGTCTTAATGCCTTCCTTTGTTGCAGCATGCATCTGAGGATCAGACATCTTCTTGCCGGTGTTGATACTCCATGCAACCATGGCATCGTCGGCTAGAATCTTAGCTGGGTCTGGTACTTTGACCTCGAGCACGACGTATTTCTCGCTACCGTCTTTCTTCGCTTGACGCTTACCGTAGAACTCAGCAGTCTTTTGGTCAATGGCAAGGTACACGTTGTGCTCCGAATATCCTTTGATCAAGTCAACATAGACTTCTTCATACTTGCCTGGCAGTAGGCCTTTCTTCGAGATTCCCTCTTCCCATTTCTTCAGTGAAGTGCCATGGTACATGACTGGATGCTTCTCATTCATGACAGCATTCACACCATCCTTCATCTTCAAAATTTCACCAACGGTTGCAGCGTTGAATGGCTTATTGGTGTTCTTGACTTTGAACTCGTCAGTCACCTTGAATCGCTTTAGGTCCTTCAGCGCACTTTGGAAGTTCTTCACATCGTTGATGACACGCATTCGTGTACTGCTGCCAACGCTATCCTTGAGAATGGAGATAGTCTTGTCGGCATAATTGACTAGACCACCAAGATGATTCCAAAGATCGCGCTCACCTTTGACCTTAAGCTTGTCGATTGCTTCTCGTTCAGTCATCTTTTTAGCGATGATGTCTTTTAGATATTTAGATGATGCTACCTTCGAGTAGGTTTCGTTTTGAGTCGAGAAAAGAAGTAGTTCGCCCTTGTCGTAAATCCAGTAGAAGCCATCCTTTGGATCGACATGGTCAGAAGTTTTTGCACCCCAAAACTTCATTTTGTCTTCAACGTTTTCGTGGCGATAGTCGCGTACTGATTTGTATTCAAGCAACATGGCTTGATGTTCTAGTTGTTCTAATAGTGTGTATGCCATAGCGTTATGTTATGATAGTAGGTACGACTATTTATTGGTCAATCACTCCTCATCAAATATCCCACAATGAAAACAATCGCAGTAGTTGGCCTCGGTTACGTGGGCCTACCTTTGGCGTTGCAATTCGCCAAGCATTTTCCAGTGGTTGGTTACGACATTCAAGAATCAAAGATCGAAGCGTACAAGAATTACGTTGATCCCGCGAATGAAGTGTCGTATGAAGACTTCGAAGCAGCATATCCGAACTTCGAGCCAACCACCGACATTTCAAAGATTTCAGCAGCGGACTATGTCATCGTTGCTATGCCGACACCAGTCGACGAAAACAAAAGCCCCGACTTCACCCTACTGATTCTAGCCACCGAAGAAATCTCCGGCTACATCAAGGAAGGTTCGACCGTGATCTACGAATCGACTGTGAACCCAGGCACCACCGAAGAACGCTGCATTCCGGTCCTTGAACGAGGCTCCCGCATGAAGTGGAAAGAAGGCTTCTTTGTCGCATACTCGCCAGAACGCATCAGTCCAGGTGACAAAGCCATGCCTTTGGTGAAGCTCAAGAAGATCGTATCTGGCGACACAGGAACGACCCTGGAGAACGTTGCACAACTCTATGAGACTATCATTGAGGCTGGCGTTTACAGAGCCCCTAGCATCGCCGTAGCAGAAGCTGCCAAGATCGTTGAGAACATCCAGCGTGACGTGAACATTGCACTGATGAACGAACTCTCGGTGGTGTTCCATACCCTTGGCCTCGACACCAACGAAGTCCTCGATGCAGCAGCATCCAAATGGAACTTCGTAAACTATCGTCCTGGACTTGTCGGTGGCCATTGTATCGGTGTCGATCCATACTACCTGATCAAGCAAGCGAAGGACAATCACCTACTTCTGCCAGTGATTGAAGGTGCTCGCACAGTCAACGAGTATGCTCCGTATTTTGTTTGGAACGAATTGCTGTATAAACTTGGCTATCGTGAAAAACTACAAGTTGCTATTCTCGGCTTGACCTTCAAAGAGAACTGCAAAGACATTCGCAACTCCAAAGCATTTGAGTTGTATCGCATGTTTGACGATGTGGCAGCAAATGTGTACGCGTATGATCCTGTAGCTGATGCCGCGGAAGTAATGCATGAGTATGGCGTAACTGTCACTCCGTTCGAAAATATTCCTAAATGCGATCTGGTCATTCTGGTTTCGCCTCATTCGGAATGGCTCGCAAAGAATACGCAAGAGATTATTGATTTGACGAAAGATGACGGAATCTTCGCCGACATCAAAGGCCGGATTAATCAATCATCGTTTAAGGATGCTTCATATAAAGTGTGGCGTATGTGACGGAAAAATTATTGCATTTCTTTCCAGTGCAATTTCCTACTGATTTTTCCGAGTAGATATATAATTTCATTCATCGCTGAGACACAAAACGAATCAGCGATGAATCAAAAAGTATTAGAGTGAGTTCCGGAGTTTGTTTGCAATGACGAACAAGCTTTCAGACTCTAGGTGAAATGCAGACTGGGCATTGATTTGGGTCAATAAGTGTTGAGGATTAGGGAGAGTTTCGTCGACTCATATACCCGAAACAACAGGACACCGCGACGCCAAACATGACCGCAGGCCTGGTGAGATATGAGCCAGTCGAATACATATCGATGACGATTCTATACCGATTGGGACAACGCCTGACGAGGTGCCATGAGGAAGTGAATCTCCGTGGAACTCACCCTAATACTTTTTGATGAAAAATCTTTAGCCCAAGCTTCAATGAACCGGCCGGTGTAAAGCAGCCCGCGGTACCGGTTCTGAGAATGATCGCCAAGGTGAGCCCTGCAGGCAACTATCCAAGGCCGGTCCATCACAACCGAAGAAATGTGATTAAGTCCCTAACATGGTTACGCATAAGATATGCATGTCTTTGTAACCGGATATGATCCATGGGTAAACTCCGGAGCTTGGACTAAAGATTTTTTCGTAGCAAATACCTTTAAGAGATTTTTGATCCAAGCTTCAATGACCCACCACGACTAGAGAGGTGCGATGGGTTTAGGAAAGTGGATCGTCACAATTTGAGCTTCTCTGGCAACAGTAAAAGGCCGGCACACCATAGCCGATGAGATATGGTTGAGCAACAAACTTTTACCGTTCAATGATAGGTACCTGTCGAACGGGGTGTGAGTTGCAACATCCGTGGAGCTTGGTTCAAAGATTTCTTAGTAGTTCCCTCAACACAAAAATAATAGTTGGAAAATTCAAATGGCAAAGCACGCAACAAATTCCTTGTTGGATTTGTGTCGCTTCGGCATCTCGCTGAAGAACGAACAAACCGATACCGCAGCACGTGAACTGTCCAGCTATGTCATCGCTCATAGCTTGCTGGACTATGAGACCTCACTGCCTGCAATCCTCGAAGAACGTGTCGCTCTGCTGAACGACGCAATCGCCGATCAAGCAGCAGGCACCGGTCGCTATCCACAAGACATCGTCGAGGAAGAAGAGGAAGCTGAAGAGCCGACTCCAACCGACGACGATCCGAAGGTGGCATGATGACCGACGTTCTCAAATTCGGTCCGGCGATTATCCACCCAGCTGCGATTCGTGAAGTCTTCGTCGAAGAAGGCACCATGACCGTCCACGTCATTACCGAGGTCTCGCGTTTCGAAAAAGATTGTGACTCCGAAGAGCAGGCTCTGGCTACGGTCAATAAGATCGCGGAATACTTGAACATCGTCGAAGAAATCTAATGGACGCACGAGCTCTGTTCAAGAAGCTCGTGAGTGACGCGAAGAAGCCATACACTGAATCCGTGGAACAGAATCCACGGCCAATCATGTCATATGGCTCGCAACGTCCACACGAGTTCGAAAAAGGCAAGAAGATCGATGGTCCTTATGCTCGCCTCACTGACGAGTACATCGACAGTCTCGAAGACACAGCTCTCGAAACCGAGATGGTCCTCTTCATCACCCGCTGCTTCCGCCAAAGGTAATATGGACGCGATTTACATTGCGATGTACAACTACGGTTCGTACGACAGCTACACCGAAGTTCGTCTTCGCGCATTCCCGACGTTTGCTGAAGCTGAAGCACACTGCCACGAGCACAACGCTGCGTACATTCGCGACGTCGACCTCAGTGCCGCTGTGGTGCAAGGTATGTACCTCTGGCGTGAAAAGAATCCACACCCGGTTCCAGTACAAACCGCCATGAAGATGCCGGAGTGGAAAGGCAAAAAGGGTAGCAAGAAGAATGCACCACCACACGAACTGCAAGCGTTCAAGAAGCTCGAGAACGAAGCGCGTGCAGAATACCAACGCGTCGGCGAACTAAACCAAAAGAATCGCGATGAATGGCATGCGCAGTCGATCATCGAGACCAAGCAGTTGATGACCGAAGCAGGCTACACTCCTGAAGAAGTCGAAGCTCGCGAATCACCGATGTGGCATTCGACCCACGACGAACGCAGTTACGAAGTCGAAGAACTTCCATTTGGAGCGGTAAAATGAAAACTTTCGCAATCATTGCGCTGATCATCTTCCTCATGTCGATGGTCGCAGCAGGTCCGGTCTTTATGTTCGCTTGGCTGTTGTCCATGCGCTTCTTCATCATCGGTGTAATCTGCTTCGCACTCGGCTACTACTTCGGAAAGAAACGATGACCTTCAAAAAACTCCCGTTAGACGAGAACAACCGCATGTTGCGGATTGGCTTTGGTAAGAACAACGGCAATTGGTTCTTCCGTATTGACCTCTGGTTCGCCGGCTTCCGCATCACGAAGTAAAAGTTATACCCATCAGGCCGAGGTAGCACTAGGCTGGTGATAGCAACCCTCTTCGAGAAACACTTGCCGTAGGCGTATTGCAAGTAACTTACGTAGAGGCGGGCTAGTTGTCAAGACGGTGCGTGTGGCTCGCAACCACATAGTCAGGCACACCATACGATGGGTCCTAAAATCTCAAACACAAAAATAATATGCCGCAGATGCGTAAGGGCTATATCATGCCCCGACTTCCGAAGTCGCTATTCTCTGGTCCAGCTGAACCGAGGCCAGAGAAGAAAGAACGTAAGCGTACTGGTGTAATCAAGTATCCGGATGAGATGATCATCAAGATGCGGACGATGTACCAGAAAGAAGGTAAGACAATGAAGGATGTCATTGCTGCTTATCCAGACATCAACGAAAATTACATCCGCAACATTCTGAACTATATGGTTCGTGGCAACCTCATAGTTTGGTAAGAATTCGAAGTACCTTATTTCCACCACCATGCACAAAGATTACAGCCGGCGTCTCATGAGTGGTGAATCAGATTCAAGGTATGACGTTTAGTGGTAGCAAATAGCCCGTCATGACTCAGATACTTCCGTAGGTCATGACCAACGTATACGATCGACTAGGGACCAACCGATGTCGAAGGGTTAGGGAAGTACTGCCACTTCACTATTCGGCTAGTGCGAGTCTACCTCGAGTAACACAGCCTTCTAAACGGACAGCCATGGCTGTCCGTTCCCGCATCTATGGCCACATTAACAGACCTCATTACAAACTTCGGCGATGTCATTCGCCTCAACGATCCAAACTTCAATCTTCAGCACATGACAAATGTGCTCGATACAAGTCCTCATTGGAAGCAATACAATCCACGCAAGAACATTAATCGATATGGCCTTTCGGTCACCTCGCTTGATGGCGGATACTCTGGTGTTCCGGACTTGGACAGCCTTCGTGAATACAACAAGATCAACGGCGCCACGTATGGTGAAAGCGTCTTCAAGACTCGCACGCCAATTGTCGATGAACTTGGCTTAGGACCATTTCTTGACATATGGGGTCGGCACTTGGGTCGCTCACACTTCCTGAGACTCGACAAGGGCGGCTTCTTCCCTCCTCATAGAGATAATGGCATCGCGCTCCCGCCGCGAACTGTACGTATCCTGGTGCCAATACGATGGCAATACAATCATGCCGTCTGGATTCAGGATGGTAAGCTTCTTCATTTGGAAGAAGGTCGACCATACTTCATCAACACCAGCAAGGAACATTCGGTGTTCTCGTACACAGATGGATCGATCCTTTTGGTACTCAATGTCATGACCGGCCCAGAAACATTGCACGCCCTCCTCTCTAACGCTAATACGCTCTAAATGGCCGCCATAAATACGAGTCAACAAACATTGGCTCGTTATGCAACGCATCATTCATACCCATCAAAATCCTCTCCTTGAAAACTTCGAAACCCTTCACCAACCAAAACCTGAAAAGTACTCTGGCTTCATCTATCTTTGGAAGTGTATCCCAGAAGATATGTTTTATGTCGGAAGTCACAAAGGCATTATTCATGATGACTATCGTGGTTCTGGAAAGCGTTTTAAGAAAGTATTCGAATATTATGGAATCACTCAATTCAAAAGGGTTATTTTAGAATACGTCGAAGACGAAAATGAGTTGAAGAAAAAAGAACAACAGTGGATGAATAAGTTCCGTGCGAAACAATCTTCCAGGTTCTACAACACCAATAATGTGGTTGCGGCTTTAGCCGTATGATATAATTTTTCCACACCGTAACACAAAAATAATAGGACAACTCTAATGAACTTTTTTACCTTTGCAACTATTGTTGCAGTATGGATTATCGGCGCACAAACCGATGCCATGTTCCTCGCATTCTTCTTGTCGCTAGCAATCCTCCATGTCGCATCGGAAGGTGGCTTCGACGATAAAGATGAAGATGAAGACGATGATGTCGAAGACGACTATGCGGAAGAACGCTCCTATCCTCAAGTCGTAACTTCCGGACCAGCGTTTCCTGCCAACGGCGTGGAAAACCAACTGCACTTCCTAGAAGAACCAAACAGTGTCGGTGTGTTCAGCTACAACACCCGAACTCATTCGTGGGACCCAGTCGGCGAAGTTCCCTACCCGGCCGACCACAAACCCGAACAAGTAGCAACCATCGTTCTGGACAAGAACGTCGCTTAACCACACAAATCTAATATCATGACTATCGCAAAGAATCTTTTCCAATTCCGTTTCGACGGTGGCAAATGGCAAGACATCGAGTTCCAAGCTTCGGGTCTTCGCCTGATTGCTGCAGCAGTGACCTCGACAGTCGGTGCTCGTCACCCATCCGTCGCCTTCCCAGAACTGTACGAAATGATTCTGTTGAATCACAACGCGACGGTTGGTCAAGACCCGAGCATCAAGGCGATCGAAGCCATGAAGTTCGAAGTCGTGTCCCATCAAGACGACGTACTGAAAGTGTCCTACGAATTCACGATTCGTACTGGCACCAAGGACGAGACCGAGATCGCAGTCAAGGCTCGGAACCTGTATAACCGTCGTTCGGAAGCGAAGCGTCGTGAAATCGCGCTGTACCCACATCATGAACCGCGCCTGATCAAGAGCGGCTTCACGGTGATGCCAGGCAACTAAGCCGATCTACTCGAAAGGGCGTGATGATAAATAAGTCATCACGCCCTTTCGGGCATTCTAAGGAAATATCATGGCAAAGAAAAACGGCGTTATCAAAATTCGTCTGGTCTCCACTGCGGACACTGGGCACTTCTACACTACCACAAAGAATCAACGCAATCATCCAGAGAAACTCGAACTCATGAAGTTTGATCCGGTTGCACGTAAGCATGTTCTCTACCGCGAAGCAAAGATCAAATAATCGTTGTTGAAATCAGCAGGCGTTTGGATGCTCATTGTATAATTTCTCTTATGGAAATTCAAACGCCCGCTATCGTATTCCCAGCCATTTCGATGTTGCTGGTTGCATACACAAATCGCTTCATGGTCATCTCTCAGCGTATCCGTACGCTTCACGAGAAGTACGCAAAAACGTCAACCGAGCAGGTACTGCAACAGTTGGCGAACTTCAGACAACGTCTCACCCTGATCAAATGGATGCAGGCGACTGGAGTGGTATCGTTCCTAATATGTACCCTGGCCATCCTGATGATCCTCCTGGACTTCCTTCCCATCCATGTGGTGAGAGCATTCGGAACGAGTCTCGTGTTCCTAGGCGCGTCCCTGGTGCTTGCCTTTCAGGAAATTATTATCAGCACCAAGGCGATCGAAATCGAACTGCAAAGTATCGAAGATGACCTTGAAAAGGTCGATGTGTAAAAGTTGTAACGCCTAAGGTCTGATGACATTTAGGCGCTATAAATAAAACTATCGACGGTGCGGCAACGAAACATACGCACAATTGATACAGATTATTACGTGTTCAATTCTCCTGAAAACGCATTAAACATTTATAATGCTTTCATTGAGTCGCATAACACAACAACGAGTTCGTCGTAGAAATTCTTCGACTTACTATAAATAGAATTAACAACACCATTACTTGAGAGCAATCTTACTATCATGACCTTCGCAACCATTATTAACCGCCAAGCTAAACCGGCTCAACGTGCAACCCGCACAGTTGTCGTCGCGTTTGCACCTGCGTTTAATATGAATGCACCGAAGCATGATGACCGCTCACAAGCCTTATCGGGGATTATTCTGAAGATTTAAGATCACAGAAAAATCTAAGTAGTATCCGATAAGGCGAATCCAAAAGGTTCGCCTTTTTTGTTGTCCAAAAGAATTATAGGAGTGTGGCGAAATTGGCTAGACGCACCTGGTTTTGACCCAGGCGGACGAAATAGTCCTTGTAGGTTCGAGTCCTACCACTTCTGCCAGAAATAACTGTTGGGGTATAGCTTAATTGGTAGAGCACTAGACTTTGACTCTAGTTGCCACGGTTCGAATCCGTGTACCCCTGCCAAATCATATGGTGACGTAGTTCAGTTGGTAGAACGCTACACTCATAACGTAGTCGTCGCGAGTTCGATTCTCGCTGTCACCACCAAACTTACAAATGGAGGATGCTATGACATCGCTAAACGCAACCAAGGTAAACCTAAGCTAACCATCAATGGTGTTAGCAACAAATTCAAACGTATGTGTGAAGTATATCGAATCTTTGCACGACATTGGGAACATGTTCTAGACTTCAGCGACGATGCTTGCGTCGAGCTGTTTAACTCCGAATCTTACGGAGGACGTGTTAATCCAAAGAATGGTTTCAGCGTTGGCAAGACATATCTGAATGTCCACGTCAAAATGTGGAAAGAGGATATCGAGTCAGGCATTCTGCGTAAGCACGAATTGTATGAAGAAGGTTTGTTTCCACATTGGTGGTTAGATTCAATCTTCAAGAAGTAATATGGGCTGCTAGTATAATGGGATTACACTGGCCTTGCACGTCGAAGATCGGGGTTCGATCCCCCGGCGGTCCACCACGTTAGAGCATTGGGACGTTAAATGCTCCAGGTTATCTGCAAGGATGCCAACTAACTCACCATAGTAAACTGGATAATACACTTCGCTACGAACGAAGAGGACCTGGTTCGATTCCAGGTGGTGGGTCCCGCCAGATTTGATCAGGAAAACTGCGTGCTGATCTTTGACATAACATCCACAGGGGAATTTGATGTTTGTTTGGCACCAAATCGGTGATGAGCTAGTGGGGTCATTCAGCGTACGCCTGAAGAGCGTAAGAACTTGGTTCGAGTCCAAGATCACCGACCGAATTTCGATGGTGTTAGTAGTGTAATGGTTAGCACGGAAGACTGTGAATCTTTCAGTGAGGGTTCGAACCCCTTCTTTCACCCCAAACAATTCTCCAGTAGCTCAGTTGGTAGAGCGCTTGACTGTTAATCAAGTGGTCGTTGGTTCGAAGCCAGCCTGGGGAGCCAAACGTAGTAAAACGAAATGCCTGGTTGGAGTGAGAGGTTAACCGTCATCCTTACAAGATGAATTATGCTGGTTCGAGTCCAGCACTAGGCACCAGCAGTACAAACAACAATTCCGGTAGAGCAAGCAGGGTGTAAGCGGCTGACTGTTAATCAGCATAGAGCGTGGTTCGATCCCACGTACCGGAGCCATATAGAAAGATTTGATCATGACGCTAAAGCAACGTGTTTCCGGAGTAGTTCGGTTTGTCCGGTTCAGTAACACCGACAAGAAAAAAGAATTGATTTACGTTTGCGAAGACGGCTTCGAATTCCCAGTACCGATGGTTGATACCGAAGGTGCAGAGTTCAAAGCAGAAGACAAAGGAATGTTCTTCATGAGATGGATTCGCAAACACATGTCCATGCTTGAAACTGCGAAAGCGGAGTAAGAAAAATGGGAGCGTAAATACTCCCAACATCAGTGGTTAGGCTAGTCAGGTTTAAGTCACTCGGTCTGGACCCGAGAAATCGGAGGTTCGAATCCTCCACCACTGACCAGAAATTCAATGCACGATTATTTCAGCGGTAGAAGGCTTCCATGACTCGGAAGAGGTCGTTGGTTCGATCCCAACATCGTGTACCAGGTATGTTTGAATGTGATTTCTAGATAACGCAGTTTGCTATGATGTTCTAGACAGATAGCAATTTGTCATCATACCGCCATCGGAGATTAGCACAGCCTGGTAGTGCGCTTGGTTTGGGACCAAGAGGTCGTAGGTTCGAATCCTACATCTCCGACCAGCAACAACAAGATAGTCGGGAAGCTTAAGTGGCATAAGCGTACGCTTGATAAGCGTGAGATATCGGGTTCGAATCCCGAACCGACTACCAAATCTGCCGCAGTGATAATAGCGGACGCCGGAGCTAGTAACCGGACACTTGGCAGTTAGCTCAGCTGGTAGAGCAAACGACCGATAATCGTTAGGTCGAGGGTTCGATTCCCTCACTGCCAACCAAACTTACAGCTTACCTTCGAGACGCATCTTCGTGATCATGTCATCGAATGGGATGATACTCAAAGTCGACGTGATACGGAACTGCGAATCTGCTGGATATTCAGCAGTGACCATCGCAAACTCTGGCCAATCGCGCAGCGCAATCTTCTCGCGACCTTTAACGGTCCAGTTACGGAGGATGAAGTTATAGATCGTTACCCAACGACCTTTGATCTTGACATCCAACGAACGTGCATAGTCGATGTCAGGAAAATCGTCTTTCTTCAATTTGCCGAGGGTCATGATATGTAGTTCCAAGTGCGTTGTCGATAGAAGCATAATATCAAGTTTTCTTGAAGTTGTAAAACAATTTATGGGGTGTAAGCTTTTATGGCGAAGCACTCGGCTCTTAACCGAAAGAACAGGGTTCGATTCCCTGCCACCCCACCGATCTTTGATCAGATTGCCGTAAGGCATGAAACGGAGCTTAGGCCGATCGGCATTAGGCACTTGGCTTTTAACCAAGCATTGGTGGGTTCGATTCCCACAGGCTCCACCAACAATATGCACGCGTAGCTCAGACGGTAGAGCGCTACCCTGAAAAGGTAGGCGTCACTGGTTCGATTCCAGTCGTGTGCACCAATGCTGACATAGCTCAATCTGGCGGAGCACTTCCCTGGTATGGAAGAGGTTACTGGTTCGATTCCAGTTGTCAGCACCAATGGCTTATTCGTATATGGGTATTACCTACGCCTGTCCAGCGTATGAAGCGAGTTCGAGTCTCGCATAGGTCGCCAACGTGTTTGTAGCTCAGATGGTAGAGCGGGGTGATATGAAAGCCTGCGTCGCAGTTTCGAAACCTGCCGAACACACCATTACGGTCCAGTAGCTCAATCGGGAGAGCGTTTGATTGTCAATCAAAAGGTAGCGGGTTCGAAACCCGTCTGGGCCGCCAAGTATGCCGTATTAGCTCAGCTGGAAGAGCGCCGCCTTTGTAACGCGGATGTCGTGGGTTCGAATCCTACATGCGGCACCAATAAAAGTGGCGAGTGGAATCTCCGAAGACCACTCGCCGAAAACTACGTAGATGGACACTGCTAACTGCTTCACAGTTCTCGATAAACACCTCCTTTTCCTGTGCCGATGATTCATACTAACCCTTTAGGCGAAGTATGTATTGACGAAGGTCAATTTCCTAGTGGCAATAAAAAAGGGACACCACCTCACGATGATGTCCCAAGCCCTTGTAACGTGAATTGCGGAGTACAGCAGGCTTACGAAGCCTTGGCATTCCCGGTAGCAGAAGCACGACCAGCTTGCTTCGAACGATCTGGATCGGAAGGACGTTGATCTTCATTGCCCTTGAGACGAGCATCGTGAGCCGAGTCTTGCACTTGACCACGCCCGTCCATGACGCCTTGACCACCACGGGCCGAGCGGCGCTGATGGCCGACGAAGAAGCGGGAGATTGCACTGACTTCGTCTTCGGACATGACACGTTCCTTGATCCCGTTGCCGGAAATCTTGATGACCTGTTCACCCTGATCCATGGTTTCTTCGTAGATGACGCCTTCGACATTCAGACGACGTGCTACTTCGACTTCCACCTGGATGGTGCCGCTACCCGACGAATTGCCTGCGTTGCTGCTTTGACGATTACCTGCCATGATGACCTCCAAAAGGTTAATTAAAGGAAATTTCCTTCAGTAATCAATACGGTAATTCGCATCGATGAGTCCATTATACGGATGGAGTCACACTCGCTCTGTGCTCCATTTAACATAGCGAGGAAATTTCGCTTGAATTAAAACAATGCTGACGTAGCTCAATTGGTAGAGCACTTCCCTGGTATGGAAGAGGTCACTGGTTCGATTCCAGTTGTCAGCACCAAATAACTTAAAACAACCCCTACATAACTCTTTAATTTTTCATAGGTGCTCCGATGTCAACTACAGCCGATCAATCTTTAATCGAACGACTAAATTACGCAGTAAAGCTATCAGAGCAACTTCGTGTCTCCGTGGAAACATGGGCAGCTGCCAACGAACAGAGACACACCGAAAATAAAGGATTATCGTATGAACTCCACCCTAGCCTCCAAATTCCTAACTAACACTGACGACACTGGTCGCTTCATTGTTCACTCCAAACGAACTGGCAAAACATACTACGTCGAACCGATCGACAATCGCAACAAGACTGATTGGACTCAATGGGGTTCGATCGATCCAGCGACAGGCAAGATGATGAATAAACCTGGCTTCCGTAAGTATCACGGTGCAATCGATGAAACTGAAAGTCTCATTACTCCAGAGAATGGTTTCAAGAACATCACCACGCTTGAGCCTGGTACAAGTCCTCTTGCTTACATCGATATTCTCGATGCTAAGTATCCGAACGCATAAAGAAAAGCCACCGCAAGGTGGCTTTTTTGTTTCTCAAAATATATTTCACAAAAGTTGTTTACATTCGTGGAATCATGGGGTACGATAGCTATACCACTTAATTATTGAAAGGAACTTCGACATGGCAACTGGCCTCCCTGGCAAAATCATTGCTGCAATTCAAAAAGATGTGCAGCGTGACATGAAAGCCAAGAAAACTCCGTGGCAAGGCTTCGGCCCAATCGCGGAAGGAAGCCTGACCAAGTCTGGCACCGGTGCAGTCGTGGCATGGCGTTTCGCTAGCACGGCACATGGCACCAAGTGCGGATACATGGTCGGCGGCTATGTCAAGACCGAAGATGGCTGGCGTCAAGTCGGCGACATCAAGGCTGCGACCGGTTACGATGCCAACTCCCAGCTCGGCGTCGAAGCGACCATCCGCGCGATGGTCAAGATCGTTGCGGAAGCCGAAGCCGAAAAGGTGCCAGCGTGAACGCCCGTGACTTAGGCTATCAAGCCTATACCGACGGAGACTCGATCGACGACAATCCGTACAAATACGGCTCCGCTGACTGGAATGACTGGGTCGAAGGTTTCCAGCAAGCCGAGGAAGAAGACGCATAACTTCTTCAACAGAAACAAAAAAGGCTCCCAATTGGGAGCCTTTTTGCATTGCACTTCTAAATTAAGCTAGAGTACCGACGAAAGTAAACTGAACGTTATTTAGAGTTGCGTCTGGGGTCGCTGGTGCGACGATCGCCATGACTGCACCTGGTTCATAAGTAACCGGAGCTGTGCTAGCGAAGACGCCTGGTTCGTTATTTGCGGAGAAGGTTAGGGTACCAACTTGTGTACCATTCTTGCGCACGACAAATACAGTTGTGCCAGTCGGCACGGTCGATGCCACTGCACGGCTACCAGCAAAGTTTGTCGGTAGAGTGAATGCGCGAACCGAAACAAAACGCATCACAATAGCAGATGCCGTTGGCTTGCTTAGGATCGAACCAGCGATGTCGTAAGGGATCGCAGACTTGTCTAGCGATAGAGTTACGTCGCCGATTTGACCGCCACCAAGAAGACCAGCACCAGCGACAACAGCAGTGATGTCACCTGAAACCCAGGTTGAGGTTGAAGCATTGTACCAGTATTGACCAGGTGCATAGCTACCAGAAGTCGCGGTCAAACGGAAGTTTTGACCGTCCATCGGTGATGCTGGGAAGGTAGTACCAGAAGCGATTTTTAGATTGTTGACGGAAGAACCGTCGACGAGTGTTAGGCCATCATTAAGCATGAATCTTCTCCATAAGAATTATTTTTTGCGCGTGGGATCAAGCCCATCTTTGTTATAAGTCTTATTTATGTTCTTGGAGAAGTTTCTCTTGTGATTACAAGTCTCGCGTAATGAACTTGCCACGACGCTCGTAAAGAAGAGTTTTGACTCCGTGCTCTTTCAACAAAGCCATGACTTGAGTATAAGCGGCTTTATCGAAATTGCCTAGTGCTCCGGAAATATATGCCGTGGTATCACTCAAGTGAGTGATGGTCATAATTCCGATATATGGTACGCGATTTTCATACCCGTCAGGCTGATCATAGAAACGAATCGTGCTGACATGCGGGGTAAGGCTTAGGTAAAGCATACTGGCTCCGATAACGATTACGTTACCAGTATTTATCAATCCGTTGAGAATTTACGTGTCGGAGCGGTCATCAGGAATCGAACCTGAAGTCAGCCAATTTGAGGTAGGCTCATGCATTGCCATATGCTAATACCGCTTATAGGCGGCGTCCTAGGACGCCTAGAGATTACCAATCGCCATCATCATCATAGTCTCCCCACATTTCTTCGTCCATCCCGTATGGATCAACAAAAACTGGAATATCACCACGTGCCATAATGTTGTCTGGGGTTAAGTCGTTGTACCCAAGTTGGAGTAGTTTCAAGTATGTAGCGACAAATGACTTATTGTTAGTCAAGAACTTTGCTGGACCAGGTTTGATTTCGTCGATATAAAACTTGGCTGCATTTTCTGGAGTAAGAGCAAGCTCGAGGAAGGATTTAGCATCCATCTTCTTAATATCGTCCAGCGTTGTGCTAAACTTCACCGCGGTCAATAGTTCAAGCGCATCTTCAAAATTCGAATCGGTGACGGGCTTCAAACGTTCCAGCTTTAGGACCTTGACATCGCCTTGCTTACCGCCGTATGTGACGTTCTCGATGACGCGTAGCTTGCCTAAGACCTTCATCACGTGAGGATTATCCTGCATCTTGAGTGCTTCCTTTAGCCACTTTTCGTAGCCAGCGTCGCGACTCCATACTCGGTAAACATACTTGCCATTCTTTGAAGGAATGACGTAGGCTTGTTGGCCGCTAAACAATTCTCGCCCATGAGCCTTAGCTAGTCGTTCGACCGCATCCTTCAAATCGCCTTTCTTGCCAGCAGAATCTAAAATCTCAAATAGCTTCATGTCATCCTTAGTGTGTGATGATCCACTTATGTGAATCATGCTTGGCTTTCATCTTAGCCCAGAAGGTATTACTCATGCTCACCATATCGGTCTCAGGGCCATCATGATCACGGACTTTGATAGTCATAGTGTCCGGAAGGGTGGCGACCAAGGTTTCAACGAAGCGAGTACCAAGTCCATGATTTTTGAGGCTATCATCAAGATAGAAATTATCAAGGAAAATGAAATCAGAATGAATCCATAGGTCGAATTCAATCTGTTCATTGGTGTGATGCTTGGCGTAGATGTGTTCGCCTTTGCTGTTTAGGTCAACAGGCTTTTGAAAGGACTTTTGGCAAAAGTCGCGCAAGTTCTTAAGCATCTGCTTACGAAGCTCGGCGATCTGGGCCGTAGATAGGTCTTTGATTTCTTGAAGCAACATTTTGGGATTTCCGATTATGTTATTGTTTTATTTATCGGATGATATACGAAAAGACGATGTCATCAATTAAGATAACATCGTCTTAGAATTTGGTGGCGAGTACCGGACTCGAACCGGTGACCAAGAGATTTGAAGTTTCCTGCTCTAACCAACTGAGCTAACTCGCCGTTTTTGTTTCTGCATCTACCGACGTTGTGTTTGTCGATAGATGCATTATATCTTACGCCATCGAAAGTAGTACTTGAATTATGAAGGACGGTATTCGAATTCGTACACGCCATTCACCGCAACTTGCTTACCATTCACGAGGACCGGATAGTAGTTGCACGACTTCATCGTAGCATTCACTGGACCAGTGATTCCGGGTTCCGCGAACCATTGCTCACTCACGCCCCATGTAGGAGCGTTCCAGTTCTTGATTGATTCACGAACCGCAGCTTCAAGCGACATTTGCTGATGTTCTTTGTGATACTCCGACCACACTGTCATCTTGCGCGGCTCTGGCTTCTTCTGTTCTTCCGGCTTCCCGGCAACAGCATGTTTCTGCTCTTTAGGTTTCTTTGACATGTCAGTATTCGATTTTCTCTCCGCATGCCTCGAGGGCGCACGCTAATGTCATGAGCAACGTATTCAGCTTCGCCGCGGATGCAACAAAGTCGGTCGTGTGACGCATGACATTCTCGTCTACGTAGGTGGTGTAGGGTTCGTGGGTGAAGGCGTTGCTGAGAATTTCAGCATTGCGGCTCATGAACATGCGAGCAGCGATTTGCTGGTTCTGAGCCTCGGTGATGGCAGTAATCAGGCAGCGAATGGCCGGATTGGTTTCGACATACTTCTGCTTGGCCAACTCGACTAATTCAGTCTTGGTTGTCATGCTTACTCCGTATATTGGATGCGGGCTGAAGAATCGAACTTCATCCCATCGTGGCTTATGAGACCAGAGTCCACCATTGGAACCCGCATTAGATTAAAAGGAAATGGTTGCGGGAGGTGGATTCGAACCACCGACCTCTAGCTTATGAGGCTAGTGAGATGACCAGGCTTCTCTATCCCGCAATTGATAAATGAATTATATTTCGCAGCAACGATTTGAGGAGAATCGCGCACTTGAATGTTTTATTTATAACGCGAAAATGGGAGCCATTGGCTCCCATTACTGATTTAATGTATCAGATTGTTACCAGTGCTTCTTCGCTGAACGGAAAGCGATCGCCGTATTGCCCAGGAGGGCTTTAGGGATCGCAACCCCAACGAGGAGTATGTTGATTGCTGTGATCGGGATGATGCTCGCTGCGATCGCCAGGCGGCGTACGAAGGTGTTCTTGATCTTACTGACACGGACCAGGATGGCGCCGTCGTCGATCAGATTCTTGTCGGCAATCTTGCCGGCCTCGCCGATCAACTCGATAGGGTCGACGTAGATCACCGGGATGCGGTTCACCTTCGCGATCTGGATTTCGCCAGCAACGCCGGAAGATTTATCCCAGCCAGGAATCTTGATGATGATCAGCACGTTGCATTTCTCGAGCATGACCGTGGAGTAATCACCCCAGTACTTCCAGTCGCCGGGAATGTCGGCATCGTGTTTGCGGACACCATCCATGAGGAGCGGCGAGCAAACCTTGATACCGCGGCGAGTCAGCGAAGCCAGGCACATCATGAAGACTCGCATACGTTCGGCGATCATCGCCTTATCTTCCGTGCCGTCTGCGTTGAGCGCGGTGTATGGAGCTCCGGCATAGGCCAGGTCCATATTGCCAATATCTTGCAAATCCATCTTATTTTGCTTTCTTAAAAGTATCGTTGTTGAATTCTTGGTAGCGGCCCATGCCACTCCAGGTGTAGAACTTGTCGCCGATCTGGAGAATGTCGCCGCGCTCGAACGAGGTGCTGTACAGACCAAACGACCGGATCAAGTCACGAGCTTCGCCGTTTGGTGACCAGTATTCACCCTGCAGGTAGCCACCATAGGTGTATGCATCGTAATCTGGGTTGCCGGCGATCGAGCCGATCATGACGTGGGTCTTCTCGAGATTGTTCAGGTCGACAATGTCATTACCTTCCACCTCGACAGCGAACTTGATTCCCATGCTGAGGGCACGGTGGAATTCATCCTTCACGTACCACACCTTGACGGCGTCGCCTTCAGCGAACATCGGGTTGATGTGTTGGGCATCGTTCAAGGTACGGTACATGTTATTTCCTTCAAGTTCGTTGTCGATAGATGCATTCTACACAGACTTTAAGTATTTGTACAACTTTTTGAGTGGCCACGAATAAATATGATGTTAACAACAAAGGATTAACATGCCACTTATTCTATGCCATCCGTATACGTTCAAGCTGAACGATTTTAATAGTGTCACCACCAAACTGCTCATGAGTTTAACCGGACTCACGAATAACAAAGTCGTTGACTCTGTTACAGGCGCCGGAGTAACAAGCCCATTCTCTCGTTCCGAAATTGCACTAAGTACCGAGAAAGCAAAAAGCGGTACTACGAGTCTAAAAACCACCGCTAAGAAGGATGTGCTTTATACTGCACAAACTACCCCATTCTACTTCCCGGGCGATTTCACAATCGAATTTTTCGCATACCCAACCGAATATTTCACAGGAAACCTGTTCAACATTGGCGGCATGGTAAATGTGAGCTGGCAAAGCCAGAGTATGTATGTCGACGGCACAGGCTATCTACACTACTGCGCGTTTAGTAATCCTTCGACGGGCGGTAATTCACCATCGACAACTATCGCTAATGAAATCAAAGTCTCGAAGCCGATGATCCTCGATGCTTGGAATCACGTCGCTATTACTCGCCAAGGGAACCAGTATTCCGTGTATTTAAACGGCGAACGAGTATTAGCAATCACAAGTTCCCTAACCCCGTTCCAGCCGACGTATTACACGATGTTGGCCAACTTCCCAACTTCATCTCAACTTAACTTTGCCGATCAAGCTCACAACTTCAATGGCTATATCGACAATTGGCGCGTGACCAAAGGCGTTGCTCGTTACGCCGGCGCTACATATTCGGTTCCGGTTACTCCGTTCGGAACCACCGTTGCGACCGACCCAAGTTGGAATAGCGTCACGTCATTCATTGACTTCGAAACCAAGAATGCATCACAGGAGCCGGTGGATGCTAAATTGGGTGCTTGGGTGTTTTCACGTGAAGCAGCTAAGGCATATGTGTTTAAAGGTCTACGCCCACAGCAAGATTTGCCAGCACTTTACTGCGGCCCAGGCACACAGACGCTAAATGCACCATCACCGGTCGTTCTCGGAACCGATGACTTTACCGCAGAGATTTGGTATCACTCGACCACCGCTGATGGCATTTACAAAAACTTGTTCGGCAATCGAAAACGCATCTTCGAAACAACAAGCGGTTTCTCGGTTGGCGTTATTAACTCGCAAGTTTATTGCTACGCGGATAAGTTCCTAATTCCTGCTAGTGGCACATTAAGCAAGACCACTTGGAATCATATTGCCTTGGTTCGTCAAAACGGCATGATGACGTTGTATTTGAATGGTGTGGCGGTAGGTAATTATTCAGCTACAGTCTATAATTTTACCGATGCGATCTTCGGTGTGGGTTCTGACCCAGTTGGCACATCAAACCAAAATACAGTTGAGGCCTATCTAAGCGATTTTTGTATTTCGACTGGCGCTAAGTATGAGGCGAACTTTACTCCATCCAGTGTACCGATTACCGTAGTAACCTAAATAAAATGGGACCTCAATTGAGGTCCCATTTTTATTTGATGCGCTTCAGGTGATTCGTTTTCTTTACTGGAATCGGAGCGGCTGGAGGTGCAGGCATCGCCATTGGTTCCAAGACCTTCGGAGCTTCAGAGCCATCAGGATTGTCGACATCATTGCTCGACAAGGTACCGATCAGGTCAGCGTTCTTGAACGCGACACTGGTGGGCATTGCACCGAGAGGCCAGTCGATCGCATCAATCTGGATTTCATGGGTCAATGGCTGTTGCGTAAACATTTGATATGCAACATGGCCATTGTGCTTGATGATCATTCCCATGACCTTCAGCTTCTCGTCCCGTTCTTGAATTTCTTTAGTGGTAGTCATAGTAGGTAGGTAGATGCGACAAAAGTATTATATCCATTCGGACATAATACTTTCTGTATGCTGCGCTTGAAATTACTCGACAGTCGCTGTACGCTTCTCGACAAGAAGTCGATCCGTGATCAGCTCGTATTGGAACTTCAGGAAAGTCTCGATGTTATAGAACGCGTCCATGTACTTGGCATGCTTCTTGCGTGCTCGTTTGAGCATTGGCAGGAAGTAGTCACGAACTTCTGCGGCATAACGATCTTGCTTCTCTAGTGAGAAGTTACCACGCTTCATCGATTGGAAGTTGTTGATGCGGTCAGCACCCTTCACGATTGCAGCTAGAACATTTGATGGCAGTGCAGCGAAGTATTCAGCGAGTGACTGATGGCGATGCTTGTTCAGCAACATGATCGCTTCAGCACGTGCCGTACCGTAGGACTCCAGCTTACCCATTGGGATTTGGAATGGATAATCTTCATCGGTATCGTGCAACAGCGCAACGATGATCGCTCCTTCAAGGTCCTCAATGCCTTTCAGCGTGAGGATGTACTTCGCGATTTCGAGCTGATGCTGGAACTCTGGAGTCAGACCATCCTTCCTCATTCCGCTGTGGATTTCGCGAGCGTATTCCAACGCATCGAGTGCATCGAAGAAGCCCATGCCATGAAGACGGAACTTGAGTGCGATGTACAGCTTACTGAACTTGTCAGTCATTTTTCTTCTCCGTGAATCCGTTGCAGCTTACGAGCCACGCAGGATCAAAATTAATTGGGTGCATAAACCATCCACTCATGATGCCATGGGGATTGCCTACAACCTTCAGGTTGGATTGTGATACGCCACCCATTCCGAGCATTTGAAGAATGGCCATGACTTCGTCAGCACCACTGGCTTCTGGATGCACGCATCGGGAGTGGGCATCACCCGGAACGTTACGACGGTGCACACATTCGTAGCAGTTCGGCTTAGACATTAGTCAGCCATCCGTTTGGACTTCAGCATGTCGACGAACGCGAACAGCGGATTGCCGGGATTAATAGTCTCGGTAAAGTTGATGTTGTTCTCGACCCAGCTACGAGTGTAGTGAGTGCCGTATTGGTCGGTGACGCGACGCAGGTCATACACTTCTTCAGGCAGCACAACGACGATCGAGGTCATGATTCCTGCCAAAGCTTCGACCGATTCATGGAACACTTCGAACGGGTATCCGCTGTCACGAACCAGGTCCAGGACATGTTGCATCTCGAAGTGCATGCCACCGTTCAGCACGATGAAGGTCTTGTCTTCATCAGCCCATTTAGCAACCATCTTCGATTGCTCGGTTGGTTCGCCAGCGTAGCATTCATACTTGCGGACGAGGTCCACGGCGGCATGGCCGGTTTGGATGCCGGCATGAATGCCTTTGGCCAGGTAGAAGGTGACAAAAGAATACAGACGTAAGTTGCTCATTGATTTTCCATTTCTCGTAGTTGTTGACGAACTGCCATGAGGACTTGCCCGAGGAGATTCAGGCCCACGCCATTGCATACTCCCCAGTTCACATCGTTCCAGGTATTCCCTTCCTCGAGGTACCTGTTACCCGTTGAAAGTAGACGACGCTTCAGATCGGGGTTCTGACTGAACTTCGCAAAGACTGCGTTGTACATTGCGTCGACTTTTACTTCCTCCCAATCTGCGCGAAGCGGAACCGTTTTACCGATCATCTTCGCTTTGGAAGGAGTAGGCGCCATTCGAATCCGAAGTTGTTCTTCTTCATCGAATGTCTTTTGGCACATGAAGCAGTGCTCGGAGCTTTTGTATGTTACGCCTTCAAAAACCAGATCACACATCCAAAAGTTTGAGAGGAACCGATACTCATCTTGGAAGAAAAGGATCGGTGCCTCTGTTGTGCAATTGAATAAGCTGATTAGCTCTTGTCGGAGTTTAAGGATGTTGGAGGTGGACATGCGAGTTCTTCTAATTCTTTTTGTATGTTATCGCGTGCCTTTTGCTCGAACTTCTCGTGCATCACTTCGGTGTGATAGATTCGGTCCTGACCAAGAATCCCTTGCAGGACCTTCATCCGACCTTCTCTCCATTGTTCATCACTAAACATGCCGTATTCACGGCGAGTGTTTGCGACGTACTTTTTGTACACATCTTCTGGTTTGCCGAGGATCATGAGGTCCAGATCGACGACACGTTGCGCGGTGACCAGATGCATTTTGCCCGGATCGGTATGCTTCGTAGCAAGGATGATGTCCATTGCTTCGTCGATGACTTCTTGCTTCACTTTGCAGAAGTAGAGTTTGTGGTGCGCGTTGAGCATGCTCGCGCTGTTCTCCTCGTTTCCGCTAGCCCATGGCAAGTACACAATGTCATGGTACAGAATTGCAAGGAATTCGGCCTCCGTGAAATTGTCATGGAAGTACTTGTCGAAGCCATCGAGCATAGACTCGATGTGATCCATGGTGTGATAGAACCGATGGCCTTCGATATAGTAATTCTTAACGAAGGCACGAACAGCGAGTTGGAGGCCGGTGAGATGCATGATTATGCGGTTGGGAATTTAAACAACGCATGTTGGAACAGCTCGGGACGCTCTTGTTCAGGCTTCACGATTGGTCCAAACTTTGGATTGTCTGTTTGGTTCAGGATGCTGAAGCCCATGCTTGCCAGCGCGTTGATGATCGCGGCAACTGCGTTTTCTTCGCCGGTACCGGAATGTACATCACCGAACGTTGCGCGCACTTTGGCAGCTTCGTCCTGTTCCAGCATGTCTTCGAACAGGATGATCGAGAATTCACGTTGGATGCTGAAGGTTGGATCATCACCAGTCAGGCGCCATTCGTTGAACAGGTCTTCCGTCAGATGAGGATGATCATTCATAAACATCATCACGGTTTCGGCATCGAACATTGGGATTTCGATGATGCCGCCTTCTTTGATGTAGACACGGTCGTCATCGATGAATGCGGTAGTGCTGATGAAACGCTGGACTAGTTGGAACCAAACTTGTAGATTATCGTACATATTATTTTCTTAGAATTGTTGAATGTCAAGGTCGCTGTCAGAGACAATGAAACCTTGAACACTTACGGTTGTGATGTGCTCGAAGTAACCATATGCGGAGTTGTGAAACTTCTGTTTCGTGCCATCCTCCATGGTGAACTCGAAATCGCGGGCATCTTCATCCTTACGGATTTCTTGTGCAGCTTCAGTTGCAAGATTTTGATCCTTGAAGATCGCAATGATGTCACCGTTGCCGCGAGAGGTACCAAATGAATCACCGGAGCTGTACGTCATTGACAAGACGAAAATCTTGTCGCCAACGTTCACTTCGTATGGTACCTCAAATAGATGTGGTGAGAAGTAAGCATCTTTGTTAAGCGTTACTCCAACTACACCGAATTCGCGTTCCGAACTCCATGAGCCGAATTGTTTCTTAGCACGTTTGTGACTAAGAACAGTCGATGATGCCTCAACGAAAACGGTGGTCATAGGCCGAAGAACGGTTTGAGTTGAGCGATGGTCGATTCTGCGCTAGTGTGAAGGATGCCGATGCCGCCAGCTTCACTCCATGCCGAGATCATGTCGATGCGGTCATCGATCAGGATACGACCAGGTGCAGCGTGCAGGTATTTCTGCTTCGATGGCAGGACGATGACTTCCAAGTCGTCACGCAGGTAACGATGCGCCCAGCGAGTCTTTTGCCCAGCGCCATCCTTGATTGTTGGCATACCGGTCAGAACCAGTTGCTCCACTTTCAGGGTGCTGGTGAACTCGAACAGTTCGCGCGAGTCGCTCAGAGGCTTCAGCGATTCGAAGAAGTCGCCTTTGCGATTGATCGCCTTCCACATGTGACGCTTTTCGATTTGGTGCGGAAAGCCACCGGTGATCGCCTTTACGCCGGCTTCAAAGTCGGCATGTACGCCATCGAGGTCGTGGTAGATTCTTGTGATTGGAGTTTTCATATTATTCTTTTTAATTAAGTGTCACGCCTTGGACTTTGCCAAGTTCGACACGCTCTACTGTTTCAAAGCCAAATCTACCGATCACGTCATTAGATTCGACAGGCTTACGTCCCTGGGATCGATCCAACGAGAGAGTGATGTGATAGACCTTCCCATCCTTCCGTTCCCTGGCGCCGTCTACCTCAACGACAAGAGCTTCTAATGAGTCATCGCTCGCGTAACCAACCACGGTGACGTTTGAATCATTAGGAGCTTGAAAGCCGTTAGGTACACCAAATCGTTCTGTCACGTGATGACAGATAACGTCAGGAAACTTAGGTGGAAATTTGCTTAGAAGTTCAGCACGAGCGCGTTGTGATAACACAAACGCGGTGTATGCCATAAACATTCCATATTATTGTTGTTATGGAATGAATTATACTTTTGGGGAGGAGATAAGTGAGCTTCGAGCGAAGCTCACCGTAGAATTTCTAGAGGGACTTATTTGACGATCGGAGTTTTTGCTTCGGCTTCCTTAGCAAGTTGGCCGGCGTACTTCACGATTTTCTTGCGGAACAGATAGGCTTGCTTCGAACTGAAGACTTGGTCGATCTTGACTTGCTGCTTCAGCTCAAGTGCTTGGCGAACACCTTTGGCGATCGCAAGCTTGGCGAGGTTGCACATCAAATCAGCGTCAGCACGAGTGAAGCCGATGCCATTGTCGACCTTCACAGTTTTTTGCTGCTGTTCTTCGGCAGTTTGATTGTCGAAGACAGTGAGGAGACCTTTGAGAGCCCACAGGTCATTTGTTGCCAACTTGTCACGGATGAAATCGATACGTGCTTTTTTCGTTTTCAAATCGTTGAAAGTCATAACAGCTCCAAGAAAGTTTAAGCAGATGATTCATTATACCCAAACTTTCTTGAAGTGTACATCTTTTTAAGTTGATGCGCGGCTTAGTTCAGTGTCAAACTTGTGAGCCATGCTGATGATGGTCTGCGCAATGCTGTCGGTATTCTCGACACCGAGTTCCTTCAGCATCGTCTTGAGCTGGCCTTTGTTCATGTTTGGATCGAACTTGTCAAGCAATGCATCTTTGACTTGTTCGCTTTTACCGTCTTTGAATTCGTCAACGAATTTCTCGACGGCTGCGTCGATTGCTTTGCCGAACGCAGTCTTGAGACGCTCGGTACGAGTGACTGCTTCGTGTAGTTGTTTAATGAGTTCCATGAAAATTCCTTCAAGGTAATAGGGTTATCTTACCAAGAATTAGGTAAGCTGTACATCAGCGTTTTGGACTTCACGTAGGACGTCTTCAAGAGCCATGATGTTCTTGCAGATTTTATAGGTGACCATATCCTGCTTTGGGTTCACTCGAGCATCACGCTGATTTTCGTACCATTCAGCGAACTGACGGACACGATGTTCATTGATGCCGATTGGTGCTAGTGAATCTAGCAAGTGCTGGCGCGATTCCAGCAAGGTGTCGAATAGAGCTTTACGTTGCATTTTCATTCCTTCTTCTAGGCCTAATTGATACGCCTTATTGTTATTTTTCTCGAGCTCAGCAACACGGTTTTCAAGGTCCGTGATGGTCAGCTTGGTCTTGTATGCTTCAACATGCTTGGCAGTGGTCTTCCGAAGAATTTCGCCGCACTCGCGTTCAAGCACACAATCAGGATGCATGCAATATTTATTGCCCTCAATTACGTTGAGCCTTGGCCAACGATGTGGTCGACCAGAAGCACAAGGCTCACCCAGTGCAAGTGATAGTATCTTGTTCCAACTTCTTTTTAAGATATTCAATTACGTTCTCCGGTGCATAATCTTTGACAGCAGTTTCCCAGTTTGCCAAACCAACCAGACCGCGCACAACGCTGCTACTGATGCCAGCGAAACCTTCCTTTGGTGTGAGGAAGACGGTTTGAACTCGCGGGTTGTATTTGTCATTGAATTCCTTGATTTCCATTTCATAGTCATAGTCCTTTGCATTTCGAATGCCGCGAAGCATAAACATGGAGCCATGCTCTTCGGCAACGTCAGCAGTGAGCTGTTTGAAATAGAAGATGACTTCAACGCGATCCCATAGGTCGTGGGTGTGAATCCATTCGTCGATCATCGACATGCGTTGAGCCGGAGCGAAGTAATCCCGCTTGTTCGGGTTCACTCCAATGGCAACAATAATCTTGTCGAAGAGCTTGAGGCCTTCCTCGATCATGTGGAAATGACCGAGGGTTGGTGGATCAAAGCTGCCCGCGTAGAGTGCTTTGCGTTCCATGATTAGGTCCTGGACTGGAGACGTTTGTTGAAAAGTTGTGCGGTCTGCGAGATAAACCCGCCGATGATTATGGCGACCCAGAACTGCCAGTCATTCCATCGCCAAGGCGTTTGACAGATGACGCCAAAAAGAATCATGTCAAACATGTTGAAAGAACGTTCGAAGATGAAGTTCCAGACGGAAGAGAAAAGTTTCATATTTGTTATAGTTTTGGAGGAGGGACAAACCAGATATTTCTTGGCCCATCCCAAATGGTTTTGAGGTTTGGAACTCCATCGCTCTTGAGTTCACCTCTTCGGTTTACTTCGCCAAGAATGACGTCATTCAGTGTTGCTACCACGATAATGCCTGTGGTCGGTATGTAGTCTTCGTCGCGGCTATTGAATGCCTCACCGATGACTTTATGATTAGCTGTAAACACCTCACCGTGAACGACATCGATGACGGCGTAGCGAATTTGAGGTGTAAGCGTTACAGCACTTTTCGGCTTTCTAGGCCTACGCTTTCTCATGTTATTTTTCTTATTATGCTAGCGCTAAAAGGTGTTTCTCCATATTAGTGCCAGTGAGTTTCTTTTTCGCTTTAGCGTGGAATCCTTCCCAATGCTTAAGCTTATCGCGGACCTCGAAAGTAGTTCTCAAGATCGCTACGATTATAACATCGTCCAATCTGTTGAAATTTATTCTGCCGAGAATTATGTTCAGATAGTCATATTGCTTTTTAGTAACAGCTGTGTATAGCATGTCAACTATTTCTTTCATTGCAATACCATCAGGATTCTTTTGATACAAGATTATGAATGTTGGGTCGATCATATGTTAACTCCAGAAGTCGGTATTTATAAATAGCCATGTTAACCTTCCTTCCAATCCTCCATATGAAAACCAGAATCCTATTCCTCTGCAAGAACCGCGATACGCCACTAGAAACTGGTGAAGCCTATTCAACAGGCGGCAAATCATCCGGCCTACTAAACTCTGTCAACTTCGTTGTCGACATGCTTACCAAAGATGGCGTCGATTGTAAAGTGGTCGGTGTTCAAGACAATAATTGCATCGACCGTGAAGTTTCAGCATACAAGCCAACTCACGTCATCATCGAAGCCCTATGGGTTGTTCCGGAAAAGTTTGAAGTCCTAACTCGCCTACATCCTAAGGTTGAGTGGCTTGTTCGCCTACATAGCGAAGTGCCATTCATTGCTGGCGAAGGCATGGCGTTTGACTGGATTCCAAAATACTACAACTACAAGAATGTTTATGTGGCAGCAAACAGCCGTGGCATTTGCGACGACATCAAGCATCTATATCGTCAGAAGGTTGTGTTCCTGCCGAACTTCTATCCGCTATATAAAGTCCCAGCACCAGCAAAAACGTCTGCATACCAGAAAATGCTTAAGAAGCTTGGATTTATTCCAACCAACCGTCTACGCAAAACAACTGGCCCAATCCTTCATATCGGATGCTTTGGTGCTATTCGTCCACTCAAGAATCAATTGATTCAAGCCGTCGCTGCTATGCGTTTTGCTGACAGCGTTGGTAAAGAATTGCATTTCCACATCAATGGAAATCGTGTTGAAGGTAAAGGTGATCCAGTTATCAAGAACATCCGTAAGCTATTCGGTAGCCAGAACAAGCACACGTTGATTGAACATCCTTGGATGCCGCATGAAACGTTTACCGAATTGCTGAAGGACATGGATATGACCTTGCAAGTAAGCTTCACTGAAACTTACAATATCGTTGCGGCGGATGCGATTGCTGCTGGTTCGCCGGTCATCACATCAAATGAAATCACGTTTGTTCCTCCGTACTTGCATGCTTCGCCTACGGATACTAACGATATGGTTGCAAAGATGACTTACTTGTATAATACGGATATTGATGAGGTCAGGTACGATAGCTACATGGACCTATTGGCTGATGCCAATGTCGCCTCTGGTATGTGGCGCGCATGGATCAAGTTTGAAGAAGGCCAAAAGTAATTAGTCAGTCGTCGAGTTGGCCATCATCTGCTTGACGACAATCAATTCCATAAAACTGATCGGGGCTGCGTATTCGCCATCTTTGGCAACCAGCTCCGACAATATTTCTTTGGTCAATTCGACCGGAAGCTGCATCAGTTCTTTACGCATCGCTTCAATCTTTCTTTTCTCCTGACAGTAAACAGTGTAGTCGTCAGTGTATTGGTAGGCCCAGTCTAGGGCACGAATACGCGCCGCCAGGGCGCGGGCAATTTGCTCGGTCATAATATCTATGGGACAAAAGAGAAACGATCCCTGAGGTTGTCAGGGATCGTTTGGAGGAATTACAGGAAGATTCGTTCGAAGCGGAGGCGAGTCATACGGAAGTTGTAGATTCGCCACTCGACTTCGAGCTGAAGACCTTTGGGTGTGTCTTCAGTGATGTGGTGAACAATTACTGTCGCGGCGTTATCGTCGGCATGTTGACTGTGACGCTTGACCAAGTCTTGAAGAAGTAACTGTTCGGACCGGGTTGGTTGGCGGCCTGGTTTTTGGATCAACGCTTCATCTCACGCTTGATGGCGCTCACTGCGGCAGGGTGAGCTTGCCACTTGATACGTTCGATGTCCAGTGGATCGACGTCCTTCCACTTTGGATGGCCATTGCGCTGCAGGTCGCCGAGGTTGTGAGTGATGCACGACACCAGGTCGCCGATTTCTTTCTGGTACTGGTTCTTGTAAGCGTACGTTGCCAGGACCGAGTCGACTTTATAGGTCGAGACCGACTTCTTCTGGAACGGATACGAACCGGACGAGATCATCGTCTTGGTGTAGAAGTTGAACGAGTCCAGCTTCGGGTGAGCGACACTGATCAGACGGACACCTTTCGGCAGCTTCGAGAGCATGTCGACTGGGTAGCCGGCGACGATCCATTCAGCATCGGCTTTGCCGGACAGCACTGCGTCAAGGCCGGCTTTCTGCGAAGCGATCATCGGCTGCCAGTTCATGCCAGTGATTTGCTTGATCACCTGTGCCGAAACCCAGGTACCGCTGCCTTCCGGGCCTTCGACGACGCGTTTGCCTTGCAGCTGGGTCAGGGTCTGGTATGGCGAATCTTCACGCACCACCAGGTGCATATCTGCCGAGAAGAACGGGAACACCATCACGATGCGATCCATCATCTTCGGGTCGATACCTTGCTGGTAGGCCAGGGCGTCGACGGTGACCATGCCATACTGCACGTTCTTGTCGCTGTAAATCTTGAACACGTTGTCCAGGAAGCCTTCGGTCTGGACGTTGGTGATCGGCGACTGCTTGGTCGAGCAGGTCTTGGCGATGTCTTCGCCCATCGGATGGTTCGTGCCAGTCGGAGCACCGGAAGCGATGCCGATCGGCGCTGCATGAGCGTTGGCGAAAATGATGGCAGCGGTAGCGAATGCGGCGGCGCGGATGAAGTTCTTCATGTTGTTCTCTTGGTAGCAGGTGAAATTACTTGTTCTTGGCAGCGTTCAGCACGTTTGCCAGGCCGCGGTTGTTCGACGCGTTGTTGGTCGGTGCCGGCGCTGGTTCTTCGTGTTCGGTCGGTTCGACGATGTCTTCGACGCGTTCAGCTTGTGCCATCGGCGAGTTGATCGGCTGTGGGATTTCAGTCGGTGCTTGTTGCACGACCTCTTCGGTCACTGGCGTTGGGTTCTTGGCTTTGTATTCCTTGTAGCCGTAGATACCACCACCGATTACGACGACAGTCGCGACCAGTCCCAGAAATTTCTTTGCACCATTGGTCAGAGCCATGATATTCCCTATATTAGATTAGGTGTGGAAGGAGTTTGCATTATACCCTAGGGATTTCCTAGGGTAACATGTATTTTTCTCAATAAATCGTATGGAACGATTTATAAAGTTCTTCCACCGTTGGACGGAAGTTAGGGTGTTTTTCGACGTTTGGATTCCAGGCAAGCCCACGCTCGATCAAGTCGACTTCACGAACGATAGTAGCACCTTGAAGGTATGCGTTGTCCTTCTTCTCGAAGCCAAGCATCCAAATCGTGTCGGAAATCGAAACTGCTGCCTCGATGTCGTGGGTGGTCAAGATGATCGTGTTATGTTCATGAAGGGTCGAAATCTTCAGAATCAGGTCCATCATGCGCTTCTTCGACAGGACGTCCAGGCCAGAGAATGGTTCATCCATCAGCAAGAAATGTTCGCTGCACAGAATTTGCTGCATGATCGAGATGCGCTGGCGTTGACCACCAGACAACTGTGCCGGGTACATGTCCGCCTTGTCAGCAAGACCGAACTGAGCAAGAAGGTCGGTCACTTCTTCCTTCTTCTTGCCAGCGTTGTTGGCAGCCAGCATCAGGTTTTCCATCACAGTCTTGTGCTGCAGCAACGGATAGTTCTGGAACACGAAACCAACTTCGCCAGCCTCGACCAGCTTACGTTCCTTGCCGACCAGGACGCCACCAGAGGTAGGACGCATCAGGCCAGATAAGCATTTGAACAGCTGGGTTTTGCCGATCCCTGACGGCCCCAGGAGGGAGATGACCTGACCTTGATTCATGCCAGGACGAACGATGTCGTCGACCTTGACATTGACGTTGCGGAGAATCTTGTTGCCGTTGAAATCCAGATTCAGGTTTTCAACAGTCAAGAGGCGATCGTTGCGGGTGTAAGAGCGGTTCATGTTCATCACTTCACGTTGGTGTATTTCAGGTATGGGCAAGCAAGTTGACGGATCATCGCCATGACATAATCTTGAACGATGCCATACAGCAAGATCGTGATCTGGATTGCAGCGATCGACGACAAGTTCAGGTACTTGCTTTGCGTCAGGAGCAGGGAGCCAATGCCACCTTCCGAACGAACAAGACCTTCCACCATCGAGAGCATCACCCAACCGATTGCCATGTTCTGGCGCAGGATGTCGAGGAAGTCATGCGACTTGCCACGGATCAGGAGTTCGTACACCGTACGGAACGGAGACAGTCGCAGAGTCTTGGCATAGTCAACTTCAGCTTGCGTGACGCTATTCGTGACCGCAAGCATGTTCGTGACTTGGAACACCAACATACCAAAGGTCAACAACCAGACCTTGAGCGAGGCACCATCGTCGGTCCACATAGTGAACATGAACGTGATACCAGCAAAGCCGAGGAAGCGGAGACCAGCAAGGCCTTTAGCCATTGGCTTGATGATATTCAGTGCAGCAAGATAGGCGATGGTGGCACCGATGATCGAGCTGTAGAACAGGGCTTGAAGGATGGTCCATGAGCTACGGCCGAGTTCGACTAGTAGACCATGTTCGGTTGCGAGTTTATTCCATGACTGGAGAACTTCGACTGGCGATGGGAACAGGCTGTTTGGAGCGATGATCCACATCAGCATCAGGAAAGCAAACTGGATTCCTGCGAGAAGGGCGATGGAGCCGCCAGAGAATGGTGCTACGAGTTTTTTGAAGTTCATGATTTCACTATTATTTTTGTGAAAAGAAAAGGAGACCGAAGTCTCCTTTTCTAGAGGTGTTGCTGAATTAGTTCGTGTTCAGCAGGACGATTTCGACGCGGCGGTTCTGAGCTTTGCCGGACTCGGAGCCATTGTCAGCGACTGGCTGGCTGTCACCATAACCACGGGTACGGATACGTTCGGCTGGGAAGGTGCTCGAAGCATTGTTCATCAGCCAGGTCTTGACAGCATCGGCACGCTTCTTCGACAGGGCTTGATTGATCTCGCTGTTGCCGGTGTTATCGGTGTGGCCATTGACCTGGATCGTCAGACCGCTGATCGAGACTTGGTCGAGCAGGTCGTTCAAGGTAGCGATTGCCGACGAGTTGAACTCTGCGCTGCCGGTCTTGAACTCGATCGAGTACGATTTCTTGGCGAAGGTACCGGTCACTTGCTGGGTCGAGCTGAATTCTGGCTTGACAGCTTGTGCAGTGGTCGTAGCTTTACCGAGCAGCGACTGGATGTACGAAGTGTTCACGACATTTTCGTAAGGCAGCAGCTTCGGCAGAACATCTGGGTACAGCTTGGCAACGGTGCCGCCATAGACGTTGTAGACTCGCTTGTACAGGTTGTCATTGCCGTTCAGACCGAAGAGGAAGGCATTGTCACCCAGACCATTGGTAGTCGAACCACCCAGGTGGATGTCTTGACCTTGCAGGTCAGGCTCGACCACACCTTTGAAGTAGCGCTTCCAGTAAGCGCCGGTTTCTTCGTTGAAGACCTTGGCAGCGATGTCAGCAGCTTGGGTCAGAGCAGCATCGTTCGAACGAACTGCTTCACCACCTTCGAATGCTGCAGCCAGGAGGTTCTCGACGTACTGCGGATTTTTCTCCATCCATGCTTTGTTGCCGATGATGATCGACGGCATCTGCCACATGTATTCTTTGGTCGAAGCGATCGAGACCAGACCACCTTTCTTGGTAGCGACCTTCACGTCACCTGGAGTCCAGGTAGCGGTGCCGTTCTGGCAGACCTTGCGAGTTTCACCGGTCTTCTTGCCACCGTCGACGACTGGACGATTTTCGCAGTAGCCAGCGATGTAGTTCTCGTCAGCCTTGACGAACGAGTCAGTGTAAACGAAGTTGATCGCTTTTGGATCGTAGGTCGAGCCATCGACGTTCACTGGGATGCCGTTGTCGCTTGCCCACTTCAGACAGATGTTCAGGTCACCATCGGCCTTGACACCACCGATCAGGGTACCACGTGCTTTTTGTGCATCAGCCTTGACGTTGGCTGGCATCATGCACTTGTCTTCACCGCGGCTGTAGCCGACGGAGCCGACGACCTGGATTTGTTGACCGAGTTTGCCAAGTGCTTCTTGAGCACCAGCGACATAGCCAGGGAAGCCGTCACCCATGATGATGACGAATGCTGCACCTTCGGAAGGGTTCGCTTCGCCGTTTGCGACAGCTTTTGCGAACTTGACTTGCTCGGTCAGCATTTGAGCGTAGTCGTCTTGACGTTCGATCGTCAAGTTGACGCCATGCTTTGCCATGATCGAGCCAGGTGCAGTGGTCGGTGCACCGTTAGCGTATTGCAGACCGAGTGTTGCATTCCAGGGGATGGTCAGCAGCTTTGCTTTGAAGCCGCTGGTCACTGGAGCGATGTTCAGTACCGACGAAGGCATCGGGGTGGACGAAGCGGATGCGGTGACATCCATTTTTTCCAGGACTTGCGATTCGGCAGTTGCCTTGGAAGCGAAGTAGCCTGCTTTGTATCCGTAGATACCACCACCAACAACACCGACGGTAGCGATCAGGGCGATGAACTTCTTGAAGCCAGGAGTGAGAGCCATATTATTTGATGCCTTTCTTTTTTACTTGTTGCGAACGGAATATTCAACAGTCTTTGCACCGACGTTCACATTCGGATACAGGACATTAGGGGTGCTTTGCGACAGAGCCGGTGCAGCAGTCTTCGATTGTACCACGTTCAGGTCGACGCTGTTGAGACCTTCGAGGACTTTCAAGCCGTCTTCAGCGTACATCAGTTGCTGCAGGTCGACATCATCGATGAACTTCTTCGAGTCGTCCATCCAGGATTCGATGGCGCCAAGCTTGTTGCCGTAGTCTTCAGCCATCCAGGCCAGGGTGTCATTGCGGAGCGAATCGATTTCGTCGGTACCTTTCAGTGCGGCACGGACATTCTTCCAGGCAGCATGGGCAGCGGAGACAGCTTTGTACTCACGTTCCTGGATGTTGATCTCGAAGTCGATGTCGCCGTCGATGATCACGAGCGCCTTGTAAGCCTTGTTCAGCTGGTCGTAGAAGCCTTGAACTTGAGCTTGGGTCTTGTTCATGCGTTCTTTCGATGCACGGACCTTGCCGAGTTTCGAAAGTGCCGACTGGATTTCCATCGGGTCAGCATTCTGCTTACGCAGTGCTTCGCACTTGCTGATCAGCGAACGTTCGTCGTTCATCAGCGCATTTACCGTGGCGGTGATTTGCTTGACCTGGCCGTTAACTGCGTTACGGTTGTTGGCGATGTCTTCGATGCGTTGCTTGGCTTTCTTTTGCAGTTCGCGAAGCACGCCGACTGGATCGAATTTGATGATCGAGTAGGTCAGTGCGCGCATCAGCATCTTGTACACCAACCAGCCACGGCTGCGAAGGGTGTTGTCGATGACCACTGCGTAGAACAGTGCCACGGACAGGGTGCCGAACAGGATCGCGTAGAACGTGTTCTCGAGCAGGTTGGCAACGTACGGCATGATCTTGTAGGCGCCGTAGCCGATGGCACCGAAGATGCCAAGGCCGACGACCATACCGGTCGTGCCTTCTTTGGAGTCCCAGAAGGATTTCTTGTTCGTGGTGGTCATGATTTTAAGCAGTCAGGAATTGTTGGATTTTGTTCGCTGCGTCGGTGTAACGTGCAGTGATCGATTTCATGATCGAGTCGAAGTCGATCTTGGCTTTGGCCAGTTCCGAGGATTTGGTCATTCCATCGGCAACCAGTTCTTGGCGGCGAGTCGACAGTTCAGCCAGCTTCGCGGTCAGCGCCTGGATTTCACCATCGATCGTACCGACTTCGTTATTCACCAGCTGAATGTTCTGTTCAGCAGCGGCGACGTACGAGGTCTGGAAGTTCTGTGCTTCACCTTCCAGCACACCGGTGAAGGTATTCACCGAAGCCAGCAGTTGATCACGGGTCAGGCCGGAGGTAGCCTGTGCTGCTTGCATACGAGTGCCTTCGATCGGGATCACCTTTTCGAGAGCGGCCGATGCGGCAGCGAATTTCATGAAGTCGGCGAAGCCAGGCTGGGTTTCGATGACGCTGACGATTGCAGTGCGGATGCCATCGACATCCAGAACCGGATCAACCGGTGCAGCGACTTCCGTTGCGAACTGGAAGTTTTGGTTCATCGGAGTAGCTTGTGCCGGTTGTGGTGCTGGAGCCGGAGTGGCGGCCGGCGTTTGAGCCGGTTCATCCGAAGTCCAGACCATGCTCTTGAGCTTGTCGAACATTTATATTATCCTTGTTGGAATGTGGAAGTTGAATTATACTCAGCGGAAATTACTTCGTACCTTGAATTGCGAGATCAAGATAGCGTTGATGTAGTGCTTTCACGGCTTCTTCGTTATCGGAAGGATCACAGTCGTAATTGTGCAAGACATCATCCGACTTCATGATGCGGAAGATGCGGGGGCACTGAGCCTGCAGAATCTTCTCTGCCATCTTCTTCGACAAGCCACTGCGCTTCATCACACGAGCAACTTGCACATCTTCTGGGCAGTCGACGACCAGAATGCGATCGACCAACTTGCTGAACACCTTGCTCTCGAGCAGGAGAGGAACGGTCAGGATGATGTACTTGACTTCGTAGCCAGTATCACCGGAGAGCTTCGCCTTGATTTTATTAAGGACGGATTCTTGGTTTACCTTAGCAATCTCGTCGAGCACGACATGGTAGATCAGAGGAGTCATGATCGACTCCAGCTTAGCTTTCTGTTCTTTGTCGTTGAAGACCAGATTGCGCAGATAGTCACGGTTCAGCGTGCCATCGAAGTTGACAACGGCGTCGCCAAACGCCTGCTTGATGAATACAAAACCTGCCTTTCCTGGTTGCTGGAGCTCGTGTGCAATGACATCGGTGTCGATGATCGCTACGTTGCCCTGAGCGAGAAACATTTTTTCAATGGTGCTTTTACCACAACCGATACCACCGGTCAGTCCTACAATGTAAGTCATATTATTTTCCTGGTTGACGACGGAGTGAATTATAAATTGGGAAGCACATAAAGTGTGTTTCCATACGAAAAAAGCGAACCATTATAGGTTCGCTTTTCTGAGGTGTTGCTGAAGTGTTAACGACGAATTTCGTAAACGATTTCGAAGTCCTTGGAAGTGTAATACATTTCTGGAGTTAAGTTGCCTGCCTTTGCAATCTCTGCCTCAAAGTTTGCAAACTTCTTATCGTAATCCGGAATCTTTTTTAGACCATTTCGGATCAACTCAACGCACGAGAGGTGAGTATCATCGTTAATCTTGAAGAAATCATCGTATGGCTTGCCAATGTCTTTCTTTACTTGCTCGACAACATAGTGCCATTCTTCAATCGAGATATTCTTAGGACGTAGGAGGACAACAGAATCGACATCAAATACTTCTTTGAAAGTACCAATGCCAACACCTTTTGAAGTGGATTCGTAAAGTTGATAATGCTCGTCAGTTGCAGGATCATCTTCTTCAAGGTTTAGAAGGACGTGTGAGTAATGACACTTCTTTCCGGTTTTGACGAAATGGGCAAGCATGATTAGGTATGTCGACATGAAGTTATTGCGTCGAGTACCGATGATGAAGTAATTCTTAGCTAATGCCGCACGAATATCGTTGTGGTCAGCTTCAGTAAGATTGTAGTAGCTACCGTTTATCTTCTTATCAATCCAGTTCCAGTTGATATGAGTGATGTGGTAGAGAGCTTTGGAATACGCCTTGTAAATGAATGAATCGTAGAATGAACCCATCGAATGCCCCGAAAAATATCAAGAATTGCTTCTTGATATTTATTCGAGGTAACTAAAATTTATATTTTAGTATGTACCTTTGCGGACACGTTCCTCCCACAGGTCACTGATTGCCTTCTTACCGCCAGTGCGATACAGCTCCAGCTTCTGGATGATTTGCTTGGTCGTCTGCACGACAACACCGCAGTGGTAGAGGTCACAGTTGCCTTCCTTGCCAGTGAAGAACGATTTGATCGTCACATCACCATTGTAAGGATTCACGTGAGTGACGTGTCCGATGTGGAGGTCACAGCCTTCGACAACGGAACCGACTTTGACATCCTTACGGATGTAGCGGGAGCCGTATCGGCGTTTCCTCCATGCTGCGCGCTTCCGCTTAACTAGGTCATTGAAGGTGTGCTTCTTGGTTTGGGTGTAGTTCATCAGAAACGATCCTTAGTTTTAACGTAACCAGAGCAAATCAGAGTGTCAGCGTTCTCGTGCTTGACACCAGCGCGATTCAGCATCTGGTGCAGGGTAAACATGGTACCAAAGCGAACACGTTTCTTCTGAGCTTCGGTCGGTTCAACGACACCAGTCCAGAGTTTTTCGAGAGGCACGGTACGAAGTTTGAGAGGAAAGAGGAAAGGCATATTATGCCTCGCTCATGTTAGCTGCACGGAAGGCTTCCGCCTCTTTGTGGATGGCGATCAGCTTGTCAGCATTTGGAATGAAGTCGATGGTCCAGCTACGGCCATCCTTGCGGAGGGTGCCGACCTTGGTGCGGACCTTGTAGTCATCATACACTGCACCAGCGCAGATGTAGACTTCGTGACCTTCGACCAGGGTATCCGGCTTATCCATATTGCCAGTGGTCATCAAGGTTGGGAGAGGATTCTTCTCGAAGAACTTGGCACGACGAGCGCAGAGCTTGTTGTACAGCTTCTGGTTCAGGTCGTCTGCACCGAAGGCGGTGGTGTGCTCTTTGTAGCGATATTCAGCTACACCCACGGTGAAACCAGCGATGGTGCGGACGTTGGTGTTCAGAGCGTAGACATAAGCAGCCATTTTGTTTTCCTTCAAGTTCGTTGTCGATGTAGCTATAATACATTGAACTTGAAGAAATGTACAACAATTTTTGCGCTGTTACAAATTATTTTCCAGGACGCGTTCTTGCTGCCTGCTCGGCTGCGCTGATTACTTTGACGTCGAAACCGAGATAGTTGATGTCGTAGAAGTAGCTCGAGTCCAGAGTCGACATCGGTTCGATGTCGAAGCCTTCCACTCCGGCGATGTCCATCAGCTTCTTGGTATTGGCTTCGAGTTCGAGAGCACAAGCAAAGTCGCGAACAAGATCAAGTCCTTTGGTTTGATATTGCTGTGGACTTTGATCGAAGATTTCCTGATACTGGGACTGGCTGCTGCCAACACTCTGGAGGGTGTTGTAATAATCTTGCGTACCTTCGACATGATTTGCCAGCGAAGTCTTGATCAGCTTGTTCACGTATGCTACGAAGAATGCGTGAAGCATGACGTTGCGCTTCGCTCCAGAAAACTCCCGGAGGACGCTGAACATGATGTTGTACTCGGTCGTGCCATTGGTGATCTTGGCACGAACCTTAGGTTGAGGAAGGGAAGGGGCAATCAAACTCATATGAAGGTGTCTTTGATGTATTTTGGATCGACGTGATCGACCAGCCAAACGTTGTTGTCGGAACGGAGGAACTCGATGCCGTCGGCCCACATTTGAGAAGTATCGAGAACAAGCACAGCAAGTTTGCCATGGCGCAGACCAACGGTTTGCGCTGTCTCCAATGTTTCGGAGAGGTGGACATGATGGCGCTTCATTTTCGAAATACCGTGTTCATGGATGGCTTGAAGCGAATCACATGAAGTTCCGTGAAACAGTACCTGCGGGGGTACTGTTTTATCGAAATTGATCTTTACGCATTCCATGGAGTGACCTTGGTTTGCACGAATCTTAGTTCGATCTTCGTTGAAGTTGTAACGGTGTTTTTGATCTTGAGCAACAATCTGTTCAAGGACTTCCATCGTAACGTTGGTGTACTTCGATTTGTGACAAAGTCGCAGCAGACCTTCAACCGACACCCAACCTTGTGAGTCGATGTCGAGGCCAAGCTTTTCTGCAGAGTGGCGAAGAACGAATGAAACGAACTTGCTTTCCTTTGTGTGCATTACGTGCCTTTCAAACGGCGAACTGCAGTGTCGTGGATTTCCTGGAACTTACCGATCATGTCTTCACCTGCAATGCGACGCAAAGTGGTGCGATGGAACTGCTCATCAGGAAGAATCACGTTCAGGATTTCTTTGACATCAGACGGTGTTGCTGGATGATCGATGATCACTTCAAACCGGAATGCAGCCAACGCTTCACCGAAGTAGTTTACTGCCGCAGCAGTTTTCAGGTCCTCGATGTGTGAATCCATTTCCAGCCAATACGAACTCTGTGGCGGATTCGGATCGAGCTTATGACCACGAGCATCGAGTAGGTTTTCGATCAAGCCGCCATGTTTCAGTTCATCAAGTGCGATGTTCGTAAAAATTTTCTCCGTACGATCATCGACTTGGAACTTCGACAAGAACGAGAAGTAATCATCATGACCACCAATCTCGGTTCCGTACAACTTTTTCAACCATGCGATTAGCTTGGTCTCATCTTGGTTGACACGTACCCACCAGTCGGAAGTGAATTGGACTTCCGCGTCCTTGTTGAAGTTCTGCATATTAGCCCAAGACTTCCTTGATGATGGTGCTTGCTAGCTTACCATCGTATAGACCAGTATGCTTTGCTTTCAGTTGGCCCATTACAGCACCAACGTTCGACGCACCATCTGCAACGATCGCCTTAACAGCTTCGCGCAGTTCATCTTCGGACATTTGCTTTGGTAGGAACGAAGACAGAAGCAGAGCTTCGATCTTTGCCGTAGCCAGCATTGCGACGTCGATTAGGTGGGTCTGCAGTTCGGTGTTGCTTTTCAGGAACTTACGAATGACTGCAGTAACTTCTTCGTCGGTTGGGTACTCACGACCAGCGTTCTTAGCGACAGTGGTCAGTTCACCGATTAGAGTGGTTAGGAGGGATGCCGCAACTTGGTCGCGGGCTTTACGGGCAGCCAATTGGTCTGCCTTTACTTTGTCGATCAAAGACATGGTATTTCCTATTATTTTTGTTATGGTGATGCAGGATCATATTGTACCCTGCATCGGTTATTCATCTCACTGGAAACCTACACCAATCGCGGTTTTGAACGAAGCATTCTTGAGCGATGGAGTAAAGTTCAAACCAGTGGCCTTCTCAACTTCCGAAATCGGAACTCGATAAGTTTCCGGAGTCACACCAGCTTTTGGCTTGGTGTTAGGAACGATGTAGCCAATTCCTTGTTTTGTTTTCCTGTCAATAATGACTTTGAAAACGGACGTCGGTACAGCGACACCATCGCCGATCGTCTTGTACTTTCCAGTGAACACGGGACCGGTGATAACGTAAACGCCTTGTGGACGATTGTACGCATATCGCCGGGTCCTATTCTCGATAGATCGCCATAGTCCACGATTAAGGTGGAGGTCTTGCGGGATCATATTCGAGAGGTAGAACGTTTGAAGCGATGCAGCTGATTCGTATTTAGTATCTTCGAAGGGAGTCATGTGACCACGATCGTACCGCTTATCATAATCCGATAGTTCAGCGCGTTTGCCTTCGTCAAGGTCTGGATCAGGCTTGAAAGCGTTGACACGCTTGTTCTTGCTCGTGAAGTATTCCTTGAGAAGGAGTTCCGCTGAGTACAAAGGAACCTTCTTGGTATTATCGTGTTCAACGAAGTAGTTGATGCGACAGAGCTTGGTGGTATCTTGTACAGTGGTCTGTGTTGGATAGCCGAACGCAAACATCTGGTCGCACGGTGAAGCAGCGAAAGCAGCGGTTGAGAACACTGCCGCCGCTAGAAGCGCGACGAGAGTTTTCATTGTTGTGCTTTCAGCTCCAGGTACTTGTCATAAATCTTGGCGATGTTCTTTGCATCGTCGACGCCGCGGTGATGGGTGCCTTCCATGACGATACCAAGATTGCCTAGCATCGCATCCATACCGCGCGGCTTAACCTTCAATAGCTCAGCCATCGCAACCTTGATGTTTAGGTGTGAATCGGACATCGGATTGCGGATGTTGAAACGAGCACACTGACGCGCGATCATGTTCTTGTCATAGTCACCGTACGAAACCCAAGGATAGTTCTTGGCATCGTATTGGCGAAGCAGCTTAGACATTGCTTGAGCGATGTCAACGCCTTTGTCTACGTCTTCTTGCGTGAGGGTGGTGAGCTGTGTGCAGAATGGAGAGACAACGGATTCACGAGGCTTGACGATAATGCCTTCAGACTTTTCGATTTGACGGGTCTTGACGTTGTAAACTGCAACACCGATTTCGATGATCTCGGAATTGTTGCGGGCTGACTCTTCGCGAGTTTCCCAGCAAGTGGCTTCTAGGTCGACCACTAGGACCTTGTCGGTTCTCATATTATTTTTCTTATTATTGAGTACTACATTATGCGGAGAATTTTAACACATGGAAAATGACCACCAAATGATAAATACTTGAAACAATTCTGAGATATTCTTATGCCTCTAATCTTCACTCAACCATATTTTATAGACCAACTTGTGACAAGTCGCTTAGCTCTCCTAATGCACATGGAAGGCACAGACGCATTGGCAGGGAGCGGCATTTACTCTGATGTTGCTGGTGCATCATTTACCTTGTTCGGAGCGCCTACGGTGGCGCCTGGTAGGTTTGGCAATTCTTCTCTACGTCTAGGCAATACCGGTTGCATCCGTTCTACCACTCGTCCACTAGCAAATGTTGGCACCAAAGACTTTACTTTTGAATTCTTCGTTCGTGTAAACTTGCTTGGCGCCATCGGCGATCATGACTATGTCAATTTTGATTTCTATCCAATTCAGATTGGTATGAACTCTACCCGCCAACTTCACTTTGATCACTACAATTACGGATGGGGTGGTACCATTGTAAGCAGCACAGCATTAGATACTTCTGGCGCATGGACTCATGTCGCAGTTGCTCGAGTGAATGGCATCACTCGCATGTTCTTCAATGGCAAAAAAGTTGGAGAAACGACTCGCCTCAGTGGTATGGATATTTCACAAACTGGAGACTTCTTCGTTGGTTCTCGAGCTAATAACGCATACCGAACAGCAACAGGTAACTATGACATCGATGAATTGCGTATTATTGAGGGCGCGGGGCTATACGTGAATGACTTTGTTCCGCCGACTGGTCCGTTCTCAGATGTTTCAATCACTGCTGAAGGCTGGACGGTTGCTTGGAAGGCAGTTTCGGATAATTACAACAATCCCTCAGCAACATGGGCTTATGACGTTGATCTTTCTATAATCCAGAAAGCTACGGAAGCAGCTATTGCTTATTACAATCCGTTGGACAATACATTTACACCTATTGAGATGTATAGTTTTCCGATTCCGGCTGAGTGGAAGGTACAACACCCGTTCAATTATACCCAAGCAGATAATAATATCGTTGCTACTGCGGTTGCTACTGGTGTTCAGACTTCTGGGATATTGCGATATGGTCGTAATACGTTTAACACACGAATAGCTGATCCATGGGTTTCAGGCAGCCAGTACGGCCGAATTGGTATCACAAATACGGCAGCACCTTTTTACAATGCCTTTGCTACAAGCACACAAGATTATGCATCGCGTTCCGACCAGACGTATAGTGCCACGGCATCATCTGGGACCCGTCGCTTCGTGATTCTTGTCCGTTAACAAATACCTGTCTCATAGTACAGGACGCCGCCTATTGGCGGCGTTTTTATTTCTTAGATGGTTATGGCTTTTGAAAGCCCTAGATGCCCCTATGGCCTGTACTCAAAGCCAGGCCATATTTTCGGAGCCGCAGAACTTGGTAAAGTACGCGGGTTACTACTTAGTGCTGACAGCTGCGGCAGTAGCCTTGGAACGTGCTTTTACTACGAGCTTGGTGACCGCAGGTCAACTGGACCAGGTGGTAGTCATTTTGGCTTGAGGCCATCTTGATGACCTTCGTTACGCCTTTGATGACCACTGCTGGCTGTGCTTCACGTGTATTTAGTGAACCCAGTTGGTTATGGGTTTCAGTAAAGGTCGGAGCTGCAAATGGACGAGTATGAACGCTCGGCACTGCACCTTTGTTAGTTACCAGACCACGTCGGAGAAAAGCCATGATGATACCCTCTATATTTTTGTAATATCAAATAACGTTGTCACAGAAGTAACTATACCAAAAAACTTCACTTATGTACACTGGAATTAACAAAAATATATTATTTTTGTGATGAAGTACGTAAACTTTGTTTCATTAACGATACACTAACTTTGGAACAATATTATTTTGATATTCAAATTGCATGAATAATGAACATTGATATGTCTATTATACCAACCTCACAGGATCATGTCTTGTACGACTCCAATCGTGCACAACTATAAGAATACCATGCTTCGGGCCATAGGAGGACCATCACTCCACCATAGTATTAAGAAATAATAATATGAATGAAGAGTTCAAACCCATCGCTGGCGCGTCGAACTGCAGGTGACACGAGCGAACCCCCTAGTTTCTCGACAATCTCAAGAGATTAAAAATCAAAGAAAGGGAAGGAGGTGGTTTGCCTGGAAATTCTGAGTCGCAAAGAGGCGTGTATTGAATCTTCCAGGAGGGTTCCGATGATGATGGCGCTCCACAAACGTTTGACCCATCACGATCAAGATAATTATTGCGAGACTCGTGACGTGAGCCTAGACGGTATCAGGGTGTCCCCTGTATGGATTGCTGTGTTCTCGCATTTATTGGCTATGCCCTCACATAGCTCGGCCCCGGTCCTCAGAAGGGCGCCCGCTGGTTCGATTGTTCATCTGTACCTTAAGTCTCTCGACTCGCTTGCGACAAAGCGATAACCCCTTTTCTTCCAGACCACCAGGGTTGACGTGTCATATTCTTCAGTGCGTGTGGAGTACGCATGAATATTTATAGTGGGAATTTACTACGGATATTCGTGATGGAAAGTCGAACGACTCTCCGAAATGATAGAGAGAATTATACCACTGCTGGCTAGAAATCTCTCATTTCAACACAACGTTGATAAATAGGTCTGTCAATACCTTCCCAGCATATCATACCAATATTCAGCCGGCAATCCTGCCGCAAGTCTCGAACCATTGGCGTAGCTGGACTTCCAAACACCCTCTGGTTTCAGCACTCATTCGACTACGATAAGTAGCTCGACAATTTATTTAATGAGAGCATCAACATGTTAACAGACGGCATTAAATTCACGGATACATCATCCGCATCAAACATGTCAGTTGTCCGCGGCCAAGAATTTCCAATTCCTGCCGAGTCATCCGTTGGCGAACTCTTCTTCAAGAACGGAGTCGGTTTGCATTCATATAACGGCACCGAGTGGGTTCAACTGGACAAGAAAGTCGACGTATTCTTCGACACAAAATCATTCTTCCCTGGCACCATCGCTCCAATGACTGGAACTGTTCGCTGGTATCCAGGAAGAGCATGCACATTGACTTCAGTATTCATGATGATCACTGGTGCACCGACCCAAACACTAGCGATCGACGTCAAGAAGAACGGCATAAGCATTCATACTGGCCCAAAGCCATCGATCAACGCCGGCAGCAATATTTCATCGATGATTCCACTAGCAGTCACGATGTCAGCAGCCGACTATCTAACAATCGATATCGTAAGCGGCAATGGCAACGACCTAGCTGTGCGTATCGAATACAAGTAACTTAACTGGAATCTATTATGACATTCGAAGAAATCTCACAATTTTTGATCGCACCATTCATTTACGAAAACGTCACCGACGAAGAGTATGAAGCCCTAGCCGTTTCGCACTTTGTGACTTTCATCCAAGGTATCCGTATCGTCGGTGCCAATGTTGAAATCGAATCGCTATCCGCAAAGCTGGTCGAACAACCAGCGGCACAATAACTAATCATCTAGGAATTAAAAATGGCTATCACTGAAACTATTCTAGGCCCAAACTCATCTATGTTCACCATGGGCGCAGGTGAAACACAAGCAACCGTATTCGCTGCAATCGACGCATACGTATCTGCGCATGGCTGGGAAGTACATGATGCTGCACCTGGCGCAAATCTTACCGGAAATGCAGCTATTCTGGGTCGCGTTTACCGTGCACTCCAGGATGGAAGCACATCAGTATACAAGTATGTTGCTATGTACTTCACTACGGCTACAGCTAGCGCTAATATGCTGATGAAGGTATTTGAGAGCTGGAATGCTACTACTCATGTTGGAGTTAATGAAGGGGCATTCGTGAACGGTACCAATGCAGTGTATGTACCAATTCAATATGCTGTTGAGGGATCAGCACTTATCCTATTCGTGAATAAAAAATGGCTTGCATTCCGCGGTCGCGATGTTAATTATTCATATACCGCATTTATTGGCGCATTTGAAATCAAAAAGGACTTTGGCGAACCAGAATCTTTACCAACTGTTATTCTTATGTGTGGTGGCCAAAACGTAGGTTCGCTACCATCAAGCGCCATCAACTTTTTCGGTTCACCTAGAACTTCAAAAGGTACCGTTGGACAAGCAGGATCAAATATCAATACCATCTCTACTCCATTTGGCGTACTGGGTTGGGTGAATAATAGCTATAACGTTTCATTACGCGATATTCAGCCACAGGTTTACCCAAACGGCACTATGACAATGACCGCAGCAGAAAATCGCGTGGCTGGTAGCTATGGTATTGAAAAAATGCGAGGCCGCATCTTTGGTATCAAACTGATTTATGGAACAGTGAATTGGAATGATATGGATAAAACTCAAATCGCTACGGATTCTGAATTCTTCCAAAATCCTGGTTCTGCATTGATGGATCACCACTGCGTTTTCTACACTCCATCTAATCAATGGCCAACCGCATTCGCTAGATTTGCCATTCCGGTATAAGGAGGAATTATGGCCGATATCGGTTTACTAAATACCGTTAAGAATGCGTCTATCGTCAACGCGATGGCATACTCTCACCAAATCAATACTCGTGAGAAGGTAGAACTTGCGCCAGAATTGGATACTACATTCATGATAGCTGAATATGCCGTTATTCCTGCAATGCGTCAGAATGTGGATATTGGTATGCTACCTGCATCTAAAGACTTCAGCTCTGGTTCTGCTGTTAAGCAATACTGGGGTTAATTAGAATCTTAAAAGCGAGTGTCAACGATACTCGCTTAATCAATTAAAGGAATCACAATGGCAATTACTAAAACAAATCTAGGTCAACACTCGGCGTCATTTACTTTTGACGCTACCGAAACACCCGCATCAATCATGGCTCAACTTGCTACCTATATTTCTGAACATGGTTGGGAAATATTTGATAGCGGCACATTCAATCTTGGTATGACTGGAGCTAATCCTTTTTCGTACGTCTTTAGAACTTTGCAAGATGGAAGCACCGATGTTTACAAATACGTAGCCATCGGCATGACATCAACGCTAATAGTTATAAAGATTTTTCAATCTTGGAATGCTACAACTCATGTAGGAACCAATGATGGAACCTACTATAACTACAGCTCAAGTAGTACTCTAGCTCTATTCGGTGGCATTGCTTCTGGACTCGGCACCGATGGCAATAGTATTATTATTTTTGCAAATCAGAAATGGTTGGCATTCCGTACCAAATCAAATGTGAATGCATATGGTCATATGTTTGGTTCATTTGAAATTAAAAAAGAATTTGGAGAAGCGCCAAATGTCCAAACAAATATCTTTATGACGACCGCGGTGCCAGTATACGCGCCAAGTGGAGGTTATTTGGGTTTATATGGTTCTGTAGCTTCTATTACACGAGGCGCTAGTTCTATTCAAATATTTAATGGATACAACACAATTTCCACTCCATTCGGTACATTGTGTAATTCAAATTCCAGCAGTGGCAATATTGGATATAGCAGCATTTTGCCGACCACATTCCAAGGCGCATGCTCGATGATTGCGTCCGAATTGTCAAGTTCCTATGGCGGCTCACAAACTGCTGCAATTCGTGGACGCATCATGGGTATTAAGCTAGGATACGGATCAACGACCTGGAATGATATGGACACTGCCACAATCAAGAGTGATTCAGAATTCTTTGATACAGCAGCTGATGGTACACCTACCACATATCACATCATCAATATGAATGTGAGCGGTGGCGGCGGATCATTTGTGCGTCATCTGATTCCTGCTTAATCATTAAGTAGAAACAACAAAGGGACCCATTGGGTCCCTTTTCTTTTACATCAAAGCTTTTTAGTATCGGTATGGCTCCATCAACTCCCAGAACTTCTTGGCATCGAAGCCCGATTCGATCCAGATGTCGATTGCTGCGCGAGCGGACAGGATGCTTTCGCTCCACGTTGCTCCAGGCATAGCGAGACAACCATCTTTGATGACGACCCATCCGGTCGAGATGACATTGCCATGGCTGCGATATGGGTACTGACCGAAGTCGAGTTTTGGCTTGATCTCGAAGCCGCGATACTTGACAACACGGTTCTTGACATTGTAGATGCCGTTGTTCAGGACCTTGGTATTGTCGTCAACATAGGTCACAGTGCGATCGTCGTGAATCGACACATCAGCTGCACGCTTTGGTTCGATCGGCTTCCAATTCGGGCCGAGGCCACTGATCGTCAGCGGCTCACAACAGGTTTTACGGAAGCATTCGGTAGTGCACTGGTGATGGCACTTACCTGTGTCGGCGCAACGTTCACCGATCTTTTCGACCTGGAGACCGCAGAGGTTTACCAGGAAGTCACCGAGGTCCATGTGGATCATACCATGTGATGGCTCACTCGATTTGATCCCTGACTCGCTCAGGCGGGTCGACAGGACGTCACCGTTCTGCGCATCGACTCGAGGGAAGGTACTCATGAAGCGAATGCACATGGAGGTACGCTCCATATTGGCATCCAGCATGATGTTTCCTTCTTTGGTAATTCCTGGCATTGCCAGAATCGTTTCGCGAGCCTTCAACAACAGCTTCTCGCGCTCTGCCTTATTCAAATCGTGCTGGAACAGGATGGCCGCTGTTTGGTTCATGTATCACTCCAAAGTTCGTTGACGTTAGAGATATTCTACCGTCAACTTTAAACTTTGTACAATGATTTATGCGAACCTTGGCAAAAAGATATAGACACCGAAAACTAATTTGATATTGAAGTTGCGGCGCATAGATGGCACAAAGTCACCGCCATCATTCAAGATGTCCGCGGTGACTTTAGGAGTGAATTGGAGTCCGAAAATACGAACTCCATAAATGTCGATCTTGACGATCCGATGGGACAGACGAATTGCTGCAAACTTCAGCTGATCTTTCCTTGACAATGCCATAATAATCTCCTGTGTATCCGTAGGGAAATATTATCACATGTAAAGAAAAGTAAACTGGAAATTAAGCGCCCATGCCAGCTAACCATTCGCGTTCGGCCTTACGACCTGCAGCAGCAGCTGATACAGCTTCTTTGCTCGAATAGTTGTTTGGGAGACGTTCGATCTTTTTCGCGATTGCTGGGAATAGCTTGTTGTGAAGTTCCACGAGTTTCGCCATATGTTCCTGCGAAGTTTGATCGAGGTTCTTCCATTTACCACGCTTGAGTTTGATGCTGTTCAGAGTGAGTTCGACGAATTCGACGAAGTCAACATGACCCCAGAAACCTTCTAGCGTGGACGCGAGTTCTTCGTGTTTTGCTTTGATCTGTTTGTAGAACGTTGAGCGAGTTAGACCTGCGGTTTTATCTGCGCTCTCAAGCAACGACGAATCTTCGATGTCGTTTTCGAGTTGTTGGATGAATGTGAATTTAGACATACTGTACCTTTATTTGGTTTGGTACAGTATTTATTGAAAGTGTTAGACTTATTAAGGGTCTGGCTGCTATTCCCAGTCTATCAGGGACAAGGCACCCACTGGTCTAGGTGTGTTCAGGAGAGCGATCGTTGGCATCGATTAACTCTTGTCCCCTTTACAACCAGACCCTTAATAAGCCCAAGTTTCCTCGGACTTATCGGTTCTTACAGGAAGAACGCTGTGGCTCGCACCACGTTTTTGCGAAGCGGATCGTCGAAATCTGCCGGATTCGCTTTGAAGGTCGTTTCGAGCTTGCCATCCTTACGGAGGACAAATTCGCAGTACAAACGACCGGTTTCGGTCGAATACACCTGGACAACGCTGGCGCCATAGTGATTCATGGCCATGTGACCAAACGCTCGCATCATTGCACTATTCGGATTCGACGCCGTCAATTTCTTGACGACTTCACCTTGCTCAATGTAAGCTGTGGTAATCGGCCGGACATTGATTGTATCATCTTCCCTGAATGCCGAAGCGATTTCACGTTTTGCGAAGGCTAGAGCCTGAGCTTCTCCAGCCTGACGCATTGCATTAATCGCCATCATATCTTCCTTTGCCATTTAAGATTTCCTCTTTACAGATTGATGGTATAGCTAGTATACCCAGTAAAGAGGACATTGTACACTGTCAAGCGTGAAATTTATTCGTCTTTCTCGGGTGGCATCCAACCCTTTGGAATTTTGGTTCCGCGAGTTTCATTTCTGTACATTTTTATCTCGCGCTGGGAATCGTACGGCGAGATGAATGGGAAGACATGGAAGTCATTGGCAAGCTGCTTATGCTTGGACCAGACGCGGCCGATCAAGGCTTTCTCGGCTTCCATCGGATCACGGAAGAAGGTCACACCAGAGCTTGGATGGATGGTAAATCGATTATCTACGGTGTTCGCACGAGCACACATGATTTCAACGTTACCTTGGCGCCAGAAGCCGTCAGGGCAGGAGACAATGATCTCTGGTCGGCGATGGGCATTGATTCCCTGGTACGTTTTCTGTAGCCCCAGGATGTATCCTAGTTCGAGAAGGGAGATTGGCGATTTGGTCGCTGGATCGAAGTACATAAAGATGATGTTCGACTTCTCGATATGATCAACTTCCCAGTTAACTTGTTCATTGAACTGTGGGTTGTCGATATGCTGAGTCCAGGAAGAATCCCAATCGTCACGACGCGGATTGTAGACATGACCAATAGGCTCTAAAGCATTAAGGGCCTTACCGACACGAGTTTGCCAATCTTCGGCAACACCCATTTCGATACTGCCAGCTAAGAACACATTGACTAGATGAGGAAGCGGCGTAGTGGTAGCCGCAGGAGGTAGGAATATTTTTGACATGATGCGTATTATTTTTGTTGTGTTACTGCATACACATCATACTACAGAAACGACAAAAGCACTTCCTTTCGAAAGTGCTTTTGCAAGTCTGGCCCGCCAGGTAGGATTCGAACCTACATGTGTCCAGTTACCATTTCAACTGCTTAGAAGGCAGAGTGGATAATGACGGATAGCTTATTTATCGGAATCCACCGACAGCTTCCATTCCTTGTATTTCGGCTGCATTGCATTCAGTACGCAGATGAATGCGTCCGCGAGTTCATCCCGCATTTCTTTCTGTTCATTCGACAAACCAATGCTCGCTTCCATGACCTTCAGGAGGATGTCTAGCTGACGCGAGGTGGCGGTGATGACACGGTAGTCGGTAGGCATCTCACCATTGTAGCTCTCGAGAATACGCTTCCATGTAGTCAACGTACCGGCCGTACCATCCGACGCAGTGAACAGGTTATAGTCGCCAGCCATTGCTCGACACGTGGCGTCATAATGACGCTTTGCCATACCAATCAGAAGATCGACCTGTTCCATCGTTGGAGTGAAATGGAATTTTGCTTCTACGGAAACATCGAATTGCATACAAATACCCTAACGGAGTGGACATGTTGAAATCATATCACACTCCGTTTTTTGGTCGAACTTTATTTAGCTTCGGTTTCCACTTGGACTTCTTCAGTCTCAGCTTCGACCTCAGCCACCGGTTCAGCGGTCACTTCTTTCTTACCGAAGATCGTATCCCAACCTGAGCGGAACGCGTTAGTCGCTCCTTTGGTTTGGATTTTCTCTCCGGTGAATTCGTTGCGTGCAGTTGCCATATTATGTGTATGAAGGATAGTAGTGGTCCAGCGATACTAGCTGGTTGGACTCCTCGACGAGTAGATTACCATCTTCGAGGAGCGTGACTGCTGCCAGATTTTCGAGCATTGGCCCACCCAACCAAGCGATGTCAACGTTTCGCTTCAGTTCGTTGAACAGCACGTGGGTCAACGGTGATGCATCATCGAATTCGGATCGTCCACGACGGAACCAAATCTTGTGAGGATTGCCATTGATGCCACGCTTGGTAGCGATGCAGATTCGATCGTACTTCAGAATCCAGTTGTTGAGCATTTCGCTCGCGGTCAGGGTGTAGCCATTACTCGCCATAGTTCATCCAGCTTTCGTCAAATTGATTTCGGAGTTTTTCAAAGTATGCGTGTGTCTTGATCTTGACCATGAAGTCATCACCTTTGCAGATGACACCTTCGTCGACAGGATATTTGCTATCACGCACGTCCATAATGAACTGCTTGTTGAGGTTACCTTCGTAGATAATCTCTGGGAAGTAATCCGCACCTTCAAACATCTTTTTGAATGTCTTAGGCGGGATGAATCCCTTCTTGAATAGGAACACGTCGAGGAGTTTTAGCTCCTTTTGTTCGTGCTCATCGTGGGAGCCAGCAAAGCTCGACGGGCCAAAGAACTCAGTGAACGCAGTGATACGTTCGATGCCTTTGTTCTGTTGCTTGACTTTGTACACGAGCTCATCGCCAATATTCTCGAGGAACAACGGGATTGCCTGATTGTACAGTTCAGTCTTCTCGTCGAAGAGTTGTCGGCGTGTGCCGAACTTGTGCCATCCCTTTTTAGGTGACCACTCCCAACGTAGGTTGGAGCCGTCGTACTTGTAAAAAGCGATGCATGGTTTGCCTAGCGGAGCTTTCGCGCTCCCGTCGATTGATGGGTATTGCAACATACGGAAATATCTTTCTTGTTTGAATTGTGGGTACTGCGATTGTCTTGCTTGTCAAACGAGAATAAAACTTTCATGATGATATTTCCTTTATAATTTTTGTTTTATGTTACTTGATGTCGTAGTCGACTTCGAACTTCACACCGAATTCGTTCCAGTAGAACAAATCGATACCAACGAAAGCAGCAGCATTACCGTCACAAGTGATATCGCCTTCATAGAAGTCATCACGAAATTCGGCACCTAAGTCTTCAGCTTCATCTTCAGCGATACCTATCGATTTGAAGAATTCGGTAGCTTTATCGTCAAGATACTCGAAGTCGTCATCTTGACAGATATGTTCGTATGCTGCTAGGAACAGCTTTAGGCGATCAATGCCTTCTTGATTACCTTCGAAGAAGATTGTGTTTACTGTTTCACCATCTCCATCGCCATGCATGTAATTTGAGACGAGCTCATACATGTTGTTATACGACGGGCCAAGCACCGGGCTTTTTGAAATGTGTAGAGAGACTTTCATGCCGGCCTTACAGCAGCGCTACTGCATTGAGAATGCGAGTCTGCGCTTGTTTGATGTAGCTGTCGGTCGAAGACGTCCAGCTATCGTTATTTGTGCGAAGAGCATCGTTTAACTTGCTGCTCGCTTCTTTGAGCTCAGCGATGATGTGTCCAGTTGGAATAACTACTGGCGTTTCCGTTTCTGCTTTGCCGCCGATCATTAGGGCTAGCGCAGCGGAGGCATGACCTTCATTTGCTAGCTGTTCGAGGGCAGCTTTGTAGATTTGCTCGGCGTTCATGCAACACCAGCCATTTCACCAACCTTGTTCAGGATCAGTTCCAGATTTTTCTCTGGCGTATCGCGGCCATCGATAGTCAAGTCCCACTTAGCAGCAGTGTGCCAAGACAGTTCTTCGGTAAGCATGGATTGCTGACGCTTCAAAACGGTGTTAACCGCCTTTTCGATTTCGCCAAGTTCCATTGTACCGGCCGCTTTGATGATGTCGTTCATTGCACGAGTTCTGAATCGCGCTAGACGAACATCGAGAGGAACATCCACGTAGACGGTCATGTGCAACGCACCAACATCGACCGCTGGCTTTGCATAGTGCTCTACGCCAGTTGGTTCAACGATTAGGAAAGCGATACCTTCCGAGAGCTTGCTGAAGAACTCGTCGGTAGTTACACCATAACGATTGCTATTGTAGATAGCCAATTCGGCTAGCTTGCCTTCCTGTTCCAAACGGATCGACTCTTCATGCGAGATGAAGTAGTAATCGCGGCCATCGATTTCGTTTGCGCGTGGCGCACGAGTCGTGGTTGAAATCAGGCATGGCATTTGAGCAACATCACGGATGTAGTCAAACAGATAAGACTTGCCACTGCATGACGTAGCCGTCAGCGTGACTAAGATTGATTTTGCCATATTATTTTTATGAGGAGGTTGAAGTGCTTCCTGTGGAATTGCATTGGAAGCACATGTGGAATTATAACCCTACCAACCGTTTCGCTGCATAACAATTCGGCCCAAACTCACCATCTTCCAGCCAATCCGAAAGCTGAACAAATCCAACCTTCTCATACGTTTGGAAACTCGACTGTCGCGGAAAACTCCAAACCAATACTGCGCCTAATCCACCAGCCATATCACAGCTGCGATCCAGGATTTTGTAGCCATATCCTTTACCACGAAACTCGGGATCAACCCATAAGCCACGACTGCGAGCCATCAAGTCTCCGCAAGCATTATAGCCAGCTAAGTGACAACTGTTTACCGCGACAATGCGATCGCCTTCATAACCAGCCAAGAATACAGGTTCGCTATCCGCGAATGACATATCGTAATCACGATCAATCGTCATTGCGCTAAAATGTTCAATGGCTGAATTTCTTCCTGGCCAAAGCTTATCTCGCCAAACTGGCAGAATGTCTTCAAACTCTACTAATTTGATTTTCATGTCATACTCCTTTGGTGACTCACTGCCGGACTCGAACCGACGACCTCCACGTGCAGCGCTACACATTGTGGGGCTCTAACCAACTGAGCTAAGTGGCCATTCGTATTTATTAACGCAAAAAAGGAGACCGAAGTCTCCTTTCTCTTTAGCATAAATCCCACATCAGTTTGTGCGGCTTATCGATGATTTCATACTCACGGTCTTCTAACCATTTTTTGATTTCGTTCTTGAGCCGGATTCGATAGCATCCTTCATCTTCGCGCCATGGATAGTGAAACGCATTTTCGAAGCTGAATGAATCGATGCCGTTGTCAGTGAAGTATCTCCAGTTCGTGTTTGGCTTATCGCCTTTACGATACTCGACATACTGATCTTCGAAACGGCTGTAGTTCTTTAGTGCTTTGGTACGGCGGATAGTTCTTGACATGACATTGCTCCTTGATGGTTACAATGTCGTGTCGACTTCTCCTTATATGCATAAATTTTCATCATACGTCCCAGGACAAATCGCGTGGTTGATGGTCAATCACTTCGTAATCCTCATCCTTGAGGTAACGAGCGATTTCAGTCTTGTTCTTCATGCGGGCCTGACCTTCGGCATCGTTGCGAAGCCATTTGGTGTAGGACCAACCTTTGATGCGGTCACCGTGAAAACGCCAGTAACCGCGACCGTATGCTTTGCCCTCTTTCTTGATTTTGATCCAGTGACCTTCTTCTTTACAAATCCAGTCGTGGGTCCACCAAGTGATGTCACCGAAGTAACGTTGAGGGCTGTTCTTCTTTTTGTCGCGATTGCGACGGATAGTTCTCGACATGTTAATCTCCTTTCAAGGGAACTTAACAGTCGGTCTTCTCCTTGTAGCCGTACACTTTCATATCAGCAATCCCATGGGTTAGCCCAGCGGTGGTATCGACGATCGTCGATGAAGTTCCGGATGTCCGGAACATAATCAAAGTCCTTGATGGCTTTGATCAATTCTTTTTCATTGTGTGCGCGAGCAGAGGTCTTGCCGCCTTTCAGCAGCTGCCAACCGTAGTACTTCTTGCTGTCGCGGTGAAAGCGCCAGTAACCTTCCTGGTATTCCTTGTCCTCTTTCCAAACATGAGGGAAGGCCCAGACGGTACCGTGCATTGGTTGAACACCATTCCATTCATCAGGAATAGTTCGGAGATACGAACGGACTTTGCTGCTGCGGCCCAGACGTTTTTCTTTGGTACGGCGGATAGTACGGGACATAATAGACTCCTTGTTAAGGTAACCTATTTGTCAGTCTTCTCCTTGTATGCGTACACTTTCATGATAGCTCCTTAGCTAACAAAGATTTTCAAAAAGTACTGGTCTTCATCACGGGAATCATAATTCTCTTTCTTCACCGCGTAACCAGCATTCTCCAACTCACGAATAACTTGATCGACGATTTCAAACTCATGGCGCATATACTGCACATTCACTTGCATCGCGATGTCATTCAGACCTTTGTTTTGACGAAAGGCCACGATCTTGGCATTCAGCGCTTTATTGCAACGCTCAATCAGATCATAAAACTTCACACGCTTATGTTCTTCAGCATGTTGTGCTGCCGCTTGTTTAAACGCTACAGCTGGTACTACGTTAACCATTTCGGTACTCCGTTGAGGTGATGACATCATAACATCGTCATCTCAACGGAGAAACTTGAAATTTACTTCGTGACTGCGAACACTTCGTCCATGCGTTGTTCGGAAGGTTGGCTCATCTTCGAACCATCCGGCAGCTTGACATTGCTGAAGCGGGTCGGATAGCGGAAGAATGGTTTGCCAAGAACCGAGTATGCCATCTCAACCGACGATTGAGCGGTGAACTCAGACTTGTCAGTGAACTCAAGATGGAGCACTGCTTCCACTGCACCACGACTCACTTTCACATTCTTCAAGGTCACCTGAGCCAGGTTATTCTTGTTGTAGATGATGTACGACAGCTTACCGGAATTCTTGAACACGAACTTGTCGACGATGGTAGCTGCATCCTTCTTCGCCATTTCGTCAAGCTTGCCTTCCCAGTTGTCGATCAGTTCGAAATGCTTCTCACTTGGCTTCGCGCCTTTCGGGTAAACACGCTTGCACAAGCTTTGCATGATCAGGCGACCAAAGCCATCGCGTTTGAAGATTTCAGCGTAGTCAGAATTGCCGTCTTTTGCTTCCTTCTGGAACTTCGTGACCGACTGCTTCATCCATTCGGCATTACGCTTGTACAAGTCATCCTCGACTTCGCTGCTGACTTGCTTGAGGATCGAGACGACCTTCTTCACATCTTTGTGATCGGTGTACTTCTTTTGGTACTCGCCTTCCTCAGCGGTCTTGGCCGCTTTGGCTTCAGCTTTCTTTGCCGATGCCATGACAGTTACCGACTTCAGGTAATCGAGGACTTCGACCAAAGGCCAGAGTTCATCGATCAGCGCCATTGCTTCTTTGTAGATATTAGTGGCTTTGGCTTCTTTCGAAACCTTACCGAGACGTTTCTTGGTAGCAACCATACCGCGAACATCCCACACACTGATCGCACCATACAGTTCATCGAACAGAGGAGAAGGATCACGAGGGTTTGCAGGACGGACTTCGTCCCAGTTCATGGTTGCGTCGAAGGCCGACTGAACGAAGTAGTTCGCGTGCTCTTTGACTGGTTTGAATTGGGTGTTCAGGATTTCGCCAGCTTCGATTGCTGACTTGATCGTGACGGTGTCTTCTTCCATGTTACGGAGACGACGACCATTGGATGGATTCTTGCTGATTGCCTTGACTGCGATCGGGAACTCACCAGTGAATTTCGGCTTAGCGATCGATTCGGACAGGATTTCGTTAACCTTCATATATTATTCTCCGTTATGGTGTGAAGTATTTATGTAGCTATAATAACGCGAATCCTGAGAAGTGTACACTCTTTCTTGAATTATTTTGTAGAGCATAGAAACGACAAAGGAACCACGAAGGTTCCTTTTGATTTGGAGCGGGCGAAGGGATTCGAACCCTCGACATTTACCTTGGCAAGGTAATGCTCTACCAACTGAGCTACACCCGCACTGTGAAGTGCTACATTTCTATTTATAGCACTTCGTAAAAATTCAAAGATTATTTCGAAACTTTGAATCCAATACCACCCCAAGCTGAACCGTATGTGTAGCGGACTGACACGGTCTTGCCGTCCTCACACTTGATGTGAGTATTCTCGGTTGCGGTTTCGTCAGCATACTTCTTAAGTTCTTTGAAGAATTTGTCAATCAACGCTTGCTTATCCTTAGAATTAATTGCGCTACCAATCTTCAGGAATTTATCGTACGTCACGACCGAGTTGTATGCGCCGTAAATATGTACGTTATTCTCGATCTTTACAAAGCCTTGAGCGGTAGTTGTAAATTTAGAGGTGTCTGGAGCTGCCGGACGAACCTTACTGTCGGTGGTGATCTTTTGGCCTTCTTTTTCTAGCTTAATCAACAGGGCGTTGAGTTTCTTTACTAGTGCGTCTGAAGTAAGCGAAGACTTCGTGTCGACGAATGATTTATTTTCGGTTAGGATTTCTAGTACTTGCATGATGTTCCTTATGTGCGGTATGGTAAAGTATTTATCAACTGCAATTTCGACAGGAGCTCGTACGACCATTATATAATTCATCTCATCGTGAGTTGCATCAAAACTACTATAAATAACTACACGATGTCATCCAAGCGGGTGTCGTATATTGGTCTGATTACCTCAGCCTTCCAAGCTGATGAGGTGGGTTCGATTCCCATCACCCGCTCCAAGCACTTTAGGTCCCACATTCGGTAATTGGAGCCCTCCTGTCGTCTCAAGTGCTACATAACCTAACAACAAAAATAATAATATGAAGATTAGTGAAATCCTTGCTGAGAAGCAAGATTTGAAAGCGATTAACATTCATCGTCTAGCAGACATGGTTGAGAAAGCAATCAAAAATGACCGCGACTCAGACTACACCGTTGACGTATCATTCGCACCAAACAATTCTGCTTTCCCAGACATGGAAATTGCAACCTTCGTTGTTGACTTTGTCAACTCGCGTAAAGGTGGCGATCAGCCAGGCCAAAACACTTCCAAGAAGTTGAACAAGATCATTGATCCGCTATATCGCGAGTTCCGCGCTCAAGGTATCACCTTCACTCAACCGGAAGGCGTTCAAGGTTCAAACCAGGAATCTGACGATCTAACGACTGGTAAGCTTAAGTTTGTGATCGGCGTCAAGAAGGACTAAAGAACATTCGGTGAATGTGAACACCGTTTCTGATTGAGGTGCACACTCAAGTCAGTAGCTAAATAATGGATCACGCGAATCCGAAAGGATATGGTTGCGAATCCTACAACTCTTCGAGATTATCGGACTAAATCTCATTACTATTTTTCGACGTCCCGCATCTGGTCCTCAGAGTCAGTTCTTGCTGTGTCGATAAATAGTAATATGCCCAGGTGGTGGAATGGTATACACGGTGGTCTTAGAAGCCACTGCCGCAAGGATTGAGAGTTCGAGTCTCTCCCTGGGCACCCGCCGCAAAGTCGAATTGAAGGTTTTACTTTGCTGATCATGGATAACTGGCTGCGCAGCCCATGGTGACCCCTTTGAGGATCGCAGAGGACATTATGTCCTTCAAGCATAATGTCCGCACATGCCTAGATGGTGGAATTGGAATACACTCTGGTCTTAGAAGCCAGCGCCGAAAGGATTGCGAGTTCAAGTCTCGCTCTAGGCACCAAATGGTAAGGATGTTTCGGAACAGTACCGAACCCTTGCGACGCCGATGCGGTCTTATGGCTTCACGGCTTTACTGTGGATTTGAAAGAATATGGGCTGCGGACCCGTTGTGAAAAGCTACGCAGAACGTCTTGTAAAAGCGTAGTGCCCATCATCGAAAGATGGTGACAACCCGGAGTTGTTGTAAAGAGAACAGACGATCTTTAGTTTGCACGGAGCTGGTGTAAGGAGTGCAATGCCGACCAAGCCGCATGGTCCCGAGGTTATCGGTGTAAAGCGAGTCCAGCAAGAAGAGTTCCCTAAGTCGATGAAAGGAACCACCCGCCAGTAATGGTCTAGCTAGGTCTAGGTAAGAGGGTTCGAACCGCAATACTGGGAAAGGAGACTTCGGTCTCCTTTTCTTTTTATGAGGACTGCTGATGATGGAAACATCGTTCTTAGCTACGTCGCTGGTCTTCGTTTTGCTGACGGCTCTTACGCAAAGAGCCAAGAACCCGGAGAGGCTTACCCGACAGGCGTGTTGGTAGAATGCCAAGAAGTAAATATCTCGCAAGCGCAAAACATTAGTAGTTCCTCAACTGGGCTGGTAGCTCATCTGGTACGAGCGTTCGACTCATAATCGAGAGGCGTGGGTTCGAGTCCCACCCGGCCTACCAACTTCTAGCTACCTAAGCTTGTGATACCGGAATACAAGGATGCATACTTCGTATTCAGTCACTCCAACAGCTAGCGGTGTCCACTACCGACTTAGTGTCGTACCATGACCGAGAGGCATGGGCTGTTGTAATCGCCAAAGTGTTACCAATCGTGCGTCAAGTCTCATGGTAAACGACGATGCAACAGTCAGGACTTGACATGTAAACCGGAACATGGGTTTCCATTAAGATGTAAAAAAGGCTCCCATTGGGAGCCTTTTCTTTTATACGTCTCTCAACGTATAGGTTGGTATGGTAAGTTTGCGTTTATCTCTGAAGTGGGCAACGTCGAACAGACATGCTGCTCCAACCACCTCTTTGCCCATCTGACGCACCAGGGACGCCGCTGCTTCAATCGTACCACCGGTTGCAAGAACATCATCAACGATGAGGATGCGATTGCCCTTGACGCGTTCTGGTTGAATTTCGATGCGAGCAGAACCATACTCACGCTCATAGTCGATCGCGATGGTTTCACCTGGCATCTTGCCGGGCTTACGAGCCATTGCAAAACCGACGGCATCGAACATGCTCAAGCCACCTGCGATCATGAAGCCACGAGCATCCATCGCAACGATGAAGTCGTAATCGACATTCTTTACTTTCAACTTGTTACTCAACTCCTGCATAGCCAGGTACCAAGCATCCGAATCCTGGAATACGCTACCGACGTCGATGAAGTTCACGCCTGGAGCAGGAAAATCCTTGTAAAACTCCAGTGGAACATCCGCAAAACTTTTCATTATTATCCTTGTGTGTGGTTATATGGTCGCATATGATGGATGCGTTCCTCATACTTGTTAAAGATTTGGAACTCAACTTTCTCTCCACCCTCTAAGAACCCATCTTGCTTAATGCACACCATCGTATCACTTAGTTCAGCATATTGATTCTTTGCGAGACGTGTGCCATTAACATACACGTTTAAGCTCGAACCATCAGTTGGATAAGCAGTTGACAGAGTGAACATCTTCTGATCGGGAGCAGCAATGTGCTCTTCGATGATATTGTTCTTAGGCGACATGATTGTAACCCAACGCTTCTCACCGAGGTATATGTAAAGACCTGGAAACATCGGATCATTTTTATAGACAGTTTCGCCAATCTCTAGCGGATCAGGAAGATCGGAAACTACTGGGAAGACAACTGCGTGACGTTTTGGTTGTGACGGACCTGAATAAGATTTCATGATAATAGTTCTTGAATTGTGTACACGTATTTATTGGTGCGATGCTGTCTCAGCGTATAATGTCATTGCAATAACAACCATGGAATAAACATGCCATTACAATCACAAATCATTAACGAACTCGGCGTCAAGCCGATGATCGACGTCAATGCCGAAATCGAACGCCGTGTCGGTTTCTTGGCTGATTATCTGGAACGTTCGGGCTGCAAGGCTTACGTCCTCGGAATCAGCGGCGGTGTCGATTCGACGACTGCTGGTCGTCTCGCTCAACTTGCGGTCGAACGCGTCCGCGCCAAAGGCCTTGTCGCCAAGTTCTATGCAGTTCGCCTGCCGTACAGTGTCCAGCGTGACGAAGAAGATGCACAAGCTGCACTCGACTTCATCCAACCGGATGAACGTCTGACCGTGAACATCGAAGATGCTGCGAACGGCATGATGAACCATTCGTACTTCGCTGAAGACGATGCGGACAAGATGGACTTCGTCATGGGCAACATCAAAGCACGCCAGCGTATGGTTGCACAGTACTCGATCGCAGGCCAAGTCAACGGTCTTGTCATCGGTACCGATCATGCGGCGGAAGCAGTCATGGGCTTCTTCACCAAGTTCGGTGACGGTGCCTGTGATGTAACCCCACTAACTGGCCTGAACAAACGCCAAGTGCGTACCATCGCACAAGCACTCGGCGCCCCAGTGGCAATGGCTAACAAGGTTCCTACTGCGGACCTCGAAGACCTGAACCCGGGCAAGCCGGATGAAGTGTCGTATGGCGTGACCTATGATCAGATCGACGATTTCCTGGAAGGGAAGGATGTTGGTGAAGCTGCTCGTTCGATCATCCTGCGTCACTACGTGAACACCATCCATAAGCGCGCTTTGCCAGTCGCGCCGTAATTTATTCCAGTTACGCCCAGTACTGCCGATGTTAATATGTCATCATCGGCAGTACGTATAAATGATTTGCCTTACATGAGGCACCAAGCACCGATAGCCTTGGGTAGTAATGAGAGACAAATCATTTATGCGCACCGCATCCGAAGTATGTGCCGTTTTCGAGCCTTCTCCTCAGTTTGCTAAGAGGCGGTATGTCGAAGTGATGCGGTGTGCATAGCTTATAAATAGTTTCATCGTGCTGTTGCGACCCCAACAGAATTATTGATAACCTCAGGAGATTGTACCATGTTGTGAGTGTACTTACAGCGTCCACCTTAATGTTCGTATTGCCCGTAGCAATTACCGCAATACAAATTACCCAAAACATTAAGGAAATAAAAATGGACACCAAATTCGACTTCATCCTCACCAAAACCCAGCGCGATGCTTTTATCGCCAACTGGAAGCAGCTTCACGCTGCACGTCATACCTTCACCGGTCTTGACTATTTCATCTTCCAACTCCTCAAATCGGCTCAGCCCGATATCGAGAAGAACATGCGTCGTGCGTTTAAGCCGGCTCATAACTCCTACTTCGCAGCAACGATCAAAGCGGTTACGACCAATCTGATCCACAACTTGACATACAATCGTGCTCGCTTCTTCCAGGCACCGATCTTTGCCAATATCGAATTCACTGATCAACAAGTGGAAACGATCATCGGTCATAACCGTCAACTGTGCAACGCAATCTAAGGAGCGAGCCATGGACCACCCGTACACGTACATCTTTATCCGTAAAGACCTGTCGCTGGCTCAGCAACTTGTGCAAGCAAGTCATGCAGCCCTCGAAGCAGGATTTACCTTCGACAAACCTCACAAGACTTCCAGCATCATCATGATTGGTGCGAAGGACAAAGACGAACTCTACCAAATCGGAGAGCGACTCGATAAGCATGGCATTCGCCATCACATGTTCTTCGAACCAGACTTTGAAATGGGTCACTCGGCGATTGCAACCGAACCGATCAATGACCTCAAAACTCGTCGACTGATGCGGAAATACTCGCTCTACAAACCATAATCCATGTGCAAGACCTGTGTCGTTCATTTTAAAAAGTCGCATCACGACATTTACATTGGACGACCTAGCAAGTGGGGAAACCCATTTGAGATTGGCAAGGATGGTACGCGTAAAGAGGTAATTGCGAAGTACAAAGACTACGTGCTTAACAATCCTGAACTGATGGCTTCGCTTCATGAGCTTGAAGGAAAGATTCTGGGTTGTTGGTGCCATCCTCTGCCATGTCACGGCGACGTACTTGTTGAACTTGTTCGCAAGTACGTCTCAACAAAAAAGTTCTTAGAATACTAGAGGAAGAAAATGAAAACACTGCGTGAACTGATCAATGAAGCAACCGAAGCAATCGAAACCTACAAACACCCTGACGTGGATGAAGTTCAGGGTAAACTCCACGACATTCTGACTGCCGCCAAGATCGGTGGCATCAATCGTGATCACCTTACTAGCCTCGACATCTACAGCGACTATCTCCACATTCGTACTGAATGGTCTGCTCGTGGTTGTGCCCAATCCAGCGATTACCGCATTCCGATGAGCATCATCGATGCTGAAGACCCGATCAAAGCAGCAACGATCTATGGGATCAACAAGCGTCTCACTGAAGCCAAGAACAACCTTTCCTCTGCACGTGCAAGTGTTGAGCGTAATGAGAAACAGGTTGCTGAACTGAATGCTGAGCTGGAGGCTGCCATGTTGTGAGTGAACTACGAGAAGTTGACTGGGCCAATGAAGACGTGCTTCCAAACCAAAGGCATGTCTATTCTCGAACACGGTGAATCGGTGCATGCGTACTATCTGGACCTACACAACTACTTGTTCAACAATGAACCACTGAAATTCGAATGGCGCTTGCCAGATTGGCTCTCCGCTAATGCGGACTTCATCAAAGCCAATCTGCTTCCATTAGATGTTATGCACGACTACCACATCTTTCACGACTGTGGAAAGCCGCTTTGTATTACAATTGACGAGTCCGGAAGACAACACTTCCCAGACCACGCAAACATCTCCAAGCAACGTTGGATGGAATGTACCGAGGAAACTCCTAGGAACGTCCTGATTGGCGGACTGATTGGAATGGACATGGATATTCATCTCCTCAACGCGGAGTCCCTTGGTGAGTTTAGTAAAAGGCCTGAAGCCGTTTCCTTGCTCATTACTGGTCTATGTGAGATTCATTCCAACGCGGCGATGTTTGGTGGTATCGAATCGACCTCGTTTAAGATCAAATACAAGCATATCGACAAGCGCGGTCGTCAACTTCTCAACCTCATATCAAAATAATATGAAAGCTATCTACGCCAACTACCTCATTCCATACCTTACTGGTATCGCAGCCTTCTTCATCCTCTGGATGGGAACCATCTTCATCTTCGACGGCATTCTCCCGTTCTTGACGATGTTGCTGTTTGGCGCCTGGTTCATCCTTGGTATTCCGTACTTGCTGTACACCGACTACCGCAATGTGAAGAAGTACATGTCCGGCAATCCATCGATCCCGAACGTGGTTGGCGAAGTGGTCAAGAAGTTCGGTGTCCCCGAGCTATTGGCAAACACCGTCGTCAAGAGCGTCGAAGCCAAGATGGCCGAATCCAAACAACCAACCAAACTGGAAAAGCATGGCTAACACCACCGAAATCGAATACAAGTTCCTGATCGCTGACATCGGCGCGATCAACGCCCTAACCCCACTCAGTCGCGAATACATCATGCAAGGCTACCTCACCAAACCAGGTGATGGTTCCGCAATTCGTGTTCGTGCATCAGAATGGGAAGATGGTCGTCAAGAAGCATTCTTCACGGTCAAGAGTCCTACACCAGGTCTGGCACGTAAAGAATGGGAGTATCCTATCCCACTCGTAGATGCACAAGAAATGATGGCGCTAGCTGAAGGTCGCATCATCACGAAAACTCGCTATCGCTTCGCTCACACCAACGGCCACATCATCGAGCTCGACATGTTCGACGGTGCACACTCCGGTCTGGTCGTTGCCGAAATCGAAGTGGGATCGGTGGACGAGAAGATCGACATCCCAGAATGGTTTGGCGCTGATGTCACCAACGATGGTCGCTACACCAACATCAGCCTCGCGCTGAACGGCCTGGACGGCATCGACCTGTAAGCAGCACAAGGACCAGTGCAATGCTGGTCCTCTTTCCTTTACAAAAATAATATGCGGATCATCTCAAAGTTCAAAGACTATTACGATAGCGCGCTTGCTTTCGGGCAAGACAAATCGGTCGTATTTGTTCGAGACCAACAGGAGCTCGACCTCAAACAATCACCATACGACTTGCTTAATCAGCACTCGCCTAAGGTCCAGCTTGAGTACAAGAAAAAGAAGGACACTGAAATGTTCTTTGGGCCAGTCGTCATTGTATTCTGCGGTAAGACCTATCGTGGTATGATGGTTCGACGCGTTACTCAACTCGAGCCAGCGAAACGAGTGTATGGTTTCACCGACACCGAACTCAAAGTCTTCTTCAGCGCCGAAGAGCTTGAAGCATACCTCGCCGAGTATGAGATGATCATTAAGGACGAGACCCGCTATGCTTGGATGGTCGATAAGTCTGTCAAGGTGCGAGAGTTCCTAGGAGCCCAAGGAACGACTGAGCTGATGGATTACTGCATCGCCAATCGCTTTGTGACCCTGACGTACAACGAGAGCATCCCTGATAGCTACAATTGGCGCCAAGTCAATACCAAATCTTGGGTAGCGAACGGCAACATCGGCAATCTGAACTTCTTCAAGGTCTTCGATCCGTTCTCGGCCTACCAAGAACTTGACATGTTCATCTCTGGCACCCTGCCACAGAGCACTGCAATGCCGATCGAAATCTCTGACAAAGATCGTATTGCCCAACATGGCTTCGACAAGCACAGCTTCCGCAAACCAAAACAAAAATGAGAAGAGACCAAGACTTTGGCGATTGGATCGACCTTCGTCACTCGCTTCCTCGTGAACACGGGATGCTTGTCGTACTGTATGATCCGACTGCAATTCCAGTCGTGATACCAGCTTCATGGAACGATGATGAGGAAGCGTTTGAATGCAACGTCGACATCGCTGGCGCAACGCATTGGATGCCTCTACCTCAAGCTCCGAAATCGCCTTGGTGGTCTGACGGCTTCATGGCCGCTCAAAAGGATGAAGCTGGAAAGTACGAGGATTTTACTCATAACCCATATGAGCCAACCTCGCCATACACGTATCCAGATTACCATTGTGGGCCACCACGATATGAATCTGTTGAATGGACTGCCGGCTATGAGTACTACCAGTTCGAGCATCAACGCGGCGCAATTCGCCTGAAAATCACGCATACCATCGGTAACAGAACAATCGAAATGTACATGTAATGACGCCATCCGAACTTCAAGAGTTTCGCGATGATCTGCAAAAGGTAAAGGACAAGCATCTCACCAACATCAGTAAGGAACAGCGCAAGCTAATCCTCGCTGAACTGATCAAAGGCGTTGATGCTTGCTTCGGTTACCCTCAGTATCGCGATGCAATGAGCCTCCTCACCGGAGGCCACGACCGAAAGGTCAACGACGTAGTAATCCACCACAAAGCCCCATAAGAATAATATGAAATCAAGTGTCATCTTCATTCGCCACGGCGAGAGCCTAGGCAACACCGACCCATCGTACTACAAGCATACCGATGCTGCTAACATTCTTTCGCCTAAAGGTGTGAACCAAGCACTTGCTCTGTCGAAAGAAATCAAAGAGCACATGTGTCCTGACCACTTCGGTAAGTACACTCGCGTCATCGCTTCTGAATTCGTTCGTGCGCAACTTACTGCCCGCATCGTGATGCATGATGTGAACCTCGTGCTACCGATCATCCACGACTATCGCCTGAATGAAGTGTACCATTCGGCTCATGAAACGCCTGAAGAAAATCCAGCTGAAGTTCGTGCTCGTGTTCGTTCACTGGTCCAAGACCATCCATATAACCTGGTCCTGTTCTGCCATGGCATGCTGATGCGCGACATCGATCCTGTTGCCGGCGGTGCAAAGAACTGCGAGCTGCGCAAGTACGATCGCAACTATCTTCTCAACGTCCTCCTGAAAGACTGACATGCAACATAAATTTAAATTCGGCGACACTGTTCGTGTTACTGCTGGCGCTAGCGCCTATTTCAAAGAACTCGGCTCGGTAGTCAATGTTTCGCCGAGTGGTTTGGCTTCCGTATCCCTGGATAATTCCCACGACCTAATTACCTTCGGTCCTAATGAGCTCGAACACTTCCCGCCGCTCGAGCTCGAGTTGACTCATGAAGAAGCAAGGGAAGCAAAGATCAGCCCATACCATACTCGACATATTCCAAAAGGCGTGTATGGCGAGTTGTCCAAAATCTTCGAGGAATGTGACGAGCTGAAAGATGCTCACGAACAAAGCAATCCAATCCTCGTGCTGAATGAACTTGCTGACATCGTCGGCGCCATCGATGGATTCGTCAACAAGTACCATGGCATGGACATCGAAGACGTAATCAAAATGATGCGCTTGAATGAAAAGGCTTTCCGAAGTGGCCACCGCTCGTAATAAGATTGCGTGGGACCTTCTCCACGCAACTACCGAATACTACTCAACTCAAAGCCAAGCATCAACTCGTGGAGCATTTCAATTCATTGAAGTCCCATGGCTAGTATCGGAAAAAGCGATTCGCTCTACTTTCCAAGGCAACATCCACGAAGCATTGCCTGGGCAATTTGCTGTTGGCAGTGCCGAACAATCATTCGCACAACTTCTGCTAGATGGCGAGCTTGATCCTAAGGAACAGTATGTTGCGCTGTCGCCATGCTTCCGTGACGAGCCCATCGTTGATGAGCTGCACCAAAATCATTTCATGAAGGTCGAACTGATCCAGCCATACACTGGGACAGACGACGAAGACTATTGGCTGGCGCGCGAAGCTGCTTACTGGTTTCAGCGATTGGCCGATCGGTATTCGCATCATCGCAACAAACGTATTCACGTTGTCAAGACACCTGAAGGATACGATGTTACCTTGAATGGAATTGAAGTTGGCTCATACGGTATACGCCACTTCGAGGGCTTTTCATGGGTCTATGGTACGGCCTTGGCTGAACCACGATTCTCCACTGCAATTTTGAAGTAATCTTGAAAATGTGACCGAAATTCCAGTATAAATAGAATAACTGCATTGTGAGTTATTCATGAAAAAACTACTCCTGGTTTTCCTTACTGGTCTTTTGGTTGCATGTTCTTCTACGCCGCCTAAGGCTCCCACGCCATTCAAAACAGGCGCAACTGTCGAAGCACCGATCGGTTGCGTCGAGCTTCGCAAACAACGTTCAGATGCGGATTGCTAATATGGACAATCTGTATACCACTCTGAATTCAATTCACCGCAAAGTCTATCAAAAGTTCACCTATGAAACTGACGCCGATCAATTTGGCACCATTGAGAAATGGATTATGCCTGATCAAGCGTACACTGGCTCATCCCGCATTCAAGGAGATTGCGAGGATTTCGCTTTGGCTTGTAGGAAGCTTTGCCGCGACGCTGGTATTCGCAGTCGCCTTGTACTTTGCAATCTTGATGGAGAAGGTCACGCTGTTCTTGAAGTAGACGGTTGGATTTTCTGCAATAATCAGGATCGAGTCATGTCCCGAGACGACTTGACTAATTATCAGTGGTGGGCAATTTCTGGTTACGAACCTGGTGACCCATGGGAGTTGATCACCAACTAATACCGTATACCCATATCAAAAAACTATAATGATAATCGATACCGATATCCCAGAACATAAGTACTTCAAGACGTTTCACTTGCCAACGTCAATGGCGCGAACAAGTGATGACAAAACCTTGACGCAAAAAGAGGTGGAGAAATATTTCTACCCGATGGATGACGCGTACGCCTCGATCAAGCTTGATGGTGAAAATACCACAATTGGTCGAGGTTACTCGCACGCCAGATCACTCGACTCCAAAGATCATTGGTCGAGACACCACATCAAAAGGCTAGCTGCTGATCTTTACCGGGACATTGAACCTGGCTGGAGGATTTGCGGTGAGAACATGCTTGCGATGCACTCAATCCACTACCGCGATCTCGAATCATTCTTCGCTGTATTCTCAGTGTGGGATAATACAAACACGCGCCTATCCCTTGACGATATGAAGGACTATTGCGATTGTTTGGGCTTGTGGATGGCTCCGGTTCTAAAACGCGGTCCATTTAGAGGTATCAATTTCAAAGACCATTTCGGTCTCGACTTTGATAAGGATGAAGGATATGTCGTATCAAATGCGAAAGCATTCCACTATAACGATGCTGCAAAGAACATCGCTAAAGTGGTTCGCCCACATCATGTCCAGACGGACGAACATTGGATGAGTATCCCTGAACGTCAGGCTGTGAAAAATATGTTGAAGGATTCTACGTACTACGTCGATCCACGATACGCTTAAGCAACATATTCCGGTGACTCTGCGTAAGTCATTGGCCAACCACCGGAAAAGTTATAGCTCTCTGGATCGCCAGACTCTAGCATCTGTTTACGATGATTTTCTGCAATAGCGAAAATCACAGTATCGGATGCTATTGACGTTTGAAATACCAGAACAGCTAACTCATGAGACATCGTGATGAATTCGCCAGTCATAGTCTTCCATTGAAGATTAGGCGGGAAAGTCGTCTTGAGCATAGTCAGCGCAATTTGCTGAATGCGACTCGCGTCATCAGAGTGGAACCAATATCCATTGACCTTAACGCCACCTGCTTTTCTCATATCACGCTCCGCTTTAATGCGATACCAAATGTCCATAGTGGACACTTCTCGCATTAAAGCATCCAACTCTTCTTTTGGTGGAATTGGATCGCCCGATAGATGAATCAGGTTCTCGTAAACGGATGGGTCACCATCACACATTACTTGCACATTTGGGTATTTTGCGCCAAGTACATTCACATAATTTTCAGTCATTACAATACCTCTCTAATTGTCCAACCACTGTTATTTGCATCACCCATTGAAGCACCTGATGCTCGACCAATGTAAAAAGTTCCTGAGCCAGAAATACCAACTCGCAATGAGTACGTTACTGGCGTGGTGCTCTTTGGCACGTCTAAGACTTTCAATGAAATAGGTACCGGTGAATTGGCGGACTGCGTTGAAGCGGACCAAGCAATGATTGTGTTATTTCTAAACAGTGTGATGATGACGGTTCGAGTCGCCAAAAATGCAGTGGAGTTGGAGACAGCTGAAAAATCAATTGCGAACTTTGAATTCACTGAAGTTGGTGAAACTTGACACGACCAAAGCGGAGCACCATCAGCAATAGTCGGAGCACTTGAATCCAATTGAATAACCGCAGTGCCTGAAATAACATTGATTGATCCGTCATACACTTTACCAGTCGCTGCCGGCTGCACGATTTGAGATTTGAGAGCGTAGTTATTTAGGACAGCTGGATTTGTCGGAGCGTATCCCAATGCGTTTATGATATCGGATGCAATCAGTGTTATCGGTTTAGATTCTATTGGTGTTTCTTGTATGATATTTTCTATTCCGAGATCGACCCACTTTTTGCCGTTGAACATATAGTTGCCAACATCGCTGCTGCCAACTTTCTCAGATAGGAAAAAGATAGCTCCTTTTTCAGGTTTTTCTGGGAAAGTTGGACGGCTGATAAGCATATCAGCTCTGGAGTTTATGTCGGAATGCTGTAAGTCCATGCCATAAGATTTCATAATACACTTCATGAATAACGTCGTCGAACGACTGAACATATATTTATTCAAGGCTGCAAAATCTGCATAGGAACGCAGTTGATTGATATAATTTCCCTATTGACACACCACAATATCTGCCGTTAGCTCAGATGGATAGAGCATCGCACTTCTAATGCGAGGGTCACAGGTTCGAATCCTGTACGGCGGACCACCCCTCCAACTTTTCAAATAAATTTTATGAGCAATCACGGCAAATCCTTCCCAGTCACTAAAATGGAAGGCTTCATTTTCTGGAGTCGATGGATTCAAGCGCCGATGTATCTCGGCCTCATCGTCTGCCAGTGCATCTACGCGTTTCGCTTCGGGCTCGAACTGAAACATCTTCTGTCTCACGCTGCAGCAATCACCGAAACGGAAGTCATGCTGGCGATTCTCGGCATGATCGACGTCGTGATGATCGCCAACCTGATGTACATGGTGATAGTTGGCGGCTACGAAACCTTCGTCTCGAAAATCGGTGTTGCGAAAGATCACCCCGATCGTCCTGACTGGCTCGGTCACATCGATGCAAACCTGCTGAAGATCAAGCTGGCGATTTCGATCATCACCATCTCGTCGATTCATCTGTTGAAAACTTTCATCAATACCGATCTAATTCTCAAAGGTCCTAACGGAATCAATGTTATAATCTTTCAGATCGTGATTCACATGGTGTTTGTTGCATCGGCGATCGCTCTGACCTACATCGACAAACTGATTTACGCTAATCACGAAAACAAGAAATGACTAACGAACTAATCGCTTGGCTGGCTGGACAAGGTTACGAAAACCTTCGTCAACTCGAAGATGGGACCGTTGTTGGCACATATGAACTCATGTTCACTCGCGCTATCTTCATCGACCTTACCTACACCGGCTTCGACAAGCGATTTTGTTTCCAGGACAGGGAGCTTGCTCTCGAAGAGATTGCAAAATTACAAACTGGCGACGATGAACCAACTGGATACATCGCTCGCCGCAATGGCTAAATATGAAATTCAAAAACACGTGCATGGCTATTGCTTTGGCAATGGTCATGAATGTGGCATTAGCAGATGATTGTTCACCACCGACACCTAAGCCAGTAGCCACAGAAAATAAACCCGTAGTAAAGAAGGTAAAGAAGAAAACCAATAAGACGATCAAAAAGAAAGTCGTCAAAAAGGTAAAGCCGAAACCAGTGGCAGTCAAGCCAACACCTCCTAAGACGAGTTGTGAGGTTAAAAAACCACCCGAAGTATCCCCAATCCCATTCCCATTTCCTCCACCGGGTGACATCGTCATTGTCCCGCTTCCAATGCCAATTGAAGAGGCGAAACCGACCGATGTTCCAGAACCATCTTCGATTGCAATGATCGGAATCGGCCTAGCTGGTCTGGTCGTAGCACGCCGCAAACGATAAATAGCTTGAAGAAAAATAACAGTGCATTGCTGTTATTTGTTAAGCTGTAAAAATGGAAAACGATTACAATAGCGCCACAAAATCTTTAGATTGGGTCAAGATTGACGGTACTAATCAGAACCAGTACATAGTCGACCTACGCTGTAATCTAAATGAAATGCTCCCGCCTTTAGAAGCCGCGAAGCAAACAATCAAGGATATAGTCAAAAAATATCCTCCTCCATACACGTTGATGTTAAGCGGTGGCATTGATTCTCAAGCAATGCTATATGCTTGGCATCAATCGGGGTATCCTTACCAAACCAGATCGGTTAAATACACCGGCGGTTTTAACGACCACGATTTAGCCAACCTCAGCCAATTCGCTGATGCGATCGGTGTAAACATCACCTACACCGAGTTCGACGTTCTCACTTTCCTAGAAACTGAATACGATCAATGGGCAACTGAATACGATTGCTCTAGTCCACAAATCTGCTCGCACATGAAAATGTGCAGTGACATCGAAGGGACAATCATCTTTAGCGGAAACTTCTGCGAAAAGAGAAGAGGGTTTATCAGTTACACGACAATGGGAATCAAGCGATACGGAGAGAAAGCGGGCAAATCGATCGTACCATTCTTCTTTATGGAGAGTTCAGCTCTAACATTTTCGTTCTTGCCATTCTTGCCAGAATCCTTTGAACGAGAAAAGTCATATGAACGAAAATGGAAAGCATATGTTGATTCCGGATTTCCAGTAATTATGCAACCGGAAAAATATACAGGCTTTGAAGAAATCAAGAAGTATTACGATACCAACCATAAACATCGTGTCACTCTGAAAAATCGTCTCCGCTACGCAAGTAAGGCGAGTAAAAGGGTATTTGACCTCTTGTTGAGGTATCCATACGAAGAAAAATTAAGTAACCCGAAGTACACCTTCGTTACGAACTGGACGAAGAATAACAACAACAAGGAGTTCTAATGAACTATATTATCGATTTCGTTGAGAGCGCTGATGCTGTTGAGATTGCTCAATACCTAGCTTCTCAAGGCGCAACCGTAATCAAAGAGTACGACAACTTCAATAAAGTCTATCTCGTTGAGGCAAGCAATACCTTAGTGCCATCAGAAATCGTCGAGTCGATCATCGATGACACCGCCACGACCATTCAGCTTCTCGGCGAAGTGGTAGCAAATAACTTTTATGGTTTGCCAAACCCAAACCTACCATCCATTGTAATCTCGACAGCCGATACCAAAGATTGGTGGAAGAACTATGTGCTGAAGAAACCGGAGTTCGATGCAGAAACGGTTACTATCTCGCGTAAGGGTTCTTTGTCACGAGTGTACGTGATGGACAGCGGTATCGATGCATCACATCCTGAATTCGTAGACGCAAACATCACTCCGCTATTCTCTTTCACTGGAGAATTCCAGGATACTCGCGGCCATGGTACTGCCATCGCTTCGGTGATCGCTGGTAAAACGTGCGGCTTGAGTGATGCTCAACTTCAAGTGGTGAAGGTGTTCGACACCCAGGTTGCCACTCGCCAAAGTGATTTGCTCAATGCATTTGACTCAATCCTGAACGACTACCTCACAAATTCAAACGGTCTAGGTATTGTGAACCTAAGCTGGTCGATTGAGAAGAACGAGTACATCGAATCCAAGATTCGTACTTTGATTGCAGCTGGCATGTACGTCATTGTCGCTGCTGGTAACAATGGCGTGCCGATCGAAAACGTGACCCCAGCCTCAATGCCTGAAGTCCTGACCATTGGCTCATTCAATGAAGACTTGCATCCATCTAACTTCTCAAACTATTCGAACACCTCAGTGATCAGCTACACTGAAGGTGAAACGAATACTGGCGAGCTAGATGGCTGGGCGCCAGGCGAACAGATTTTCGTAGCCGCTCTTGATGGCCAATATGGCTATGCTGCTGGTACGAGTATCGCGACCGCAATTCACTCTTGCGCATTGGCATACAACTTCAGCGATTCATTCCTTGATGGTGAATTTATCATCACTGCTCGCAATCGCGGTTTGGAATACATCAGTGGCGTGAGCTTAGGTCATAAAGACCTTCTCGATCTTACTGATCCAAAGTATTCGAACTCGGTGAATCGTTTTACCACTGTCATCAATGAAAAGTCGATGGAGCACTTCAACGATTTCTCGGAAGCGGAGTATGTGTTCACTGTTGGTGTTCCTTATGCGCCAACCATTTTCAACGCGCAAAAGACCAAAACAGTTTCGTATGATGCGCTACCGCAAGGCTTCACTCTTACTCAAAACGGCCTTTTGATCGGTAACGCTGTGCTAGCTGAAGGCGTCACACACGAACGTCATGTGGTGACTCTTGCCATTACCGACCTCGATGACAACGAATCAGAAGTCGTGCTTACTCTAGGCATTATCGCTGCAGACTTTGACGTGGCAAAGGTGCCAGAAGGTGACCCAATCATCGAAATGACTTTGTCCGATGGATGGAACCAAACTTGCCGAAGCAATGGCTGCCGCGACGATTGCGAATACTACCTAGGTGGCTATAGCACTTGCGACTATAGCGGACAGACCAAGGACGGCTACGGCTGCTGGTGCACCTAAAAACTTGAAAAATTCTGTGTACATTTCTTAAAGATAGGATTACAATGCTTCTATCGACAAGCAATGTACACGGAGTTTACCATGATTGCAGTTTCCGTCTCGACCAAAGAACTCAATTACGACAAAGCAACCAGGACCTTCAGCGCAGAGATTTCGATGCTGGATCAAGGTGGTCGTATTAATGTTTGGCAACAAGCATATCAAGATGCTTGCGACGAAGGCATCAAGGTCGTCTCCCACAATACCGGCAAGGAAGTCATGTACGTCGTCAATCGCAAAGACGAATCGGATGGCGAAATCCACGGCTGGCACCTCATCCCTACGGCAGATTCGATCCGCCGCGTCCCAGAGTGCAAAGGCACCAAACTCTTCATCATGAATGACTAAGGAGTAAGCTTGAAATACATCGTAATGAGCGTGAAGCTGGACGACCTAGAAATGGAAATCCCGTTTGTATTCCCAGACATGTGCGTGCACAAGATCATCGCCGAAGCCGTCACTCCGGGCTTGCTTCAACACTGGGAAGGCGCCAAAGTCGAACCAGTTGCTGCTGGCTTCCTCGCATCGGCCGGTCTTGAAGCGAAATGCCATGGCGAATCGGATAGCATGAATCTCAAGAGCCGCGGCGATGCCGATATGCTGTTGATCAGAATGTCCGATTACGGCAGCAATATCGTAAGTTAATTTCCAGCAGGATACACAACGCAGCTTTGGTATAATTCTCTATCAAAGCTGCACACCTCTACAAATATAATAGAAAACAAATCAGATGGGATTAGGATGTTGGCCTAAAAGCAGCCATCATTTAAAGAGTTGCGAGTAGAACAATCCATAGATGTCCCGGTTTACGGTGGATTCTACAGGGGAAGGAACAAGCACAATCTACTTGTTAATGAACGCCTGCGAACTAGACCCAAAATGTATCGCAGATCACGTTCTATGTTGATGGGCGGAGCCATCGACTTAAGGCTGGGAAGGTAAGGGATAGAATACCAGCCGATGACAAGATAGGACCCTTGGAGTATTTGGCGTAATAGCACACTACTCCCATCTGATTTGTTTTTTAGGAAAATCATGTTCGTTATTCGTGCAATTCATCCGGCATGTTCTTGCTGGGTATATTTGGCAAAGGATTCGTGGAATCGTAAATGTCATGATGGGTCGATGTACTATTGGTCCACAAACATGATGATCGGTGCCATGAAGTTCGAAACGCCGGAAGAAGGCATGAAGAAGATCAACCGTTTGAAGATTACGAAAGGTATGACTGGAATTGAAGCGTCGCCGTTTATCGAAGGCGTTCAAACCGTTTACCTCGACCCGGACAAAGAACCAATATGAGCCACGACCACCAACAAGCAAGTTCTTTGCTTCTTGTATTGCTGAGCCTCTGGCCGGTAATGCTATTCCTGATGTTCGCACCATTCATTAAACCGAAAGCATACGATGCACTGGATTCTGCAAAATAACCTGTTCAACGAGTCGGCCTATCAAGTTCTGCTTGAGACGCTGGAACGCTTTGGCATTCCACACTCGATTCACAAAGTCGTTCCATTCATCGGTGAGCTTCATCCTGCTCCTGAGCTGGACACGAACAACGTGATGTGCATGGGTTCGTACTCGATGCGTCACGTTGCCAAAGCCAATGGCTGGTACCCAGGCGTCTTCGACCTCTGGAACCATGACTTCACCGCGCAGCTGATGCGTTGGGGAAGCCATATGCTGAATCACGATTCGGTGGTGTGTCATTTCGATCAAGCGAACTTCGAAGACGAGATGATGTTCATCCGTCCGATTCACGACTCCAAGTCGTTCGCTGGGCGTGTCTTCGACCGTGAAGAGTTCTACGAATGGAAGCGCAAGGTCTGCGTTCTTGAAGAAGACTACGGCGACTCGCTTACCAAGAACACTCTGATCCAGCTGTGCAAGCCGAAGAAGATTTATTCGGAGCATCGGTTCTGGGTGGTGAAGGGTAAAGTCGCCACGAGCTCGACTTACAAGCTCGGCAACGCGGTGATCTACCAATCGCTGGCCGAAGACAGCATCTTCCAGAAGTTTGCTGAAGAGCGTATCGCTGAATGGCAACCGGCTGAAGCATTCGTCATCGACATCGCCGACACTGCTGAAGGCTTGAAGGTGGTTGAAATCAACACAATCAATTCTTGCGGGTTCTATGCGTGCGACATGCAGAAGCTCGTGATGGCATTTGAAAACAATTTCTCAAAAGAATAATATGAGCCAAGCTATGTCGTTTCAGCAGTTCGGTGAGCTGCTGAAGTATATCGACGCTAACAATTCGCCGATCAAGAATTTTACGCATGGTCGGCGCACAGTCAAGTACCTCGATCCTGTCATCGACATGCGAACCAATAGCGTGTTCGCTGTGACTCTCCGTGGCTTCGGCTATGAAGATATGGTGTTCCATACTCAGAATGAATGCCGTGATCTTCCTCAATCCTTGTTCGAACGCATCAAGGAGTTCCTGGACACACCAATGCGATGACTGAGTGGAATCTATTCATCGACGACATTCGGTTGCCCTCGTACGTTCCTGATGGACGAGTGTACGAACTAGCGCGATCCGTCCAAGAAGCAAAGATCATTATCGAAGAGCATGGCTGTTATCCGACGCATATTGCATTCGATCATGATTTGGGTTGGGACACTTTGGAGAATATTCCAGGTTCATTCCTGGTTGCAGCTCCAACGGAAGGTGAAGAATTGCCAAGCGGCTATGATTTTGCCAAATGGCTTGTAGAATTTGATATGAATGGTACGTACGAGTTTCCGAAGAACTTTACGTGGTCAATTCATTCAAGTAACCCGGTCGGTGCAGCTAACATCAATGGCATACTGACTTCTTATTTAAAACATAAACAAAAGGAATCATCGTGAAGAAATCGCTCTTGATCGCTGCACTTCTGGCCGTCGCACTTGCTGGCTGCTCCAAGAAAGAAGCGCCGGCCAATATGGTCCAGCAATGCGGTATCGATCCAGCAACCAACGAGACGAAGTGCATCTACGTGCCAGCTGGTACGCAGCAACAGCAATACGCTCAACAGCCGCAAGTCATCCAGCAAGCACCAGCTCCGGTGATCGTAAATCAAGGTGGTGGCGCCGGCGATGCCGCACTCGGTATGGCTGCTGGCATGATGGTTGGCAATGCCCTATCGAATACGGGCAATCGTGGCTATGACGACTCGTACGAGCGTCGTGAAGCCGAACGTCGTGCAATGGCTGCGGAACGTCGTGCCGATCGTGCCGAAAATCGCGCTCAACTGGAACGTGAACGTGCCCAGCTGGCTGCTCAACAACAGCAGCAAATCCGGAGCATGGCTGTACAGCAAGCACAACGCCCGGCACCAGTCTCGCTCCAGAAAATGGCGCCAGCTCCAATGCCTGTCCAGAATGCGGTACCGACCTATCGGCAAGCCTCGCAAAGCTTGACCATTCCAGCCAAGCCAACGGTCCCGAACTATGGCCCAAGCAATGTGGTCACTCCCTCGTACCAGCCGAAGCAGATGGCACAACCAAAGCCGGCACCAATGACCTTCAAGCAGCCTACCGTCCCGGTTCGTCAAGCTTCGAGCAGCGTGAATCTGACCAAGGCATCGGCACCCAAGCCAGCACCGGCTCCAGTCAAGAACTTCTCGGTGTCTCGTTCGACTACGTCGACTACGTCGAATAGTTTCAAGCGTTAATAAAAAATTACCATGATATAATTTCCCAAAATATAATTTTTGGGAATGTCATGCCTGATGAGCTTGCGTTACAAGAATTACCGCCTGCCGATCGTGTTCAGTTCCTTGAATCGTTCACGATCGCAGCGCAACTTAAATTTTTTCGAGTACTTATAGATGGTATCTTCGTGGGTACCATGTCTAAGTCCTGCGATGGTCGCTGGTGGATTTGTTCCAACTGCGATGGCATAATTGTCAATGTCTCAGGCTTCGATCAAGATTCTGTTAAGTCCAAATGGTGGAATGCTTGGCGAAACTCCTAACATATTGCGTTACTGATTGATACAATTATTTTCGCTGAAAATGCGGAAAATGATGTATAATTCACTCCTCACTGCTTCAAATCGCTATAAATAATTTCGTATTACAAAACAAACTTCACATTGAGAGTTATCCAAATGTTCGCATCGTCCCTTTACCTGTTGTCTTGCCTCGAGGAATCAAGCTATTCCTATTGCGAGTGGGCGCAGGCCTTGGTTGGTGGAACGGAGACTATGTAAGTTTAGTCAGTACCGAATTCATTCAATCAAGGCGATCCGAAAGGTTCGCCTTTTTTGTTTTCTGGCAATACAAAAATAATATGCCCTCGTAGCCCAATTGGTAGTAGGCGCTACGCTTAGAACGTAGTCATGTGTCGGTTCGAATCCGACCGAGGGTACCAGAAGAAATTCTTCAATATGGGGATGTGGCGCAATTGGTAGACGCGCTACTTCGAGAGAGTAGATGTTGCAGGTTCGAGTCCTGTCATCCCCACCAGGTGAGTCGCATAGTTCGGTCGATTGCGTCGGTCTCCAAAACCGATAACGAAAGTTCACGTGGGTTCGAATCCTACCTCACCTGCCAACACAAACAATATCGCCGTCGTCTAATGGTTAGGACGGAAGCCTTTCAAGCTTCAGACGGGAGTTCAATTCTCCTCGGCGATACCAACGCAACTACATCGCATGTTGACGGCCGGTAACCGTCATCACCCTTTCAAGGTGACGTCTCACGACTGGGGTTCGAGTCCCCCATGCGATGCCAAACAATAATATGGACGTGCTGAGCACTGGCTAGAGCTCAAGAGGCTGTAACCCTCCCGCAACCAAATAAGACTGTGTAGGTTCGAGTCCTACCGCGTCCACCATATGTACGTGCAATCCTTGGAGAGATAAGCTGCCTGTAAAGCAGTGGCTTCGGCTGAGTTGGTTCGATTCCAACCATGTACACCAAAACAACAATATGGGTTGTGAGCAGCATTGGTGACTGCAGCGGGCTGTAACCCCGTGACCTCTGGTCAGTAGGTTCGACTCCTACACAACCCACCATGTAGTATTAGGCTGGTATGGAGCCAGCGCGGCCAGTGATGTCGATGTCCATGGGAGCTGCAGATTCCTTAGACCTACCGCGGTTCGATTCCCGGATGCTACACCAAACATTATCCCGTTCGTCTATCGGTTAGGACAATAGACTTTCACTCTATAAAGACGAGTTCGACTCTCGTGCGGGATGCCAGCGATAAATACTTCCACAACCAACCGGAAGATTTATATGAGACTAAGTGATTTGATTATGGAGTTTACTCCTTCAACAGACTTGCTAACGCGAGCTGATATTGAGAAAGACATTCTTTCGAAACGCAATGGCCTAATCATGGTCCACGAAGCGAAGACTGATGTTGTCATCGCTGCTTTCTTCACCAGAGGCAATGCACTAGAACTTCACGGTTACGACCGCGACATTCGTGCTACGTTTGGTGCTGCAGTGTGGAACAAGATGGCTAAGGAATTTGAAAATTCACGCGATAACCAGATAACAAAAGATGGTCGAGTGATTTCAGGTTCCAAACAAGAGATGGCACAAGTTCTAGTCGTGATGCAACAAGCGATCGGCAGAAAATTGCAACTTGATCCTGAATCTGTCATGTGATGTTATGATGCTATAAATAATTCATCCAATAACATAACATAGGAATTGCAATGAACCTAATCAAAGAACTAATGCTGATGGAAGCAGGTTTGAAAACCGAAGAACAACTTTCCGCGAGACTTTCGAAGTCGTTGGATAACCATGTCATTTTCCGTGATCAAGCGGTCGGCATGATTGTTACCAAAGGCGACCAAATCGAACTGCGTCTTTGGGTTGATGACATCGGAAATATTTTTGACGCTGTTGGTGACAAAGCCATCAGTGCCGTGAAAGATATGTTCACGAGCTCAAACCCAAGCGGCACGGAATTGCGCTTGACTGCTTCGAAAGAAGAAGTCCTAAAAGTTCTAATGACTCTCCAATCGACTTTGAAATTGCCTGTGTCGATCGGTGATCATACGACCTAAGATACAACGATGCGGTTAACTCCGCATCCTACGGTGATGTGGCTGAGTTGGTTTAAGGTACTACCCTGGAAAGGTAGCGATTCGGAAATGGGTCCGTGGGTTCGAATCCCACCATCACCGCCAAACTTTATGGAGAACTTTATGTTGACCGAATTAAATGAACGATTGAAACCACGTGGCGTTACTGTTCGCAGTATTTTCCCTGGTACCAACCCAAACGCCACGATTGATCAAGTTGAAGCAGCAATCAACAAAGCAATCGACAACCTCGAAGCAGGCGATTTCGAACTAGTCGACGAGTGCGACTAAAATTACGGAGACGTTAGCCGAATCGGCATAGCGGCAGCTGTCTTGAAAACAGAGGGCTCACGGAAGTGGGTGTGGGGGTTCGAGTCCCTCCGTCTCCGCCAGCAATACAATCTAAGTCCCTGTGGGAGAATGGTTCATCCGCTTGTCTGCAAAACAAGAGATGCTTTTTCGGTTCGATTCCGGCCGGGGACTCCATGACATCAGTAAGCAAACGATGGATAGTGTACACATCCGCAGCCATGGTCACCCCTTAAATGGGCGCTTTGCGACGGTACCTGATGTCATATACGGAGAGCTTAGCCGAATCGGCATAGCGGCAGCTGCCTCGAAAGCAGAAGGCCCAGCAATGGGTGTGGGGGTTCGAGTCCCTCGCTCTCCGCCAAACATTACGGAAGATTGCCAGAGCCTGGTTGATTGGTCCTCCCTGCTAAGGAGTGAAGGTGTCCAAAAGACGCCTCGTGGGTTCGAATCCCACATCTTCCGCCAAATACTTTACAATGCCCGTGTAGCCCAATTGGAAGAAGGCGGCTGCCTCAAACGCAGTTCATGTGTCGGTTCGAATCCGTCCACGGGTACCATTCCAGTTACTTTGAAAAATGTTTAGCGTATAATCAATTCCGAATGCTATGCGTTCGAACCCTCTTAAGGGAATTGTTGTTCATATACACTAAACTTTTTAAAGGATCACCATGCCAGCTGCTGCACATTTCCAGGTCGCAAAGACCGTCTCCGATTTCCTCCGCAACAAGACCAAGCAAGAACACTACCCGACGCGGCGCGAAATGATCGCCGAACTTCGTCCGATCATGACACTGCTCGGGCGTAAAGAAAGCACAGTCCAATCCATGATCGATGTGCTCATGCGGATCGGCTGCATCAAGAATGCCCGTGGATTCTACAGCTATGTTCGTGGCATCGACCTGCCGTCCTTCGCCAGTGAAGTAGATCGCAACAACCCAAACGTGAAGATGAAGATCACGTACGAATATCCAGAAGCGAAAACCGAAGCAACCATCGAATTCGTTTCGCCACGTGAACTGACTAATCAAGAGGTCGAATACCTCGCAAACCTCGGAATCGGTGTTAAGCCGAAAGCAGTGATTCGTATTAACGGCCATCAAGAGGTATATGAGATGACCGGTAAAGCTAACTTGCTCCGTGAATACCTGGTAGAAGCAGTTGGCCTCGACGATGAACAGATCGACGAGAAATTCCCAATGCTCGCTGAATAATTAAGCCAGACCTTACAAAGGAGACTTCGGTCTCCTTTTTTGTTGCCCACAAAAAGTGTACACATTCTTTAAGTTAGTATATAATTGCTTCAAGTTCAACATGCTTGGGGATTCAAATGTTTATTTCATGCGACATGGATTTGGTTGAGTTCGACGGTCTCAAGTCTCTCGCTTTCCTAGTGGCAGCCGCCCAGAATGAGGTCGAAGTCTTTGCTGGCACTGAAGATGAAGATTGCATGCAAATGGGAACGATCATCACGACCGATGCTCAACGCGCACAGTTCCGCGACGCCATCCAGGACCTCCGTCAATATTACAAGTCGGAACTCACCAAGTATCCTGATCGTCACGTGTCGATCACCAAGATGTTTGTTCAAACTAAATTTCCAGAAGATGGCAACGACGGCGAATGGTACGACGGCGTGATGCTCACCATCACCTATCGCTGGATGCCTGATCTCGAGTACATCGAAGTCCATGTCAAAAATCATGGCCAACACGAACATTCCCGAATTCCTACCCACCGACATTAAGCGTGGTATAATCGGTCTATCAATATTACATAGGAATCATTATGGCACGGACTCTTGTCTGGATGACCCATTCCTTCCGAATGGATTCACGTCTCACTTCCCTGCTTGGTGGCGAATGCTGCTTCGTGTACTATTCGCCATACCATTTCGCAGGTCAACGCGAACGTGACATCTATAACCGTTGCAGCCAGGAAAATCTGGATGCCTTCTACTACTCGATCAACGAGTTCGACCGTGTCCTGTTCGACATGACCAAGTGCAAACTTCACGTCTTCCGTGAGCAAGACCCAGTCAGCCATATGAATGCTCTTATCAAGGAGCATGGCTTCGATCAAGTCATCATTGATCAGCCGCTGTTCCACATGTGGCACTCGATTAACCTCCACAAAATCGAGGCGCCCGTCACCATTATCGACTCGGACCTGGTCGATCACGAGTGCTTCAAAATGACCGCCAAGTCTCGTTGGCAATCGCATGTCAAGGCAATCAGCACGTTCATCCCACATCGTCTGTCGCGCGACATTAAGCCATTCAACTTGCTGCGCTATGTCGGCCTGGGTACTGGCTATCCTATAGTCAAAACTCCTCATCCGCTCATGGATCGTCAAGCTGTTCTGCGTCGCATTCACGCAACAGTTGAAACGTACCATGCAACGCGTGATCGCCACGATGGCCAAACCAACATGTCCGTCGCCCTGCACAACGGCATCCTCGACCCAGCCAACATCTTCTACTCGGTTGCCAAGGAATTCAAAGACCTCGGTGAAGGTAGCCCTGGTATCGCGATCCTTCGCCAAATGGCGTTCCGTGAAATCTCGATCATCCAGGCTCGTAAGGCTCGTATGACCTTGGAAAATACGCCGCTGCAGTGGGCCAAGGCGCTCATGCATCATGCAGCATATGACAATCTCATTTCGCAATCGCCGCTCCCTGGCTCAACCCTGGACATTCAGGCGGTCAAGGCTGCAAACACTGGCGACAAGGACCTCGACTTCCTGATCACGGAAATGTACAAGCACGGCATCATGCCAAATCGTGCTCGAATGTACTTCGCTAGCAAGGTGTTCTATATGTCCGACAACGGGCCCAAGGCACTCGAGACCATCATCGACACGTTTGACTTCATTGGCCTCGATGGCCAATCACCAAACAACTATACGCAGTGCATCGGTGCCTATGGTCTCTCATACGGCAAGGTCCTGAAAATGGTACGCGACACGGCCTTCGAAAAGCTGGCATACTAAGCTTTATCAAGCTTCAAACAAAGGAGACTTCGGTCTCCTTTTTTGCGATCATTTCTAGCGTGGGCGCGGCCACGATCGCGATATAATTCTATTCATCGTTGGAGCAACATCTCCTTTCGTTCACCACGAAAAATTCCAGCGATTCACGAAATCCGCTTCAAAATCCTACTATAAATATCTACATCAACGCCTTGTTGGTGCTGATCACTTTTCGCATAGTTTGATTTTCATCTTTGCAATACCCCTTTACAAAAATAATACTTTCGGAGAATTTTATGAAACAATATATCGGCTTTTCAAACGACCACTCAGCTTCAATGGGCGGCCTCACCCAAGCAGCAGCTCGCGACTACAACACGTCGATCGACGCAATCAAAACTGCATCAATCAAGAACTTCTCAGACACTATCGTCAGCGTCGTGCAATGCGGCATTCGTGATAGCGGTCGCGGTACCATCGTCAAACGTCAAATCGTCAACAACGCGGTGACCGCACTTCGCCCAATCGACAACTATGTCGCAAATGGCAATTCAACTCCCCTGTTCGACTCCGTCGGTGAACTGATCGACATCTTCAAAGCAACCCCGGATTACAACGACCCAGAAGTTTCCTTCCTGGTCCTCGTCACCACTGACGGCGGCGAGAATTCGTCGAAGCGTTGGAGTGGCTCCTCGCTGGCTAACGAAATGCGTAAGCTGCAAGCTACCGATCGTTGGACCTTCGTGTTCCGTGTTCCACGTGGCAATTCGCGCGAACTAGAACGTCTTGGTATCCCAGCTGGCAATATCCAAGAATGGGATCAAACCGTTCGTGGTGTGGAAGTCGCTACCGCTGCAACCACTGCTGCATTCAACAACTACTTCAGCGATCGTGCTGCTGGTAAGAAGTCGTCCTCGACCTTCTTCGCTGACCTGTCCAATGTGACCGTCGCCGATGTCAAAGCAAACCTGAAAGACATCTCGGCTGAAGTGTCGATGTTCTATGTGGCAAGCCACCAGGACAAGATGGAAATCCGTCCATTCGTCGAAGGCCACCTGAAGTCGGCAATGCTGAAAGGCGCTGCATTCTACCAGCTGTCCAAGACTGAATCGAAGATTCAAGACTCGAAGATGATTGTCATCCGTGACAAGAAATCTGGTGCAGTGTACTACGGTCCTGCTGCTCGTCAAATGATCGGTCTACCAACCACTGGCAATGCTCGTGTTCACCCTGGTAAGTTCGGTGACTTCGACGTCTTCGTCCAATCGACCTCAGTCAACCGCCATCTGGTCGCTGGCACTCAAGTGATGTACTGGCCACGTGTTGGTCAAGCCTTCACCGAAGGTCCTTCGTATGTGCCACAAGCTGCTGCACAAGCCGCCAAGGTCGCAGCACCAGTTGCACCGGTTATCCCTGTCGCTCCAGTTGCTCCAGCATGGCCATTCCCTGGTCACGCTGCTCCAACCGGCAAGATCACCCTCGTTCGTAAGAAGGATGGTATCGCAGTGATGACCGTTAACACTCTCACCGAAGCCAATGCAGAAATCGCAAAAGCTAAGCGTCAGAAGAAAGCAACGCTGATCATCAAGCAGTAAACCATGTTCCAGCACATTCAGCGAGTGTGCTGGAATTTTGATTTGCAGCGGTGAATAAATAGTGCATAACACTATTTCTTAAACCACTATGAACCTATCAGACGATGGATTAAATCTAAATCGAACGGTTAAAATAACGATTGATAGTGAAGTAGATAGCAAACTTGATTGCTTAGAGGAGTTGGTAAAATACGCTCGCGAAATCGCAGCTACTACGCCAGCTCCTCATACGTTGTTTGTATCTGGTGGCATTGACAGCCAAGCGATGGTTTATGTTTGGAAGCTCGCCAATGTTCCATTTGATGTCGTTCATGTAAATTACGAAGGCTTTAATCTTCATGACCGAAACGAGATCATTCAATTTTGTGAGCAGCAAAATGTTTCAATACGCATTATTGATTTTGACCTTATCGACTTCTTAGAAAATCGGTTAGAAGATTACGCAATGAAATATGAGTGCTCTAGCCCACAGCTTTGCACTCATATGGCCATGTCCGAATTGGTTCCATCTGGGACTAAATTGTTCTCAGGAAATCTACCGACCAAAACGTTGTCTCTCGATAATACCATTTTTGGATTGTATAGGTACGCGGCTCTTAGCGGATATTCAGTGATCCCGTTTTTCCTTCTCCAAAACGAAAAGGTAGCTAAAGCAGCAATCATATGTTCCGAGCGCCTGCCTAAAACTCCAGACGGATCGAACTACGTTGCTAAATGCGCGCATTATCAAATGATTGGGATTCCGATCATACCTCAATACGCCAAGCTTAATGGATTCGAAATGGTCAAGTGTTACTACGATCACTATCCTGAGCGAGTAACAACTAAGATGAAGTGGCAGCAAATGAACACTAGATCGAAACGCGTATTTGACCAATTGTTTAGGAATAAATATCAAGTACGTTTGAACAATGATTACTCACCTCGGTTAGTAGTAACCGATCAAACAAAATCTTCTAATTAAGAACTCCATCAATGAAATATATCATCGATTTTCTAGACACAGCAACTCAGGAACAAATTGATTCCTGGCTGGCGTCAAATAACATCACCACGTCAAAGCGTGTAACCACTCGATCCAATGTGTTCGTTGTGGAAAGCGTAGTTGCTCCAACAGCGACGGACCTAGTGGATGAAATCACCGAAGACAGCAATGTCTCAGCAAAACTCCTAAATACGGCTGAAGTCATCCCTGCTGCTACCACAGTTACCGCTACGTTTGATCACGATGCCGACTGGTGGAAGACTGCAAGCGCCGGCGAACTAGAATTCGCCGACACCTCAACAACTTATGAAAAGCGCGGCGCCCGCACCAACGTTTATGTGGTCGACTCTGGCGTGATGCAATCGCACTCCGAATTTGCCGACGTCAACGTCCAGAACTTGTTCTCGTTCAACGGCGACTTCTCCGATACTAATGGTCATGGTACCGCAATCGCTTCGGTGATCGCTGGTGTCAATCTCGGTATCACTAATTCAGTAATCAAGAACGTGAAAGTCTTTGATAGTTCGAAGACCACGATGACTTCCGATCTAGTTGCGGCGTTTGACGCAATTCTTGACGATATTATCGCAAATAAAGATTCAGCATCGATCGTGAATCTTTCATGGTCAATTCCTAAAGACGAATATCTTGAATCAAAAATTCAAGCGCTAATCAACGCTGGTGCCTTGGTGGTTGCGTCGGCTGGTAATAGCGGTGTGCCAATCGAGCAAGTTACTCCGGCTTCGATGGAAGCGGTATTCACAATTGGCGCGTATACTGAAGACTTCGAGCCGGCAGAATTCTCAAACTATACCAGCACCACCAAGAACACCCAAAATGCTACCAACTTCGGTGCATTGGACGCTTGGGCTCCGGGTACGAACATCCAAGTAGCGACGATCGACGGGAACGTAGGAACGGCGGCTGGGACTTCTATCGCGACCGGCATTATGTCTGCATGCCTTGCCTACAATAGTAACCTGATGTACACTGAAACGCAAGTTGTTCCAAGCTTCAGTAACTTCCTGATTGACATTACTTTGCGTAAGGCAAACCTATTGACATTGTCTGACAAGTATGAAGGCAGTGTCAACATCCTTGCATCGTTCAGTCATAAAGCTGGGCCTGGCTTGACATCGGGACATTACACCGCCACTCGCGTCGTGTACGCCAATACCGATGTCTACGCGTTTCTGGCTTTCAACTCGATGGTCCAAAAGATCGAACTGAGCGGCGTGTTGCCGGAAGGCCTAAGCCTTTCGAATGGCTGGATCGTTGGCCGCATGGCCAATCCACCAGCAGAGACACAAACTCTTGACTATGAGGTCACCGCGACATTTAACACTGGTGAAGTCCACGTGTTTACGTTGTACCTAATCCTAGCTCCAGAATCTGTGATGCCAGGCGATTCGCCAGTCGGCATCGACCTATCAGTGGTATGTACTTGGAACACCGTCGGCTGCACTTCCGGTGGCTGCTCTGGTTATTGCCGTGAGTGCGAGAAGTACGATTGTTCTTGCAGTAATTTGGAATGTCGATAAGTAATGAACTTGTTATGTGAATAAATACTTAACATCATTCACTTGACGAGTTCATTATGGAACTAACCGCCGACGGCATTTCTTTAAACAAAGTAATTCATCTTGAGATTGATGTTGCCAATGATTCTAAACTGGATTGTTTAGAATCATTGGTTGCTTATGTACATCGAATCTCTGACACCTACCCTTCCCCATTCACCCTATTTGTTTCCGGTGGTATTGATAGCCAAACTATGCTATACGTATGGAAGCTTTCTGGCGTCCCGTTCAATGCTGTTCACGTGCGATACAACGGCTTCAACGATCATGACATCGAAGAGTGCAAACTGTTTTGTGATCGTGAACGGATAGAATTATCCTATCTTGATTTTGATATTCTAGATTTCCTAGAAAATCATTTGGATCATTATGCGACCATATATCAATGCGCAAGTCCGCAATTATGTACGCATATGAGATTCTCCGAACTAGTATCCGGTGGCACCAAAGTCTTTTCCGGTAACATACCATATCCGGGTCGCCTCTCTATCGACAATACAATTTTTGGACTACAGCGATACGCGACCATCACGAATAGTAGCATCATTCCATTTTTCTTAATGAGCGATTCTGCTGTCGCAAAATCGAGTGTGATCCAGATGAATCGGAATGATGAGGGTTTAAGTTCACTTCACCATGATCCGTATTTGTTTAAATGTGCAAGGTATGAGATGCTCGGTATCCCGATTATTCCGCAAAGCAATAAACTTACTGGCTTCGAACGCCTAAAGGATTATTACGACGCGTTTGGTGATAGAGTAACAGTCAAAATGAAATTAGCACATTCCAGTCTACCATCAAAAAGAGTTTTTGATCAGTTATTCAGGAATAAATACCTCATCAAATTCAAAAACCATTACACCCCAGTTTTTTTAATTAACGAAAAATAATATGTCCTTTCTAAAAAAACTCGCCGAGCGCACTCAAGCCGTTGTTGCCGCTGGCGCGCAAGCAGCAGCCGAACGCTTTGACGAACTGAAGGTTGAAAGTTCTGTTCGTGAAGAACGATATGACATTTGCAAGTCGTGCCCACACTTTGTTGAAGTAACATCAACGTGTAAAAAATGTGGTTGCTTCATGGCCGCCAAAACTTATTTGTCATCAGCGGAGTGCCCAGTTGGCAAATGGACAAAAATAACAATCATTGCTAACGAAAGCTCATCAACATGAAATTTCTAATCGACTTTACAGATTCGGCTTCTCAACAAGAAATCGACTCATGGATGTCCCAAAATAATGTGGCTGCTTACTCAAGTATGAATGCGCTCAACGGCGTATACATCGTTGAGTGCGCTGTCGCCCCGACTGCAACTGAAATCGTCGAGACTATCGTCGAAGACCAAAACGTTTCGGCACAACTGCTAAACACCGTTGAAATCATCCCAGCGTCTATTGGTGAAGTTTCATCCTTCAGTCACGATGCTGATTGGTGGAAAACTGCCTCAGCTTACGAAATCGACTTCAACGCCGACAACTCATCCTTCGTTAAGCGCGGTGCCAAGACTTCGGTGTACATCGTTGACTCTGGTATCAACGCCGCTCATTCAGAATTTGAAGGAGTGAACATCCAGAATGTATTCTCGTTCAATGGCGACTTTGAAGACACCAACGGTCATGGCACCTCGATTGCTTCCGTGGTAGCCGGCAAATCACTTGGCATCTCTAACTCAATCATCAAGGTCGTGAAGGTGTTCGACAGCTCTAAGTCGACAATGACTTCGGACCTAGTTCAGGCGTTCGATGCGATCCTCGCCGACATTCTAGCTAGCGCTGGTTCGGTGCCAATCGTGAACATTTCTTGGTCCATTACCAAGAACGAGTACATCGAATCGAAGATTCAAGAGTTGATCAACGCTGGTGCTTTTGTCGTCGTATCTGCTGGTAACAATGGCACCCCAATCCAGAACGTGACTCCAGCATCGATGTCCGATGTGCTGACTGTTGGCGCATATGACGAGAACTTTGAACCCGCTGACTTCTCAAACTACACCAGCGCAACGTCGAACACCGCTGGCGAAACAAACTACGGTGCACTGGATGGCTGGGCTCCAGGTACGAACATCACCGCGGCGTTGATCGATGGAAACGTAGGATCGGTCTCAGGAACTTCAATCGCCGCTGGCATCATGACTGCATGCCTCGCGTACAATAGTGACATCTTGTACTCTAACGTTGGCTACACAGCGTCCATCAAATCTTTGCTGGAAATGTACGGTATGCTAAAGAAGAACATGCTAGTTCTTTCGGAGAAGTATGCGGCTAGCGTTAATCAAGTCGCAACCTTCGTGACCAAGGCGACCGAAACTATGGTCTCTGGTTCCATCAAAGTAAATCGTGTGGTATATGAGAATACTGACACTCACGGGATGCTGGTTGTTTCTCCGTACACCACTAAGGTTGAGCTAGATGGTGAACTGCCTGAAGGCCTATACCTCTCAAATGGCTGGATCGTTGGGCGCTTAGTCGGCTCTGCACACGCCGAGACTCAAGTCCTCGAGTATGTCGTCACCGTTACGCATGATACTGGTGGTGTGAATACTTTCCCAATGACATTGTATATCGCGCAAGCCGGTACTCAGCCGGGTTCGTACCCAGTTGACATTTGGCCAAACATTCGATATGACAGCCTATGCGGTCAATATTGCAGTGGCCCATGCGACGGCCAATGCTTTGGCTGCGATAAAAATGACTGCTTCTGCAACCAGTACTGCCCTTAATTAACTAACAAAGGCCAATTCGAAAGGATTGGCCTTTCCTTTCTCTGCTATGGAATACGAATACGATAAACCGTCGGACAACCGACTAGTTGCTGCCAATCGTCAAGCAGCAATGATGAATCCCGCCTCTACTGGAACCATTAACGTTCCCGCACTTACCAAATACCTCAAACAACATTTCCGTCTAGATTGGAAGGGCATTCATGGTGCTCCTCACTGGGCTCGCGTCCTCGTTAATGGTACTAAGCTTGCTCGAGCTGAAGGCGCCCGTCTTGATGTTGTCACCCTATTTGCCTTCCTCCATGATCATGAACGCTTTGACGACTGGCACGACATCGAGCACGGCGAGAGAGCGGTAGAGAACGCCAGGGCGCTCCGTGCTGATGGAAGCTATTTCACCATTGACGATGAGGGCTTTGACCTCCTGTGTGCTGCTATGAGCGGCCATAGCCATGGTGGTACACATGAAGACATCACAGTCCAAGTTTGCTATGATGCAGATCGTCTTGATTTAGGGCGAGTGCATGTGATGCCTGATCCAAAGTACCTTTGCACTAAGACTGCAAAAGACCCAGACACTATTCGTGAAGCATTTGAACGAAGCGTCAAATAATTTTTCACGCAACAATTTCCTCTCGGAAAGCGCATTGTCCGATATAATTTCACTGTTGGCTCTACGTCAACACCCTTCAAAAATAATATAGGAATTCAAACAATGCGTTTACTCACTTCCGCGATTGTCGCGGGTGTTCTTCTGCTGACCGGTTGTACCAAAGTGGATACTGCTCCTGGTACCGAATCGGTGATCATGGACAAGCCAATCTTCGTCGGTCAAGGCGGTGTGCGCGGCGAGACCTTCAAACCAGGCCGTAACTACACCTGGTGGTCGAGCGAAGCCATCGGCATCAACATGCAGAACCTGAAGATCGAGGAAGTCTTCGACGACCTCATGACTTCGGATACTGTCCCAGTCGACTTCCGCACCACGCTGCAGATTCGCATCACCGATCCAATCGCCATCGTGAAGACCTACGGTACCGAAACCTGGTACGCAAACAACCTGCAACGTCAATACCAGGCGCTGGTTCGCGATGAAGCCAAGAAGTACTCGATGAACGACCTGCTGACCGGCACCGATACGGCATCGACCATGGAACGCAACGTTCGTGCTGGTCTGGACAAGATCATCAAAGAGAACAAGCTGCCATTCGTCGTCGCCGACCTGTCGATCGGGCGTGCACTTCCGAACAAGAACGTGCTCGAACAAATCGACATGACTGCGGCCCAGCAACAGCGTTCGAAGACCATGATCGAGCAGGAAAAAGCTGAAGTTCAGCGTAAGCGTGCCGAACAAGCTCGTGCTGCTGCCGACAATGCATATCGCCAAGAAATGCAACTGTCGCCTGACCAGTTCCTGCAACTGGAAGGCATCAAGCGCTACAGCGATGCATGCCGCGCCGGAACGACCTGCACCTTCGTGATGGGTGCCACGAACACCCCAATGCTTCTTCCAGCGAAGTAAAACAGCAAAAGATTGATGGAAGTGATATAATGCTTCCATCGACAAATGCTGATGGGGATTGAATGTTTTACATTCTTCGTGACAAAGATGGTAAGGTTTTTGGTGGCTTTACGTCCACCAAAATCTTAGGTAAGTTCAGACCAGTGTTCCTTCAGCCAATGAAAGGTGCATCGGTGCAAGCGAATGTCATTCATGCAGATGACGTTTGCGAAACCGAAGATGATCTGCGTAAGGCCGGCATCGAGGTTGAACGAGTTCAAGTTGGTTAACTCCAACTGAAACCACTTAGCTCAGGTTGGTAGAGCGCAAAGTACGAAAGCCCGGATTGCTTGATAAACACAAGCCTCGCGGTGAGCAAGTAGGAACTGAGGTCGTTGGTTCGACGCCAACAGTGGGGTCTGGATAGTATGCTCTGGATTGGGCCATCCTTGAGTTATAAGCCGCATACGGTTTGTGACTGACGAGATTGATACTGCGTATGCGTGGGGAGCCAACTGCCTTAGTGGATGAACTGGAACATCAGTGCGACTTTGAGATTAGCTTGTTGAGATGTACCCTTGACAAGCCCCTTGCCCAGATGGCGGAATTGGTAGACGCGCCGGACTCAAAATCCGGTTTCGAAAGAAGTGCGGGTTCGAGTCCCGCTCTGGGCACCAACCGATCAATCCACTTACGTGAATAATATGGAAACGACAGTCGAACTCAAACTCGGTCAAACCCTTCGTGACGCCACTTCTGGCTTCACTGGCATCGCCATCCAGAAGATGGAAAACCTCGCCGGCAATACCCAGTATGCTCTGCAACCGCAGACCAAGACTGGTGACAACTATCCAGAAGCCATGTTCCTCGATCACCACATGCTCGACTACGTCGACGACGGTGTTTCGGCTCGTGTTACCGAAGTGACCGAAGAAGAGAAGTTCAAGCTGGGCGAACGCGTCAAGGACAAGGTCTCTGGCTTCGAAGGTATCGCCGTTGCCAAGGCCACCTACCTGAACGGCTGTGTTTCCTACGTCGTGATCCCAAAGGTCAAGGACGCCACGCTGTTCAACGAGGCACCGAAGGAAAACTACCTGAGCTCGGTGCGTCTGGAACGCGTCGACGAAGGTGTGAACAAGACCGTGACGCCACCACCGCCAGCAGCAAGTGGTAAAACGCCAGGCGGTCCAGCCCAGCGCGTGACGCATCGTGGATAAGATCATCCCGCCTGGCCAGAACTTCAATTCTGCATCACCGACCATCATTCGTGAACAACTCGAAAAGTTGGTGATTCAGTATTCGGTACGCGAAGCGATCGTTCTTGTTGCAAAGAACATCAAGCGCGACAATCCGAAAAGCGAAACGTTTGCCCAAGCTGTTGTTGGTGCTTCCACCATGGGTGAATGGGCGGTGAAATCAATGGTGACTGGTCTGTTCGAGTACCATATGAAACAAGTCGCTCGTTTGAAAGGCATCAAAGCAGCAAAGGCCAAAAAGCTCCTGAAGCTTTGGTCCACGCAGTAAGCAAGTAAAGAACATCGTCCATCTCGAGGGATGTGGTCCATGGCATCGCGCAGGAATACATAACTGTTGCCCATCCTTGGAACTCGAGCTACGTGCGAATAGCTGACTTAGTGTAAAGCACGGGAGCAATGGTCGGACTAGCTATCCGAGTGGTGAAACTCCATGCGAAGTTTGTGTTGTGTTATAGGGACGTCATAGGTGTAGTGGTTGCATACCGGTTTTCTACCGGAGGGTGTCGCGGTTCGAATCCCGAATGATCTATGTCGCAGCACAAAAACTTTGCTCATAGCCTGTAGCACATTTGAAGCGGTTGCAAACGCATGAGTGTGCTATGGAGTATGAAACTTAAAGGTAAGAAATGGCAAACACCGTCAAAGTACTGGAACGCCTGAAGCGTATTCAGCAAGAACTCGATGAACTCAATGCCGACCTAGCAACATTGGGAGAGCCAGAAGTTTATGACGTGAATGACATTCCTCTTATCATAGGATTTCTTGAAAAGAATTTGGAACGACAAGGTTCGGATAAGGCGTAAAAGTCGAAGGTGGGAGCGATACCCACTCCAAATGTGATCTTGACGGGTGAGCTGCTGCTTGCTAGGACGCCGAAGGCCAAGGACCCGAATGCAGCCAAGATCACTACCGAAGCTTAGCGGCGGACCGATATAGTCTATGGTTAAGTTAGGTGAGCAGAATGACTGGATTAGCTGTCCAGCCCGGTGAAACTCCGGATGAAGGTTTTGTAAGGTGTGGATGCTGAGGAAAATGTCCGTTCCTATAGCTCAGTTGGTAGAGCGGCCACATCAGAAATGGTGATCGGCGCCGTCGTGAGGTTCGAGTCCCACTAGGCAGTTAAGACACTTACAAGAACTTTGTTCATAGCCTGTAGTGAATTTATGCGGTTCGAAACGCTAAGAGTTCACTATGGAGTGTGAATGATAAATATCACATATGCCCAAATGATGGAATGGTAGACTTGGCGGATTCAAAATCCGCTGCCGCAAGGCGTGCCGGTTCGAGTCCGGCTTTGGGCACCAACTTTGACAGCGTTACACTCAGCAAGATAGTAGGTCGCTCCTACAACCTAAGCACCGGCCATCCCGCAATGGGATAACATAGCGCGTGAAAGTCGCTACTCTGGGAGCTGTCAAAGTTTCACCTTCTCTCCTATCTCCCAGCATGAAACTCAATCGCCCATGCCAGCATAGCGCTTGGCCAGCAGCAAAAGAAATCGGCGGGTATCGTCCTGGTTTCTTTGGATGGCTGTTCAGACTTCCAATAATCAAAGCACGTTTGGAGTATGCTCACAAAGCTCCAGACCCGCATGCCAACTCGACTTGCTGGATCGATTTCGAGGATAGCCCATGCACTGTCGGTGTCAAGCATCACACTCCGGTCGCGTTTGGCAACATCCTATACACCGGCATCACTCCGCTGAAGCATCAATACGAAAATATCTACGAATGCACGGTTGAACACATCCAACACATTCGCTTAGAAAAATACGAACCACTCGACCACTTCTACATGTAATCATATGCTGACCTTAATCATCCTCGCAATCTGGCTATACTACGGCGTTAAAGTCGTCAAGCAACAACCGGGCATCATGATGTTCCTTTCGATGGTCGCTGAACAAACTCCATGGCGCGCTCGCATCATGATGTTTGCTATGGCCTTCATCTGGCCATTCTTCAAATTCATGAAATGAGTCGATACGTCCTCAAGGATACGTTCCAGGGACATAACTTCGAATGGGTATTGAAACTATACCCATCTCACGTTCCGAGTGCCCCTGACGTCACCTGCACATCCTGTGGTGGTAGCTGCCGTCCGCACTTCGGAATGCTTGACGATCCTGTTCCCTGCTACCGTTGCAACAACACCGGCAAGATTCCTGATCCGAGCTACAAGTTCGATCCTCCACCTCCACCTGAGCTTGTTGAAGCCATTCGTAAAGTTTGGCTCGACCACTGGAACAAAGTCGAAAACGACAAGTTTGAACTGAAAATGCAATAACATGAAAAATAAAATCATTAACTTTTTCACCGAGTATCGCGCACCGAAATGGTTCGCGCTTGTCGCGATCCTTTCTTACTTCACTGCTCTGCTTGGCCAAATGGGAGCGTATGAAGGTTATGTGGTCGCTACTGGCTGCATCACCTTACTGATCGCAGTGGTTGCTCTTTGTGTCGCAGCATCGGAGTCCATGTAATGAAAAACAAAATCGTAGAATGGTTCAGTGATTACCCAGCAGCCAAATGGCTACTCGGTACAATCTTCTTCATCTGGCTCGCTGCCCTCATCTTCGCGAACGAGGTCAACCCATCATTCGGCTTCGCTTCAATCGTCACCGCTATCATTTCTGGCGTCGTGAGCATCTGTGCCGCCGACTCATAAAATAAGTGTACATTTCTTTAAAGCATAGGTATAATTGCTACATCAACTACCGCTTTAAAGGAATCGACATGGAAATCTCCTTCAAGAAGTTCAACGAAATCCAGAATGTCCTCGGCATCGTGATGCGCGGCTGCGACCTCACCACCCAGGAAAACCGTGATGGCTTTATCAACTGGATCACGGAAGAACTGTGCACCGCTGGTGTTCTGCCAGCCGGTACCAAGCCTGAAGATGCCTGGAGCGAAATCATGTCGACTACTACCCCACTTCGTCGCAGTGAAGGTGGTCGCTGCGACCTGATCATGGTCTGCAAAGAAGGCGCACCGTTCAACATCGGCCGCTTCGCCATGGTCAAGATGGCTCTGCCTGACACCTCGTGGATCGAAGACTGGCTCGTCAACGATGCGCGCTACTACCAAGGTTTCTTCCAATGACATACATGCGTCCATACCTCGAACTTGAAAAACAAGTTGCAGAGGCATTGGGTTGGACGGAGGTCATCATTAATGGTGACCTTGATTTTGGTGGGTGGTCTACCGCCTGGCACAACCAAACAATCCTGTATGGTGTTCCTCCAGGGAAAGCCGGATTCCATCCGCCTGAGTTCTTGGTGCCTCGTTACATCTACGAAGGTAAAGTTAAAGACTTGATCTCGGAGCTCGATATTAATGTTGAGTGGTACAATAATTCCGTTGGCGCACGCCATTCGTATGTGACCAAAGCGGGTATTCACGAACCTCCAACACCTGCGATAATAATCGAGAAATTCAGCGATCATCCTAATAAACATATAGCATTTTGCGTTGCTTTGTGTAAAATGATTGTTCTGATAAAACAATTCAAACCAAAGGAGGTGTAATGAAAACGCCGGTAACATACTTGCCGGACTTCTTCAAGAATCATGAAGAACTGTTCAACAAGCTGTGGAATGAGCTGAACTGGCTCGACGTAGCAGGCCCACGTCTCGAATACTACGTGAATGATCACGGTGTCCCGTATACCTACGGCAAGCCGCCGAACGATCGCACGTACGAGTCGCAGCCAGATCATCCAGCCATCGCTGAAATTCGTGCCAAGCTGGAGCAGCATACCGGAGTTCGCTTCGATGTCTGCTTCTTGAATGGCTATCGTGATGGCAAAGATCAGCTCGGCTATCACGCCGACAATTCGCCAGAGATGGACGACGCACGTCCAATCGCAATCGTCAGCCTAGGTGCTCGTCGCGAGATTTATTTCAAGCGTGCACCAGACGAACGTTGCCCAGACTGCGTTGGTCCTGTCGGTGAAGAGCACAGCGATAACTGTGGCCTAGCCGAAGGCATCGTCACCGAAGAACAATCGGTTACTTTCTCGCACATCGAAACGGTCGAGAAGCTGTGGCTGGAATCTGGTAGCCTTTGCCTGATGGCGCCAGGGATGCAGGACACGCATCTTCATAGAATTCCAAAGGCGTCTTATCTTTGTGGCCCTCGCATCTCCCTGACGTTCCGAGGCTACGTCGAACCACAGTTCGAATCGAAGGAAGGATAATGTCCTTCGAATTTCTTCTGCTGCTTGCAGTTATCGGGCTGGTCATTATAGGCGGCTGGTACCTCATCGATCGATATCGCTGGAACGGCGGTGTATGTCGTCAGACTGGCGAACGATGGAAACTTGCCGGTGAAGGTGAAGACGGTGATCGCATCTACATGACCAAATCTGGCCAACGGGTTATCATTGGGTGGCCTGTCGATAAAGCTGATATGGAGGACATACGAAAGAAACACAAGTAAGTTTTACCTACTTGTCGAGAGCTTTATCAGTGCGTCAAGCGGAGAGTGTAAGCTTTCTGTTTGACGCATCATTCTGTAGTTTACCACTTTACTTTGCATTGAAAGGTAAGCATGACTATCACATGGTCAATGCTGATGCCTTCATTGCAGAGGTCAAAGCAATAGTGGACCAAGTGGCGAAGGATTACGATGTTGTCGTATTTCCGGAATCACGGTATCCATTCATGCGTCAGATTACATCCAGCATTCCAAATACAATCGAGTTGAAGAAGCGTGGCAAAGAAGAGATTTGCTCTTTGGTGCGCCAAACCAAAGGTTGGAAGAAACTCGACCTTGAAAGTGCTCAACGTGCTTGGGATGAAATGGGCTCGACATTTCAAATTAACAAGATCAAATCGAACAAACGTAAGGACTATGTTCCGTATCTGTTCGAGAAGGTTGAAGTCGAAGTCAGCAAGAAGGTTTTGCTGATTGATGACTTCATCATGAGTGGCCACACCATCAAGGCGATGGCTGCTGCAATAAGCGCGGAAGATCATTCGACCTTCGGTGTCTTCTACCAACAAAAATAATAAGGCAATTATGGGTAAAATGTTTGAGCGAATGGTCTACGTTTGGGCCGTCGCAATGGTACTTGGCTTCGGTGTATTAGGCGGCGCGATCTACGTTGCTGTTCACTTCATCCAGAAGTTCTGGTAACATGGATGGTGTTACCGACATGCTTGGTACGCCATTGGCGCCAGGCCAATACGTAGCGCTCGCGGCTACAAATATGCTTGACGCTATGATTATCATAAAGATCATCAGAATCGACAGCAAGGAAAAAATCTACGCAAAGTGTGTTCGCCGTTGTTGGGGTGAATCTCCAGATGGCAAACCAGCGTATTACTCCAAGGTCTGGTATCAAGGAGTTGTTCTACCACACTACCAAGAAAAATAATATGAACGTCAAACCAATCACTCCAAAAGATTTGGAGTCGGGCATTGTGCACGCGGCTCCTGCATTCGTGATCGAAGCTTTCAACACTCTGATCACTCGTAACTACACGAATCATCGTGCTCGCTTCACACAACGTGAAGTCATCGAGGAAATTCAGAAGACGATGAATGTCTCCAAGGAAGACATCTTCAAAAGTGGCATGCTGAACATCGAACCACACTACCGCGCAAACGGTTGGTCGGTTGCATACGACAAGCCTAGCATCGGTGACAACTACGAAGCTTACTTCGTCTTCTCCGTAAAAACGATGTCATAATGCGGCTCACTGTCTACCAATCAAAGGAAGACATGTCGGATTGTCCCAACCACGTCGGCACTCTTGCGATCCTCGAGTATTGCATGATTCCATACGACGTAGTGGTCGACATCAGAGAAACGATGGTTCGTTCTCACGGCAAGGTAAATCCAGCATGTGGTTTCGTGGTTGATGTTCCTGCACAACTCAAGCCGAAATACGCAATCACAAATTGCATGCAATTGGCGTCCTGGATTAATGAGTACGGATTCACCCCATTGTAGTTCCGAGTGGTACAATTTCATATCGCATAAAAATAATAAATGAAACACGTACTGATTTACATTGGCGGCTTGATCCTTGCGATCATTTGCGTTATTGTAATTGTCTTCTCCAACTTCCAAAAATAATATGAGCCGAATTGCAGCGTTGCAGTCACAGCTTGCTGTGCGCCAAGCCTATGTCACTTATTACGATGCTCGCATCCGTAGTGGCATTTACAAGACACGCAAGGTCCAAAAGGGGATCGGTGGTCCGTACTACACCGAAGAAGAACTCCTTGAAGATGAGATGCGCACGATGCTTCGGCATATCCACCTGATGAATGAGCTGTCGGATGAAATCTGCGGCGAAGCAAACCCATGAAAGTACACGAACTTCTACAAGAATCAGACAATGATTCAGAACTGACCGCGTTTCTGACCAAATGGTATCGCGATCACGAAATGGTCAAACCAGAAACGATCGACGAGCTGATCAAGAAATACCCAGAGTTTAAGTTCAGCGATGACGTTCGGCGTGCAGTTACCATTACTAAAGAGGACGCAAAAGCACTCAGGCATGATGACGGCGAAACCCATAGCTGGCGCAGCGCACTTGACCACAAGAAGGTTGAAGACTTCATTTCGAAGCATGAGCCAAATCGCTATGTGTCGGGCTCTCAAAATTCTAAAGGCTTCTACAATTTCCTAGAAAACGGAAATGGCCTTGGTCAAGAAGACTTTGTTGTTGACTGCGAATACACAAATGTCGAAGGCCTCAGCCTCCACAAAATGGCTGCATCGATCAAGAACAAAACGCATGAACTACAACGCATCATCGATGTCACTGAGGTGATCTTTAAGTCGAAAGGCGCAAAGTTCTGGATTCAGGAAATCATGGAGCCTAAAGAATGACCGACACACTCGTAAACCGATGCCTCGCAATGTCGAGGCGCATTAAGGACAGCCGTACCCCATCCGATATCTTCTTCAAACTCGGAGAAGAATTCGGTGAACTGTCGCAAGAACTTCTGATCCAAGCAGGCAAGCATTACAAGCCAGCGGGTAAAGATGGCGTGATTGGTGAAGCACTCGACATGATCGTATGTCTGATTGACCTGATTCATCGTCATCAAAACGACGTTACTGAAGAACAGCTCGCTGAAATGATTCAGAAGAAGCTGAACAAGTGGGCCGAGAAATCAGAGCAAATGTATCCAGGCAGCACCAAACATGACGCGTTCATCGACGAACTAAAGTTTGTTGAGTTCAGTGATCCGAATGTGGTGTTTGAACGCCCCAATGGTGCATTTGAATTCATGCTAAATTCGGAGTTCCAGAAGGTCGTGTTCTTCATGGACAAAGCCAAGCTAAAAGGCCGTTTTGAATACAGTGAAGAAGACGGCACCATCATCATGGCCAAAGCAATAGTCGGAGACCTTGACCATGCAAGAAAAGAATACGAAAAACATGGACACTAACCTATTAGCAATCCCCGAATACAAAAAGCCAAAGCAAGTCATCCTCGTCCGCACCGACATCGGTATGAAACCCGGTAAGCTTGCTTCACAAGTAGCTCACGCATCAATGAAGGTGTTCTTCGATCGTGAAGAACAAAATGCGATGCAAGCAGCACAAGCAAAGTTTGGCCTACCACAAACTGGCGGCTCGCTGAAGATCGCAATGACCCCGGACATGTGGGAATGGAAAAATGGTGAGTTCACCAAGATCATTCTCGAAGTTCATTCAGAAGAAGAGCTGCTGGTGCTGTACGCTAAGGCATCTGGCCTCGGTATTCCGTGTGCTCTGATCCAGGACAACGGTCATACGGTGTTCAAAGGTGTGAAGACGTACACTACCGCAGCGATCGGTCCGGCGAATCCGGATGACATTGATAAAATCACAGGCGAGCTTAAGCTCTTGAAGTAATCATGACATGGGTCAAATCCACTGCAAAGGTGTTCTATGATCCATACCGGCCAGGCCTCCGTAAGGTTCGGCCTGGTACTTTGGTCGTGGCTAATGTCGATCCAGGTATTGCCGAATTGTATCGGTACTGGGTTCGCAAGCGCCACGGCTTGATCCTCCAGAACACAGCATTCTTGCCGCACATCACTATCGTGGACGGCAAAGTCAAGAACGACAATCAGCACCCAATGTGGAAGAAGTTCCATGGGCAAGTGATCGACTTCGAATACTCCGTTGACATGGAGCAACACTGGAAGTTTTGGACGCTTCCGGTTCGTAGCAAAAAACTGGAAGAGATTCGTCAGAGTCTCGGCCTCAATCCTAACTATAACTTTCACATTACTTTCGGGAGAATGGAATGATCGCAGACTTCGTCATTGCCGTCCTTGGCTTCATGTTTTTCGCAATTGGAACTATCCTAGCCGGTGTTCTTGGTGGCTTTCTGGTGTGGGGTATCCCAGCCTTCATTCACGACGTGTTCTTGGATGAAAGCACTGAAGGCGGTGCTGGCATCTTCTACGCCCTCTTCGTTGTCGCCGCACCACTCATCTTTGGCCTCATGACCGCATGGTCCGTCGGGAACTTCTTCTACGAATCTGAGAAAGCACGCGAAGCCAACAAGCCTTTGCCCGTCGTTGTCCTTGCTGAAGAGGTGCATCGCATCCAGTTGATTGGAATCGACCCACCAAAGCATGTGTATGCAGACTTCTTGGACTTGACCACTGGCGAAACAGTGAAGCGAGCATACGTCTCGAAGCACTGCAATAACCATCGTCAGAACAATGAAGGCGACGAGTACAACGTCAAGGTGACTCGCAAGAAACAAGGCGACAAAGAGTTCGTCGAGTACAACGACCTTTACTCGGTGTTCTGTGGAAATTAAAATCAATCCAGGCGACAAGGTTTACTTCGTAGGTAAGCCAACGTCCCTTCGTGATAAGCCAGACACCGAAGGCGTTGTCCACCTCACCTTTAATGGCGAAGATGGCGCAGCAAGAGTCATCGTCAAATACCTAGACAAAGGTCGCGTTGATTACAAGTTACTGCACATCAACTCAGTTGCCATGGAAATTGGTGGCGAAACCTTCTTCAACCAAACGATGAAGGACCCGAAGTATGCGTTCAACCTTGCAGTTGAGCTTGGCATTTACAATACCGATGGTACGTTGACAACCAACTATGGCGGCGAGTACGACCTCGTCGATGGAACCAAATTCTATGCAGACGACGACATTCAATAAGCCTCGCATCAAGGTTGCTGGCGAACCAGCGATCCGTGTCAAGGCACTTCTCACAGGACTTCAGGATGTTCTTGCACAATACAAGTGCATCCTATTCCTGGACTTTGATGGCGTCCTTCACGGCTTTGGTAAAGGGCATGCTGGCTTGCTCCAATACACATATCGGATCGAACGCATCCTCCGCGACAACCCAGAAGTTTGTATTGTCATCTCGACCAGTTGGCGATTCAATCAAACGATGGAAACAATGGTTGGCTACTTTGCACCGGATGTTCGGCACCGATTTGTTGGTGTGACGCCGGAGGTGCAGGAGAAGTGGCCGCCATATGTTAAGCATGAACGCTTTAAAGAATGCCAGAAGTTCATGGAAGACAACAGCTACGATGGTGGTTGGATTGCTATCGATGATTCCAAAAGTTTATTTCCTGATAACCATGAAAATGTATACATCACGGAAGGAAACATTGGGATGACCGATGAGGATGAAATGGAACTCGAAGCACATTTAAAGAGTGCCATAGGGAAAGCCAATTTATAATCGTCTCACACCAAATCTAATAGGAGTGTTTCATGGCCGATGCCAACGCAGCTACCCGCTTGAAATGCCTTGAAGAAGGATCACAAGCTAAAGTCTCGAATAAACAACCTTCTGACTGTCCATACTCCGGTGGCTTGGAAAGGACTTGGTGGTTCAAAGGCTTCCAACGGCCACATCATCCAAGTTCTCCAATAGTTTGCTCGACGCCTAGAGACCAATATTCGTATCGCTAAAAAGTTGTACACATTCTTTAAGTTTGTGTATAATGGCTTTACGTTAAGTCAATCGGAGAACAAACATGAACACTGCTATCGCTACCTACGCGCCGTCCAATTCGACCAGTGCAGTAGTCGAGATCAAATACACGTTCTCCGATGGCCGTGAAGACCATATTGGCTTCTCGACAGTCGATGTTGACCTGCCGGCCAAGCTGTACGATGCATGCTACAATCGCGCCGAAGCTCTGGCAAAAGAACAGAAGTGCCGTCTCGAAAAGTTCTCGAAAGCCGAGTACCGTGTGCATTTGACTAATTTCCAGTACTACTTGGATGAGTCGTTTGATAATATCAAACAAGTGAGGGATGCCGTTGTCAAAAATGGTTTTGACTGCACGATCTACAAGGAAAATGAATTAATCATGTCATGGTCCATCCTCGGTGGCTTCAAGCTGCTTTGATTTACTGATTTCGCAGGGAAAGGTGCTACTTACCGGTAGGCATCGCTTCCGTTTACCGCCATATGTAAAAGTATGGCGGTTTTTTTTGCGCGAATGGTTTACAACTTTAAGAATGCTGGATATAATTCTATTCAAGTTAAACAAACATGGAATCAAATCATGAATGCAATCGTTGATCAAGCTCTGAAAATCTCTGGCGCGGAAGACTGCAGCGATGCTGGGGAGACTGGCATCCTGATCATCGAAGCAAACAGCGAGTTTGCTGAAGCGATCATCAAGGCCTTGCGTCTGGCTCCTCAGTATGAAGGTCGCTTCCGAGGCCATGACTTCCGCCTGTCCCGCAATTCCTCGATCGAACTGTGGTGCAATGGCTGGTACTCCGAAGGAACCAGCGTCCGCCACTTCATTCATCGCGCTGCTAAAATCTTTAAAGAAAGCAGTGTACATGCTTAAAGTTGCGGTGTATAATGCTTTCATCGACAAACATTAAGTGAACACTATGAACACTCCATGGGTTTTTAAGCTGCTCGGTTTGTACTCCGGCAAGATCATCACCAAAGAGGTGGTGGGCTTCACCAAGTACGAGGATGCCGCCGCCTGCGCCAAGAGCTTGGTTCCAGAAGTTCACGGTCCGGCAATCGTGATGTCCTACCAGTAAGGAGTGAATATGTCCACTGCGACCCCAGACAAAGACGGCTACATCCCACGCGACTTCGTGTTCCTCGGCAAGCGCGCCAACAGCAAACTTCAACAGTTCGCCGAAATTCAGCACGTCAACGATGACGGTACGCTCGGCGAGAAAGGCCTCTACAAGTGGAGTGCCAAGATGAACAAGAATGTCGGCGGCGTCTATCACGGAGCTTCGTTCAACGAAAAGGGTTCTGCTCGTAATCTCGAAGGTTCGGAGTTCCAGAAGCTGTGGCCGAATCAAGAAGATCGCATGATCTGGCAGTCTGAAACTGAGGCGGTCGATGTTGCCTTGCGCAATGCCAAGCTCGAGAAGGACGAAGGTCGAATTTCTGAAATCGAAAAGGTCATGCTGCCGATCCGGAAGACCTACGAGAATATGCGGTTCCGCCACGACTACGCCGGCTGCGAAGCGCTGGAAAAAGCGGTGATGCGTGCACTCCGCAGTGCGCCACGTGTTATAGAATAGGCGTATGAAAAAGAAACCTAAAACCGAATGGCATGAGTGGTTCTGCTGGTATCCAGTTTACTCGATTGAATTTGGATGGGTGTGGCTTCGCGAGCTAAATCGCAAGAAAATCCCGTCCGGCTATGTCGATCAGAACCTCAATAAATCATTCAGTGCTATTGTGTCAGAAACCTTTACAGGTTGCTGGCACCGAATTCCAGAACACGTTTACGACTAAGGATAATATGGATCAGTTGAAAGTATACATGGTTGGTGGTGCAGTGCGAGACAAGCTGCTCGGCTTCGACCCTCAAGACATCGATTACGTTGTGGTCGGGTCAACGATCGAGGAAATGGTGTCGCTCGGCTTTCAGCAAGTCGGCGCAGAATTCCCGGTGTTCCTGCACCCGACCACCGGCGAGGAGTATGCACTGGCTCGCCAGGAAAAGAAAACCGGTCCAGGCTACCATGGCTTCGAAGTCATGTTCTCGCCAGACGTGACACTGGAAGATGATCTGGCTCGTCGTGACTTGACGATCAATGCCATGGCCATGCTTCCTGATGGTACCGTCGTCGATCCCTATGGCGGCCAGGAAGACTTGGAGCGCAAAGTTCTGCGACACACTTCGGACGCCTTCCGTGAAGACCCAGTGCGCGTCCTGCGTCTCGCTCGTTTCTTCGCTCGTTACGACACCTTCGAAATCGCCAGCGAGACTTTGAACATGGCAGCCGAAATGATTCGTATGGGTGAGCTCGATCACGTGACGCCCGAACGCGTGTGGGCTGAATTCAAGAAGGGGTTGATGGAACGTCGGCCGGATCGCATGTTCATCGCGCTGCATGGTGTTCATGCCGATCGCGTTCTGAAAGAGTTCTTCGTCGGCTACTCGAAATCGATGGGCGCCTTGCAAATGGCTGCCGAGAACGATGCAAGCCTGGAAGTTCGTTTCGCGACGATTGCCAGTGGCTTCAAGATGAAGGAAGACTACGCCAAGTGGACTATCCCTTCGGACTGTCAAGAAGTCTCGATGGTCGTGAACAATAACATGCAGTCCTTCACGAATTACGAGAAGCTGACGCCAATCGAACGCGTGCAGTTCTTCCAGCGTTGCGATGCCATCCGTCGCATCCCACGCTTCAACCAGATCATGACGGCTGCCAGCTTCATTATGTCGAGCAACACCGGCGAGGAATGGCCGCCCGAAGTCTTCAACGTGATCCGAAGCGATGCGGGCAAGGTGTATCAGGTGCCGGCTGGTGGAATCGCGCAGCAGTGCACGGACAAGTCAAAGATTGCCGAAACGATCTTCAACGCACGGGTCGAAGCACTGTCGCAATAAACTGATCCGACGAAAAGAAAAGGGAGCCATTGGCTCCCTTTTTTATTGCTTGCGACGACCTTTGGTATCGAAGTCTTCCAAGTACTTGATTTGTTCATCAGTCATGGAACGGTTCCGAAGCCAGAGGTATTCGATCGGCGTTGGATTGTACGGCTTGTATCTCAGTTGCATACCAGCGCGTTCTGGAGTTCGGTCTGCTTTTCTAGCGTTACATGGCTTGCACGAAGTGATCAAGTTCATCCACGTATTCTTGCCACCCTTTGCTTTTGGATTAATGTGATCCTTAGTCAAGGCTTCGGTGTCAAAGTAGTTTCCACAGTACGCGCAACGGTGATGGTCGCGAGCGAACAATGCTTTGTTGGAGACCTTTGGAGTCTTGTAGCCGTTTAGCTGTGCCGCCATAGGACCTTTGATTGCGATGATTGACGCAATCTCTACTTGAGATGGTAGGCCTGTGAGAGAACTTGTACCACCGAAAACGGTGTTTGTTTCTGCGGTCGGCGGAATCCAAGCAACCGAGTTGGTTGCTGCATATTCAATTGCCTTTTGACGGTCAATCCATGACTTAGGAGTCCCGCCCTGGTCGAGGACCAATATTTTGGAGAATGGGCGATTCACTTTAACTTCCTTTATTATTTTTGTTATGGGTGCTGCTAGAGCTGAATTCTAACATACGCGGGTTGTACAAACGATAAATCGCATGTTATGATTCACTCATATTTATTTGTCAACTTTTCACAGGAGAATAATATGCTCGGATTCGGTAAGAACAAACCAAAGGTCAAGACCAACATCGCTGGCGTCGACTCGATCATCTCGGAAGGAACTTCGGTTCATGGCGCGATGAAATTCAAGGGCTCGATCAAGGTCAGTGGCGAGGTCCACGGCAAGATGGAACGTGTCGACGACGAGACCTCGACCTCGGTCACCGTCGACAAGACGGGCACCATACACAGTGACCTGGCCTGTGACAACGTGATCGTTGCCGGAACTGTCAATGGCGACATCCAGGCCGGCAGTGTCTATATCACCAGCACCGGCCGTGTCAATGGCAAAGTGATCTATCAGGCCCTCCAGATGGAGCCAGGGGCACAAGTGAACGGCGAGCTGAAGTGCACCTTCGGCGACGAGTCCGAGTTCGCCCTGCATAACGTAGGGCCTCGTGGTATGCCTTCCAGCGAACCGGCTCTGGGAGGTGCATAATGGAACTCCGCTTCCTCAACCAACAAGTTCCAGATGCCATCTCGGTCCGCGACGAAATCGAGCTCGTGAACTGTGATCGTGACTCGGGTTACACGAATGGCACGTACACCGTGGCCCAACTGGAAGAGAACGGCGATGTCACGATTGTCGGTCATGATAACTCGCCGACCGCTAGCATGATTGCCGTGATCAACGTTCTCGACGAAGAATAAAATTTTGTTATCGGTTCTACGGAACTGACGAAAATGAAACATCAAGGCGTTTCAAGTGGGAAATACTACACTTTAAACGCCTTTGTTGTAATAATACATCCTATGCTGATGGTGATAAGCCGGAAGCATAAACGAAATCTACTCCAACCAGACATATCCAAATAATATAGGAGCTCTAATGTCTAACGCACCGACCGGTATGCTTGCTCAATTCGCAAGCGATTATGCTCGCCGCAACACCAGCGAGAAGATGTCCATGACGGATTTCCTGGAACGTTGCAAGAACGATCCGTCCGTCTACGCTTCTCCTGCTCAGCGCATGCTGAAAGCAATCGGCGAACCGGAAACCATCGACACCAAGAGCGACAGCCGTCTCGGTCGTATCTTCTCGAATCGCGTGATCAAGGTCTACCCCGCGTTCCGTGAATTCTTCGGCATGGAAGACGCCGTCGAATCGATCGTTTCGTACTTCCGTCACAGCGCCCAAGGCCTGGAAGAATCGAAACAAATCCTGTACCTGCTCGGCCCAGTCGGCGGCGGCAAATCGTCCCTGGCTGAAAAGCTGAAAGAGCTGATGGAACACGAACCGATCTACTCGATCGAAGGTTCGCCAATCCATGACCACCCACTGTCGGCATTCGACAAGGCCACCTACGCTAAGCAACTCGAAGAAGAGTTCGGCATCCCACGCACCGCACTGCGCGTCAACGCTTCGCCATGGCTGGTTGAACGCCTGAAAGAAGTCAACGGCGACCTGTCCCAACTGACCGTCGTCAAGCAATACCCATCGGTGCTGAAACATCTGGCAATCGACAAGGTCGAACCAGGCGACGAGAACAATCAAGACATCTCGACCCTCGTCGGCAAGGTCGACATCCGCAAGCTGGAAGACTACGCCGCCGACCACCCATACGCATACAGCTACAGCGGCGGCCTGTGCCGCGCCAACCAAGGTATCCTGGACTTCGTCGAGATGTTCAAGGCGCCGATCAAGATGCTGCATCCGCTGCTGACCGCGACGCAGGAAAAGAACTTCAACGGCACCGACAGCGTTTCGTCGATCCCGTTCGATGGCATCGTCCTGGCACACTCGAACGAATCGGAATGGAAAACGTTCCGCAACAACAAGAACAACGAAGCCTTCCTGGATCGTGTCTACATCGTCAAGGTGCCGTACTGCCTGCGTGTCGACGAAGAAGTGTCGATCTACAAGAAGATGCTGGCTGGTTCGGCCCTGGCCAAGGCGCCATGTGCTCCTGAAACCCTGGAAATGTTGGCCAAGTTCGCTGTCATGTCCCGCCTGGTCGAACCACAGAACTCGAACCTGTTCTCGAAGATGTCGGTCTACAACGGCGAGAACATCAAGAACACCGACCCGCGTGCCAAGCCGCTGCAGGAATACAAGGACCTGGCCGGCGTCAACGAAGGCATGAACGGCGTCTCGACTCGCTTCGCCTTCAAAATCCTGTCGAAGGTGTTCAACTTCGACTCGGAAGAACTGGCCGCGAACCCGATCCACCTGATGTACGTCCTCGAGCAGGAAATCGTCAAGGAGCAGTATCCATCCGATCGCGAAGAACATCTCGTCAACCTGATCAAGCATCACCTGGGCGACAAGTACGTCGAGTTCGTCGAGAACCAGATTCGCATCGCGTTCATGGACTCGTACGCCGACTACGGCCAGACCATCTTCGACCGCTACTTCCAGTACGCTGACTACTGGATTCGTGACGAAGACTTCCGCGACCCGGACACGCAAGAGCAGTTCGATCGCTCGACGCTGAACGCCGAACTCGAGAAGATCGAGAAGCCGGCCGGGATCGTGAACCCGAAAGACTTCCGTAACGAGCTGGTGAACTTCGTCCTCCGCCACAAGGCCGAGAACAAAGGCAAGTCGCCGAAATGGGATGCATTCGAGAAGATGCGCCAGGTGATCGAGAAGAAGATGTTCGCATCGACTGAAGAAATCCTGCCGGTGATCAGCTTCTCGTCGAAAGGCTCGAAGAAGGATCAAGAAGCACACGAGTCCTTCGTCAAGCGCATGTCCGACCTGGGCTACACCCCGCGCCAGACCCGCCTGCTGGTTGAATGGTGGATGCGTGTTCGTAAGAACAAGTAATCACTAAAGGCCGCCACCGACTTTCACGAGTCGGTGGCATTCGAAAGAGAACATGACCGTAGTATTGATTATCTTAGGGATCATTGCGTTACTCGTATTTGGTCCGGTGCTATTGAGATTCACGGTGGGACTAATCGGTGTTGTTGTTATCGGTGTGTTCAGCATTCTCCGTGGTGCATACAAAATCTTCAAATGGGCTAACAACCCGACTGACAAATGAACCTAAGCTTTAACGACACTGAAAAGGCAATCTTCGCAAAACTTCTAGAGCAGGCATCCGACGAGTTAAGCAATAATAGCTGCAACGATTTCCCAGTCAAAGTGACGGACAAGAATCGTGAAGAGCTTCGCGAATTCATCATCGCATTTGCCGAAGACGAAGAACATGAAGAACACCTCCTCAGCCAACTCAACGGCAAGGAAGTTTACTTTCAGGACTGGATGATTTTGTCCTACCTGAAACGAGAAATCCTGGTTTCGTAAGCAGCACGTAGTACCTCATACAAAAATAATAGGCAATCATGAAAATCGAAATGGACGATAACACGAGCTCGGTTGTGACTGTACTTCTGGTCGGCACCTTCATCGTGTCAGTTATCCTCGGCATTGCATATTTCATCCATGACTCGAGTGTCAAGTCCAACGCGGCTCTGGCTCAAGCGAAATCGTGCGAAGAGATGGTAGTCTTGAAAGGTGGTTCGGAAGTTCCACACGCCTTGCTTGCATGCAAGCTTCAAGTTCAACCTGCAGCGCCGGTCATCAACGACCCTCAATCAGGAAAATAATATGAGCTTCACGATCGTCGATCGACGAATCAACGGCAAGGGTAAATCTCTCGACAACCGTCAGAAATTCCTCAAGCGTATTCGCGAATCAGTAAGGAAAGCCTTACCAGACATCATCAACTCGCGTAAAATCCAGGACATCGCAAGCGATGGCGGCATCGTCCACATCCCGCAGAAGAATATCAACGAGCCATCGTTCCGTCATGGACAAGGTGGTACTCGCGAGACGGTTCGTCCTGGCAATAAAGAATTCAACACGGGCGATCGTTTCCGTAAGCCGCCACAAGATCAAGGCCAAGGCGGTCGTAAAGCTTCAAACTCTGGTCAAGGCGAAGACGACTTCATTGTCGAAATCTCCCGCGAGGAGTTCCTGGAATTCCTGTTCGAAGAACTGGAACTGCCAGACCTGACCAAGGAAAACTTGCGTCAGATGGTCGAAGTCAAGTATCACAACGCTGGCTACTCGTCGACTGGTTCGCCGGCCAAACTGGATCGTTCGAAAACCCTGCGCCAATCGCAAGGTCGTCGCATCACGAGCCGTGCTCCTTACAAGCGTAAGCTGAAGGAAGCAGAAGCCGAACTGGCTGAACTGCTGACAATGGGCGTGCCACAAGAAATCATGGCTACCACCCAGCACAATGCCGAGATCGCTGAACTCGAAAAGAAAATCCTGGGCTACAAGCGCAAGATCGAGAACGTGCCGTTCCTGGACCCAGTCGACCTGCGCTACCACTCGATCGTCGCCGAAGAGCATCCGATCACGAGTGCTGTCATGTTCTGCGTGATGGACATCTCGGGTTCGATGGGTGAGCATGAAAAGACCCTGTCCCGCAAGTTCTTCTGGCTGCTGTACATGTTCCTGGCCCGCAAGTACGAGAAGATCACCGTGCGCTTCATCTCGCACACCACCGAAGCGAAAGAGGTCGACGAAGACGAGTTCTTCAACTCCCGCGAATCAGGTGGTACGATGGTGTCGTCGGCTCTCAGCACGTTGGCCAAGATCATCACGGACGAATATGCCGATGGCAACACAAACGTCTACGTCTGCCAATGCTCGGACGGCGATAACTGGTATGAAGACAACGCAGTGTGCCACGACCTCCTGGTTGACACGATTCTGCCAGCCTGCCAGTACTATGCCTATATCCAAGTCGGCCAATCCCCGGGGTATCAGAGCGACATCTGGGCGACGTACGAGAGTGTGGCTAATGCTGTCTCTCACTTCCAAATGAACTCGGTCTTCGAGGACTCGGACATCTATCCAGTGTTCAAAGAACTTTTCGAAAAGAAAGTCAAATAAGGAATCATCATGGCAAAGAAAAAGAAGCCTCTGTTCGAAGCCGGTCAAGATTGGAATTTTGACCTTCTCGAAAAAACCTGGATCGAAATCGACCGCATCGCAAAGCAAGACCTGCGTCTCGATTACTACAAGCCTCAATTCGAGGTGATCTCGTCCGAACAGATGCTGGACTGCTATGCCTCCACCGGCCTGCCAGTCATGTACAAGCACTGGTCGTTCGGTAAGGAATTCTTGCGGAACCATGAAGCGTACAAAACGGGCCAAATGGGCCTGGCTTACGAGATCGTGATCAACTCCGATCCGTGCATCGCGTACTTGATGGAAGAGAACAACATGACCATGCAAGCCTTGGTCATGGCTCACGCAAGTGCTGGACACTCGGCTGTGTTCAAAGGCAACATGATGTTCAAGCAGTTCACCGATGCCGGCGCCATTATCGACTACTTGGTGTTCGCCAAGAAGTACATCGCTGCATGCGAAGAGAAGTATGGCACCGACGAAGTCGAATCGGTTCTCGACAGCTGCCATGCCCTCATGGACTACGGCGTCGATCGTTACACTCGCCGTAGCAAGCTCTCGTCGAAAGATGAAGAGCAACGTGCGATGGATCGCCTGGAACAGGAACGTATTGACTACGATCCAATCTGGGATAAGACCGTGCCGAAGAAGCTGGAAGCTGACGCGGAGGAACCAAAGTTTCCTAAGGATCGTGAAGACAATATCCTGTACTTCATCGAGAAGTATGCTCCGGACCTGCCTTCGTGGAAACGTGAAATCATCCGCATCATCCGCAAGCTCGCCCAGTACTTCTACCCGCAAGCTCAGACCAAGGTCCTGAACGAAGGCTTCGCCACCTTCACGCACTACTACATCATGGAGAAGATGCGCAACGAAGGCCTGATCACGGAAGGTTCGTTCCTCGAGTTCATCACGTCCCATACCGGCGTCGTGTATCAGCCCGAGTTCGATTCACGTTACTTCAGTGGCTGGAATCCATATGCGCTCGGCTTCGCGATCTTCATGGACATCAAGCGCATCTGCGAGAATCCAACCGAAGAAGACAAGCGCTGGTTCCCATTCTTGATCGGTAAGGACTGGGTCGATGCAGTCCATGACGCAATGGCGAACTACAAAGATGACTCGTTCATCCAGCAGTTCCTGTCGCCGAAGGTGATGCGTGACTTCAAGATGTTCTCGGTCAAGGATGACTCGGCAGAAAACTTCGTCGAAATCTCAGCCATCCACAATGATCAAGGCTACATCGACATCCGTAATGCATTGGCCGATAGCTACAATCGTGCCAACTGGGTGCCAGACATCCAAGTCGATGAAGTAAACGTCCTAGGCGATCGTTCTATGTACCTGGTGCACACTCCTCACCAAGGTCGTGCTCTCCATCCGGACCTGGCCAAAGAGACGATCGGCCATCTCGCCAACCTCTGGGAATTCGATGTTGTAGTGGAAACGTTCGACGCCCAAGGCCGGTACCAAGCCGATTACAAAGCCCATGGTACTAAGAGAAAGAATCGGAACTGATGTACTTTCTTTAAAGTATAGGTTATAATGATTTCATGGTGGTGTGGAATGCTTATGTTACAAACCGCTTGATTATGTAATAATTCATTTACATAGTAAAGCGGCGATGGTAAAATATATCCACACCACGTAGCTATGGTCAAGTAACACTACTTAAGGAATTTTCATGTCGGCTTTCATCATCAACACCAAACTGAACAACGTTGCGGGTTTCGTACAAAACCCAGATGCTGCAAAAGAGAAAGCCACCGAGGATCAGTTGATCGTCAGTTCAGCCAAAGACCTCGAGGTCCTGTCGCTCCAGCAGCTGACGGACTTGTTTAACGCGTTCGAGCAGTTCGGCAAGTCCCACTCGGTCGAGCCGATCAATAAGTTCAAGATCGCGAAAGAGAAAGCAGCCGAGAAAGTCTTCGGTCTGCTGTCCAAGATGGACCTGTCCCTGCTGACTCAGTTCGACAAGCAGGAAGAAAAGGTCGTCGAACAGAAGTCGGAAGAAATCGTTCAACAAGAAGCCATGGCCGGCAAGAAGCCACGCAAGGAGCGTGATTCGAAGCTGCAGAAGATGCGCCGCGCCTTCTGGGAGAAGAACGAAGATGGCACCTACAAGCAATGGACTATCAAGCAATTGATGGAACGCTGCGGCACCACCGAACGCATCACCCACGTCTACATCTCGATCCTCCGTTCGCAATCGGATCGCTTCACCATGAAGATCGACAAGCTGCAAGAGTCGAAGGATGGTCCGGTGTCGTTCGTCTACTCGCGCTCGGCAAACGAGAAGAACCCGCCGAAGGACGATCAGCCAGTCCAGCAGGCCGCGTAAAACAAAAAGCCGACATAAAGAAAAAGCCACCCATTGGGTGGCTTTTTTCGTTACTCCTTATGGGATCATAAATAAGATCATAACCATACTATAAGGAAAAATCATGTTACTTAATTCAACCGACACCGCAAAAGTGCAGTATTATATTCGTTTAGGATCAGGTCAAGAAGTTGGCCCGTACCCAACGTTTGAACATGCGCAATTGAGCGCAGCAACTATGCCTGTTACCGAAGGAGTCGCGCCATCCGTGTTTCCAAAGACTGTCGGAGGACAACAGGTTCTATTCGGATAATACATGAACCAAATTTTGATTTTCACTGGTGCTGGTCTTTCTGCTGAGTCTGGCATCTCCACCTTCCGAGACAATGACGACGGACTGTGGACGAAGTACAATCCAGATGTTGTAGCAAACCTCTGGACGTTCCCATTGCATAAAGAAACGGTGTTCAAGTTCTACAACGAACGTCGCGTCGAACTGCCTACCCTGAAGCCTAACAAGGCTCACGAAGGTATCGCTGCACTGCAGAAGGAGTATGGCAAGGATGTCGTGAAGGTGTTCACTCAAAACATCGACGACTTCCTTGAACGTGCTGGCTGTGAAGATGTCGTCCATGTCCATGGCAAGTTCACTGACATGAAGTGTCTCGACTGCGAGCATATCTGGGATGTTGGCTTCACTGAAGTTCAGTTGGGTACCGCATGCCCATGCTGTGGGTCGGTTGCTGGTGTCAAGCCGGGCGTGATCTTCTTTAACGAAGGTGCTCCTGAGTATCCGAACATGTACAAGGCCTTCCGTGACTCGCGTAAGGACATCATTCTCGTGATCGGTACCTCTGGCGAAGTGATCGCAATGGACAAGATTGCCGGCAATCGTCGTACTCCCAACAAGTCTTTTACGATCTTGAATAATAAAGACAAAGATAAATATGGTATGATCGACTATCGTCTGTTTGACCGCACGTTCTTCGCGCCGGCCACAGAAGCGATTGATAACATACTGAAAATCGTAAAAGACCAACATGAAAAGAACCTTCAAACAGTTTCTGGAGAGCCAGCCTGAAAAATTCGAGCCGAAAGACGATTGGCTTTCGCTCGACTCCATCAAACAAATCTGGGCCGACGTCAATACAAAAATCTTTGGCAATCTTAATGAGCCAGAGTTTACGTTAGAGGCCGACCTAGATTATCTAGTGCCAGTAGAAAATCGTCCAGAGAATGCCCACATCATGGGCTACTGCGATAACAAAGGCGCCAATGGCATCACGCTCCGTTTCTGCGAGCGTATCAAGGATGTCAAAGAACTCATCAATGTCGTTGTACATGAAATGGTACATCAGGCTTTGGCGCAGCGCCATGGCTATGACGAAATGTGCGACATTGACCACGGCGACCAGTTTATGGCATTCGCTAAAATCGTTAAGCGATACCACGGTGTCAATCTAAGCCAGACCTTAGAGTACGACAATCAGAGTTTCTAATCCATGAGAACATTTAAAGAATTCCTGGTCGAGGCGCGCCCAGTACTTTCACGCAAGCAATTGATGGAAGGCGGGAACGCGATCAAGACCTCAACTCGAATCAATCAGCTTAATGTCAAGAAGACCATTGAGGCAATCTACGCTGATCTTCTACCAAAGCTGAACATCAAGAAGTCCGACACGACACTTCTTGGTTCCACTGGCAAGAAAGACCCTGAGAAGAATGGCACGCCTGAAGGTTCGTCAGGTGACATCGACTTAGGCATTTCGATCAAAGCCTTAATGAAAGCCAACAACCTCAAGGATAAGGCCGCTGTGTTCGATTTCCTTAAGGAGGTAGGTAAACAGTACAAAGGCTGCCAGGCGTTCCCTGGGTTGGACGTCGTGAGCGTAGGGTACCCTATTGTCAATGAGGACGGAGAGCAAGAGGACAAACATGTTCAACTTGACTTAATGCCAGTTGATGATTTAAAGTATGCCGCGTGGTCGTACTACAGTCCAGCACATAACGAAAGCAAATACAAAGCTCTGTATCCTAAGGAGGTGTATTACGCATGCGCTCGTTATTGCGACACTCAAGTTACTGAGAAGGGTGAACTTGATGGTAAAGAAGTTCCAGCTACTTGGGATAGATTCTTCTTCGACCTAGCAAAGGGCCTGATGCAAGGTACACAGACGATTAAGGGTAAGAAGAAGCTGACGAAGTCGGCTAAGACAATTGACAAGAAGGTCGTATCAACCGATCCTCAGGATGTCGTGACTAAGTTCTTTGGTTCCAACTACAAGCCTACTGATGTTCTGACGTGGGAACAAGTTTGGGACGTAATCAATTCTGATGATTTCATTTTGAAGGATAAGTTGCAAGACATCCTGAAAATGGTGAAGAAAGGAATTGAGCGCAAGAATTACCCAGTTCCGCCGGAGCTAGAAACTGCGATACAGGATTAACCTTGACGCGTTTCCTATTGGTATAATTTCCTCACCGAATTGAAACACAAAGATGATTTGATTCGGTGAATTATCTAACCAAAAATAATAGGAAATCTCAATGAAGAAGTTTACCACTGCAATCGCGGCAGCCATTCTGGCATTCTCGTTCTCGGCACAAGCAGCCGAAGTCACCGGCAACGTCGGTGCACAATCGAAATATGTCTGGCGTGGTGTCCAGCAAAGCGGCGAACAAGCAAGCCTGAACGCAACCGTCCGTGCTTCCGTCGGCGGCCTGTTCGGCCAAGTCGAGACCAACACCCTGTCGGATCGTTCGGACCTGTTCACCACCGCCACTGCTGGCTATACCACCTCGATCGCCGGTGTCGACCTGACCGCTGGCTACAACCAACACCTGCTGACCGGCCAAGGCAAAGCATCGCATGCCCAGAACTTCAACGAAGTGTTCGCCGCAGCTGCCTTCAAAGGTGTCGATGCATTCGTCGCACAGACCATCGATCGCGCCACCAACGACGGCCGCAACACCTACGCTCGTGTCGGCTACACCACCCCTTCCATCCTGGGCTTCACCGGCAATGTCGGCACCGCCTACACCCACTACCGCAACGAAGGCGTGACCCGCCACACCAACTACGACGCGACCCTGTCGTACAAGCTGAAGTCGAACGTCGACGTGTACGTCAGCTACAACGAAGGCGGCCGCGATGTCCGTGACGTCAAGCTGCCAAGCCAGACCACCTTCGGCGCCAAGATCGGCTTCTAAGCCTATCGCATAAGTGAGTGAAGCTTCGTGCTTCACTCGCTCCAACTCCACTGGCCAGCATCATGGCACACCCAATAGCATTAAGCAGATTCAAGGATATTCTGACCGCGTCGCAAGATGTTGGATCAGAATTTCAGCAAGACCCTCTGATTGTGATTCATTCACCGAGTCACTTTCCCTATATGTCAGTTGCCCATAAACTGAATATGGAGGTCTTGATCAGTTCGATCGACCTTACCAAAGGTTTGATCAACTCATGGGACCAAATCGATAGGCCGGTTATTCTTCTTATCGAGTATGGTGAAGTAGAGCAAATCGAGGCGATCGTGACATCCCGTCAACGGCTTCAAAAATTTTACGTATTTTTCGTTCAATAAATATAATAGGAGTTTCAAATGGAAGCAATCTTTGCCTTCTTCGCTATCCCGCTGGTGTTCTACGCACTGGTAGTCCTCTTCATCCTCGGCATCGCTCTGAACATCGACGATGACAAAGCATCCGGCTGGGGCTGGACCACGATCTTCTCCGCTTTTCTCGTCTGGCTGGTTGGCAATCACTTCAGCATCGACTTCGGTGCCATCATCAGCAATCCTACCAGCCTGGCAATCGGCATCGCAAGCTACTTCGTCATCGGTGTCCTCTGGTCCTTCGCCAAGTGGTACTTCAAACTGGCCAATGTCCGTGACCTATATGTCGAGCTGAAAGATAAGTATCGCAAGAACAACAAGCTCGGCGAACTGTTCCTCCGCACTGCCAAGTCGAAAGACCAGGTCGAGAACAAAGAAGAAGCTCAAGAGCGTGAAGAAATCATGGAACGCAACCTGGACTTCTTCCGCTTCGTGAACAGCAGCCGTATGCGTCTGTACGAGTCGATCGACAAGACCGACTTGGCCGAGAACCCATCGAACATCCCGCAATCGTTCAAGCCGCTGGCGATGCAACACAAGTCGAGCATCACGCAGTGGATCATGTTCTGGCCGATCTCGTTCACCTGGACGATCATCAACGACCCAGTTCGCAAGATCGCTAACTACATCTTCAGCCGTATCAAAGGTACGTTCCAGAAGATGTCCGACTCGATGTTCGCCGGAGTGTAAGACATGCAGGACGTGAAAGCTACTCTTGAGTTCACGTCCTCACAAGTGCAAGAAATTCTTGCACAATACGTGAAGGACAACTACCCACTCCTTCGCGACTCGGTAAATACCAAAGCCATTGTGTTCAACGTATCAGCAGGATTCAATGGCCATCACGGTCACACCGGTCCCGAATTCAAAGGCGCCAAGGTTGAAGTTTCATTAAAGCCTAACGCCACTATCAAATAACATAAAGGAAACTTTAAATGAAAGGTAAGAAAATTCTATACCGTGCCGGTATGATCCCTTACCTTATCGAAGACGGTGAAGTCCTGATGATGTTCATGAAGCCATCCGAAACACTTTACGGTGGCGACCAGTTCCAACTATGCAAAGGTGTAGTGGAAGATGGTGAGGACAACAGGACTGCAGCGTTAAGAGAAGGTGCAGAGGAACTAGGCCTGCGACAAGAAAATACGTTGTCCGTAACCGAACTGGGTAATTTCCTGGGACGTACTACGGTCTACGTGGCTAAGGTGAAGAACAAAGAAGAGTTCGACACACCTCACTATGAAACTGATGAAGTCATTTGGTTGACTTGTGACCAGTTCATGAAGGTGGGACGTGATCTTCATAAGGACATCGTTCAGCTGGCTGAACAGGTCATTCGAAAAGAAGAAGACCTGGATTAAGCGTCTTATTGATGTAGATCAAAGAAATGGGCTAAGTTGTTGATTTTAAACGGTTAGCCCAGTTCGTTCAAATAATTCTCCAAAACTTTTTTGTGATTTTTCGCAAAAAAGTTTGTAGGGGCAGTGTACTTTTCATAAAGGGCGGTATATTATTCTACTCATGTTGAGACGTATCGAAATTTAAAGAGATGCTTCTCACTTGTTTCACGAGCGGTAGACGGTTTGTCTACCATCTAAATCAAGTGGTCCCATGAGAGGAATTACCATGAACATCCAAGAAGCCGGCGCCGCAACCACCAACACCAATGCACCGACCAAACGTGCTCGCCGCACTCCGGAACAAACCCAAGCTGCTCGCGTCGAACGTGAAGCCAAGCTGCTCGACAAGCAACGTGCTCGTGCCGAACGCCTGAAGCGTGAAGCCGAAGCTGCTGAAAAGCGCGCTGCGGAAATCGCCGAGCGCAAGACCAAGATCGAGACGAACGTCCCGGTCGCCAAGGAACAGAAGGAAGTGCCGAAGATCGGCGAAACCCGTGCCGAGCGCATCCAGCGCGACCTGAAGAAGGTGCTGAAGGAACTGGGCCAGAAACACGGCGTGAACTTCGGTGAACTGACGCCTCGCCTGACCCAACAAGGTCAAGCCCTGAGCCTGCGTCTGGTCGCCCACGTCGCCGAACTGAATGGCACCGCCAAGCCGAAAGCGGCCGGCATGACCCGTGAAGGTGCACGCTTCCTGGAAAATGCAAAGCTGATCGGCATCCGTCCTGGTCTGCTCGGCAAGGAAGTCCAGCTGGCCGGCGACGACGCTACCTACAAGGTGGCTGGCCTGAAAGGTCGTGCACATGACGTCGTGCTGCAGAACGTCAAGGTCGAAGGCGCTGATGGCATCAAGACCGTGCCGGCCGACGAGTTCAAGACCAAGATGGTCTTGGCTTAAACGTCAAGTGGCGGGAGGTAGGTAAGACTGCCTCCGCGTCTTCCAGAGAAAGCTAGTTGAGACTTGTTCTCGCTAGCTTTTTTTGCGTCTATACTTTCTAAATTTCCGTTCATAAACATCTAGCTGCAATTTCAGCGTCGGATGCATAGGGGCCGATATAATTCTCATATAAATAAATTTGTCGATCAACGACAAAAGCCAAGAGAGTTCTTGGTGCAGTAAACACAAAAATAATATTGTTAGGGTAGTCCTATGAAATACGAACTTCTCGCCTACATCGGGCGATTCCAACCTTTCCATCTCGGTCATGAGATGGTCATCAAAGAGGCACTTGCACAATCCGAACGTCTGGTCATCTTGATCGGCAGTGCAGATCAGCCTCGCACTCCTAAGAACCCTTGGACTTACGACGAACGTCGCGCAATGATCCAAGGTGCACTCACTGCATCCGAACTTGAACGAGTATCGTTCGAGCCACTTCGCGATCGCCCATACAACGAAGAACAATGGATCGAAGGCGTGCAACGCGCCGTCCACCGTAATCGTAAAGGCGCCAAGAAAGTTTCCTTGATTGGCTACTCGAAAGACGACTCTTCGTACTACCTGAAAAAGTTTCCTCAATTCTCGCCTCACGTCGAGACCGATGGCTTGGAAACGATCAACGCAACAGACCTTCGTTCTGCCTTCTTTAAGAACAAGTTCATGGCTGCAGCTCCGCTGTATTTGCCAAAGAACGTGATCGAGTATCTGAAGGAGTTCCAAGTAACTGATGCGTACGACTACATCCTCGAAGAACAAAAGTTCCTGGACGAGCATGCCAAGCAATGGGCATTTGCTCGCTATGCGCCCACGTTCAACACAGGGGACGCAGTTGTGGTTCAGTCTGGACATATCCTTCTGATCCAACGCAAGAATGCCCCTGGGAAGGACCTGTGGGCTCTGCCAGGTGGTTACCTGAATCCAGGTGACAAGACCTACCTCGATGCAGCGATTCGTGAACTGATCGAGGAAGCAAAGATTGACTTGCCAGAAATCATCCTGCGCAAAGCTGTTCGCGAACAGAAGTTGTTCATGAATCCAGGTCGTTCGCTCCGCGGTCGTATCATCACCGAAGCTGCACTGATTCATCTCGAGCAGCATGGCACTGGTCTGCCAAAAGTTAAAGGTTCCGACGATGCCAAGAAGGCAAAATGGTTCACGTTCGCACAGTTCCGTCAAATGGAAGCTGTGATGTTCGAAGACCACTTCCACATCGGCGAGCACTTTATCAACAAGCTGTAAGGCTTGTACAATCGGCACGGGGAGTCCGTGCTTCAAATCAAAAATAATATCTTAAAGGAGTTTTAAATCATGAACGCAATCAATACCACTATCTACGAACAACTGCGCGCAACGCTGCCAAGCTACGGTAACCTAGAATTCTCAGACCCAAGCAAAGTGCGTGCTCAACTCTGGGCTGCGCTGAAATTGCTCGGCGATCCTCGCACCATCGAACGTCCGGAAGACAACATCATCCTGGACGTGGACTCGTACAAGCTCTGCCACCAGGCAATGTACGGTCGTCTCGGTGTGACGGGAGCGTTCTCCTACATCGAGCCCCGCTCGAAAGTCGACAAGATTCTGTACTTCGGTTTCCAACTGTGGCTCAAGCGTCTGAAGCCAGTCACGATGGAAATGATCGATGAAGCAGAAGCTTTCTTCAAGGCACACATCGCAAACGGCGAAAAGCTGTTTCCACGTAAAGACTGGGAGAAGGTTGTCAAGGTCTACGGTGGCTATCCTCCGCTGCGCATCCGTGCAGTGCCTGAAGGTACTGTGCTCGATTCCAGCAATGCGCTGGTGACGATCGAGTCGACCGATCCAGAACTGGCGTGGATGGTTGCCTACTTCGAGACCGCAATGCTTCGTGCAGTGTGGTACCCAACTACCGTCGCTTCGCGCTCCTTCAAGATTCGTTCGATCCTGAAGAAGTACATCCTCGAGACCTCGGACCTGCCATGGGAGCAAGCAATTGCCTTCATGTTCCACGACTTCGGTGCTCGTGGTGTGTCGAGTCAAGAATCGGCTGGCATCGGCGGTGCAGCGCACTTGGCAACCGGCGCAATGGGTACCGATACCATCACCGGCGTCCTGTTCGCTAACAAGTACTACAACTCGCCGATGGCAGCATACTCGGTCTTTGCTACTGAGCACAGCATCATGACGATGCGCGGCAAAGATGGTGAACTGAAAACGGTCAACGACCTGATCGACGAGTTCAGCCAGTTCGCACCAAACACCATCGTGTCGATCGTCTCGGACGGCTACGACATCTTCAACCTCGCTCGCCAGTACACCAAAGGTGCGCTGAAGCAGAAGATCATCGATCGCAAAGTCAACCTGGTCGTTCGCCCAGATAGTGGCGATGCCGTCACCGTGATCCTCGAACTGCTGAAAATCTTCGAAGAAGGTTTTGGTGTGACGATCAACAGCAAAGGCAAGAAAGTGCTGAACATCGTCCGCATTCTGCAAGGCGATGGCCTGTCGAAGCCAGAAGACTTCGAACGCATCTGCATGGCAGTCACCGAAGCTGGCTACTCGATCGAGAATATCGTGTTCGGTCAAGGTGGTGGTCTGCTGCAAATGGTCAACCGCGATACCTACAAGTTCGCTGAAAAGACCTGCGCAGCGAAGGTCGATGGTGAATGGGTTGACGTGTTCAAAGACCCAATCACTGACATGGGCAAGCGCAGCAAGAAAGGTCGTCTCACCGTTGTGAAGAGCCAAGTCGGCGAATTCATGACGATCCGCGTCGAAGATGTGAATCCAGAAATCCACGTCGAGATCATGGAAACGATCTGGGAAAACGGTGTGCTCGTCAAAGAGTACAGCCTCGATGAAATCCGTGCTCGTGCAAATAGCGCACTGATCTAATCAGCAGCAGTACAATAGAAAGGAGACTTCGGTCTCCTTTCTCACATAACAAAAATAATAGGAATCACATGTCAATCATCAATTCAACCGATGCTTCCTTTGAAGCAGACGTACTCAAAGCGGACGTTCCAGTCCTAGTCGATTTCTGGGCACCATGGTGTGGCCCATGCAAAATGATCGGTCCGATCCTTGAACAACTCGCTGTTGAGCTGGGTGACAAGGTCAAGATCGTCAAAGTCGATGTCGATGCAAACATGGACGTACCAGCCAAGTTCGGCGTTCGTGGTATTCCGACGCTGATGGTGTTTGCTGATGGTGCAGTCAAGGTTACCAAAGTCGGTGCGGTGTCTAAAGGCGCCATCGAACAGCTCATCAATCAAGTTCTCTAATTTCGAGGCAACAGTGTTCAACAAAATTTTCGTAGTACCAAAAGTCGGCGGCGCCAATGTCGCGGTCTCCCATGAAGTAATCCAGCACATGAAGCTGGTACTGTCGGAGACCGATTACAATGACGTTGATTTGAAAATCATCGGGTCAGCACAAGACATCGACGAGAACACTGTTGCTGTGCCAATCGGCGGCGACGGCACAGTTCTGTATACCGCCAAGCTCTTGGCTGAAGCAGGCATCGACATCCCGATCATCGGCTTCAACCTCGGCCAAGTTGGTTTCCTCACCGACATGCAACCAACCTTCGGCGACATTCACAAGCTGTATGGTTCGATCCTCGGTATGGATGAACCATGGTGCTCGAAGTTCGTTGAAGATCAACGAACCTTGCTAAGCGTCACCGACGAGCAAGGTCACGAGTACATGGCACTGAACGATTTTGTTGTGTCGAACCTGTACTCCGACAACATCATCAAGTATGATTTGTCCATTGGCGAATCGTATGCAGGCAATCACAAAGCCAACGGCGTGATCGTCTCGACTCCAACTGGTTCGACCGCATACGCCATGAACGTTGGCGGTGCTATCATCGAGCCAGACCTTGACGTCGTCGAGATCGTGCCAATCGCTGGCATGGGTCTGTCGACTCGCCCAATCATTGTCGGTGGCAACAATGTCATCACTGTCGAAATCAAAGGTCTGTCTGGCCGGATCGTTGCTTTCAAAGCCGATGGTCGCGAATGCGGCCGTTTCGATAATCAAGACGTGAAGATCACCATCAAGCGCCACGAAAAGAAAGTTCGCTTGTGGCACTATGAGGGCTGGAACTTCTTCGATCGTATTCGTGAAAAATTGAACTGGAACGTGTAATGGAGAATCGCCAAGAAATTAAAGGCCGCCACGATACATACTTCGTTGGCTGGGAACCAAGTATCAACGACAACGCTGTCGTTAAAGTCGCGGTTCGTAAAAAGTTCCTGTGGCTTATCCCATTCGACTACGTGATTTGGGAAATGAACACGTACACGAATAAGGAGGCGTTCCAAGTTCAATACTGGGACAAGTTCGGCGGTCCATACCGTAAAGCAGTCGAAGACCTCGAAAAGAGCATCGACACGAAGATCAAACTCGCGGAACTGAAAGCGGCAAAATAAAATGCGTAACCCACTGAAAATTCGCGGCACCGAAGATCGCGTATACATCATCTACTGGTCCCAAGACTGGATGGACTACGTGTACATCCATGTCGCAGTCGATACGAAAAAGTTTGGCTTCGAAACTCGTGAAGTCTTGTACACTCACAAGACGCGTGAGACGCCAACGTCGTTCTTGAACATGTCAAGTGAGCAAGTCAAGATGGAGTATGTCAATGCCGCTCAAGAATACGAACGCATCATCAACAACCAACGCAAGCTGCGTGCGACCGAAGTCAAAGCGAAGCCTACCTGGAACACGATCAGGTCTCGCATTCTGATGGGCCTTGGTTGTCTTGCTTTCGGTGTTGGTGTGACCATGTGTACGAATCATGTTCAAGAACGTGAAGCACTGCGTCCGAAGTTTGTTCGTGTTGAACTCGATCGCTACGTGCTGGTTCACATCGATCCACCAAAGCACATGTACGTCACACTGAAGAATGTCGGTACTGGTGCAGTGTCTGAACGTCTTCATGTTGGCAAGCACTGCAACGCATGGCGCAACAACACGATCGGCGCCGAGTACAACATTGCGATGCAAGTGATGTACGACCCAGTAACCAAACGTGAATACGAAGTATTCCCAAGCCTATCCGGAGTGTTCTGCTAATGGACCGCGTACAAGTACTAGACAACCTGATCGATGCATTCAACCTCGGCCACCCAGATTTCCACGGCACCCATCTCCTCCGCAAGTATGAACAGAAGGCAGCCAAAGCTAACGCTGTCACAATTGGCTGCGAAGTTGAAGTCCGATTCAAATCATACTTCCCTGAGCTTTACGCCAAGTACCTCGAAGACACGTCTTACGAAAGGCTTAGCAATAAACAGAAGCTTAACTTCGGCGCAGAAGTCACCGAAGCAGAACGACCCTTGCAGGAACTGCTTGCCAAGTCTGCGCAGTGTGGTGTACCGAAAGGCAAGGACCGTTACTACGAATTTGCCAATGCACCGGTGCATCACCCGTATACGCTGACGGTCGAACTCGGTCTGCTTCGTGATGCTGGCTTGATTCCCAAAGGCGTCAAGCATCCGTTGCACATCACGATCGGCGGCCTCGGTCACAGCCAAGATGTTGGCTTCATGCTCATGACGCTTGAACTGCTTGGCTATACTTCGCCATCTCGCATCTGGGATGTGGCGGTTAGTGACAAAGCAGTTGCCTGGGCTCGCAAGGGACGCGCAGGGATGCGCGAACGGTCAGCGGCTGAGCTATCATTAGGCGCCACCAAAGCAATTGAACTGAGGACGCTAGAGCTTCCCGAGACTCAAACTGGTATCGAGAACCTGTTCGGTCTCACGCATCGGATGGCTACGATCATCTCTGGCAAAGGTACTGATCAAGACGTGTTGAGGCTTGCGCGTGTTTGGGAAGAGCTTGCCGAGATTGGTCATGTCCACGACATCGATGTTTACAGCAACTGGGGACGCCCTTACGATAACCCACAAATCTGGATCGACTTCGCAAACAAGCTGCCGAACATCGACACCAGTACCCTGAAGGAGTTGGTAAATGAACTTTAATTCTCAAGTAGAATTCCGCGGCACGTTTGAACCAAACTGGGCTGATGAAATCGTCAAGAACGAACCGATGTTCTTCAACTGCGACCTGGACTTCGCCTATACCAATGGCGGACCAATCACTCGTGAGTTTATCGAGAACTTGCCACGTGACTGGGTGAATACTGATCCAGTCCTCGATTCACGTGTTCACATGTTGATGAAGAACTGGTATCCTTGCATTCCAGGCTGGCACCATGACGATGTGCCACGGTCCACTTCGACTGGCCAACCGAACTATGTGAATCCAGAATACCATAGTGAGCATCTCATGGGTCTCGTGAATGGACACATTTGCCCGACTCAATTTGCTATCGGTCAAGTTGAAGTATCTGATCCTGATCCCACCAAACGGCAGTATAATGTGTGGAACAGTGACATCGAAGCATCGATCGATGATATGATCGAACGTATGAAACGTGATGTAAGCTTTGCTGCACCCTTCAAGGTATACAAGGCTGAAAGTGGTCGGTACATCCAGTTCGACCGTCACGCGTTCCATACCGGTGTCAAAGCGGTTGCTGGTGGTTGGCGTTGGTTCATTCGTCTGTCCCGTAATACGGAAAGACAGAAATCTAGAACCAATGAAATTCGTCGGCAAGTTCAAGTGTACCTCGAGGAGCCAATGGCTGGATGGTGATTTAATGTTCATGTTTATAGAAGGTGGTCGACTCAATTTCGATCTTGGTGGCAAGACCGAAACGCTCGAAATCAATGTCACGACTAAGCTGTCGTACAATGCGGCGATCAAGCTGTTAGCGATGTACTCTAAGTCGCCGACGCCAAGAATGATCATCCTCTATAACTACTTCACCATCGGGTGCGCCAACCTCACGAGCGCACAACGTCGAGGGCTTGAACGACTTGCTCTTGGTGATAACGCGATCGAGATCATAAATAGTGAAGTGCGACAGACAAGGTTCATGAACACCATGTCTGCTGCAAGCGTTCGAAACAATGTAGGCATCTTGCGCGCGATGATGCTTGACATCGTTGGCTTCGGTATCGGCAACTTCAACTTCGGCAACATCCTCATAGTCGGCGAATCTCCTGGTCCAGGTAGCCAAGGCTTCAATACTCCGTTTGTTGGCTCTGGCTCCGGTCAGTGGCTTACACGGAAGCTTGAAGAAGCAGAAATCGATGAGAATCGTCTGTACTGGATCAATGCGTACGATGGCTACGGCCAACCAGCTTCGCATGAATTCGTTCGCTCACTCAAACCCAGCAAAATCATTGCACTCGGCAGTGAAGCTCGCAAATGGGCAGCACCACTCCAAAAAGAGTTCAATGTCGAACATGTCCATCACCCGCAGTATTGGCTTCGATTCAAAGCAAATGAGGAGTATCCGCTCATCGAAATGCTGAAGTGA